GAACGGAAATAGGATCGCCCGTAATACCTGTTACATTTACCTCAGATATAAATGACAATTACGTTAGACTAAGATGTACTATAACAGACGCTAGCTCAACTAACGCTAATGTTAATGTTATTAAAGAGAGATTAACAGTTTAAAGGACTAAAATGGCTATTCAATATTTTAATATAGAACACCGGAATACAATTCGCTAATAAATTATACAATATACCTATAGGTTATAATGTATTAAACACAAATGCTTCTGGTCAAATGAATGTTGGTTTAGGCTATTTGGCCTTAGCAAACAATACTACAGGTAGTTTCAATGCTGCCATAGGTTATGGAGCATTATATTCAAATACTACAGGTGTCGATAACGTAGCTATTGGAGATAGTAATCTTGTCGATAATACCACTGGAAGCTATAACGTAGCACTTGGTGCTGGATCACTAATCAATAATACTACAGGTAATGACAACATTGGTATTGGCTGGCTTTCATTAGGATCTAACCTAACTGGTTCAGACAACATCGCCATAGGAAACGGTGCATTAGAAAATGCTACAAATGTAAGTAATGCTATTGCCATTGGAGAAGAAGCTTACCACAATCTATTAACAAGCTACGATCATGCATATCCAGAGTACGCTGGAGCAACTCCTTCAAGTGGAATTGCTATTGGTCATCAAGCAATGTATTCCGCAGTATTGGCAAATGGGGAAATAGCCATAGGCGATTACGCATTGTACAGTGATGCTACACCAAATTATTCAGTAGCAATAGGTAAATTTGCATTAGGAAGTCAAAGCGGTGGCTATTATAACATTGCTGTTGGGTATTCTTCACTAGCAAAGTTAACAACAGGTTTAAGTAATGCAGCTTTTGGTAGTGCTGGTAGGGGGTTAACAACAGGTTCTTTTAATAGTTTTTTTGGGCAGTCTGCTGGCATTAGTATGACAACAGGTAATGGCAGTACCATCATAGGCGCCTCTGCTGGCTCTAATTCAACAACAGGTTCTTATAATACCATTACGGGCTTTTTTGCTGGTTACTCTTTAACAACAGGTTCTCAGAATACCATTACGGGCTCCTCTGCTGGTTACTCTTTAACAACAGGTTCTTATAATACTCTTCAAGGCCAAAATGCTGGTTACTCTTTAACAACAGGTCCTCAGAATACTCTTCAAGGCCAAAATGCTGGTTACTCTTTAACGACAGCTAGTAGCAACACTATTTCCGGTAGTTACGCTGGCTATAATATTACAACAGCTGTTAGCAACACTATTTTTGGCGCTTCGTCTGGCTATAGTCTAACAACAGGAAACAACAATACTATTTTGGGTCCTCTTTCCGGTAGTACCTTAACAACAGGCTATGTTAACGTTTTTATAGGCTCATCGGCCGGTGGTTATACTCAATACTCTAAATGGGATGGCATAACTAGAAATGAGTATAACTCCCCTGTTTTAACTGATGCAACGCCAAACACGGGTGGACATAATATTGGAATAGGGTACCGAACTTTAAGCTATAACACCACTGGCCACAATAATATAGCCGCTGGATATGAGGCAATGGCGCGGAGGACCTGGGTTATATTCAACTTATGCTTCTCCAAATTGGACTCAGTATTATGACGCAACACCAAACACCAGCGCATATAACATAGCAACAGGATATAAAGCTCTTTACAAGAGTATGTCAGGTAGTTATAATATAGCTCAAGGTTACGAAGCTCTATATAATAACACATCAGGTTTTCATAATATAGCAACAGGTTATCAAGCTCTCTACAATAATCAAAGCGGTTACCATAATGTGGCACAAGGTATAAATGCATTAATTGCAAATATCACAGGCACTGAAAATACAGCACAAGGAGCCTTTGCTCTGGAAAATAATACTGGTTCAAAAAATACAGGAATAGGAAAAAATGCAGGCTGGAATGCAACAACTGGATCAAATAACACTTACCTTGGCTATATGGCTAACCCAGCTTCAGTCACAGATAGTAATCAGATAACACTAGGTAATTCTGATATAACTCACTTACGTTGTCAGGTTACAAGCATTACAGCATTGTCCGATGCCCGCGACAAAACAGGCATTCAAGATTCTGTATATGGTTTAGACTTCATTAATAAACTTCGTCCAGTTACATTTGAATGGAACATGAGAGACGGAGGAAAAGCCGGTCAAAAAGATCTTGGTTTCTTAGCTCAAGATTTTGTTGAGCTAGAAGATGAATTAGATGCACACGAAATATTAAATCTGACAATGAGATCTAACCCCGATAAACTAGAAGCCAGTTATGGTAGACTAGTGCCTATATTAGTTAAGGCCGTACAAGACCTTTCAGCAGAAGTTCAATCTTTAAAACAATTATTAGAATCAAAGGAATAAATATGAGAATAATGGATGAAACCCCAGAAGAAAGATTAGCTCAAGATATCTCGGCTTTAAACGATAGCGTTACTACATTGAGTTCATTAATGGAAGAAGCACCATCAGAAATCAGAGATTCTAGAATAAGAGCAAATTACGAGCATTTAGAATTGATGTTAGTAAAATTAGATAGTTCTTTAACTGGCGGGCAAAAGTCAACCTTTTCAAACTCTGTATCGGAAGCAAAAGCGTTTCTCAATAGTTAATTTTCGTATGACTTTTTTAGAAAACATATGCTATAATTAGTTTTATGCCTGTAGAAGAACAACAAATCAACATAACAATTCCTAAAGAAAAACTCGAACAATGGAATGTATTCTTTGCACTTCCGTGTTATGACTCACATGTAACCGAACCTTTTATGATGAGCTTTTTGCAAGCTTGTCTCTATTTTAAAGAAATAGGTTTAAAGTATTCAGTCTGTACAATATCTGATTCTTTGATCAACCGCGCAAGAAATAACCTTGTTGCCAAGTTCATGGGCAGTCCAGACTTTACTCACATGGTATTTATAGATGTCGATCTTCAATTTGATAAAGAAGCTATATTAAAACTTTTGTGGCATGATAAAGATGTTATGACTGCGTCTTACCCAATCAAAGAAATTAATTGGGATAAAGTAAAAGAAGGTGCACAAGCAGATATGCCAGCTCAAGACCTCATGGAATATGCCAGCAGATATGTAGTTCATATGACAAAGCCAGGTGAGAATCAATTAAATATTGATAACGGAGCAATCGAATGTTATGAAGCCGGGACTGGTTTTATGCTTATCAAGCGTCAAGTGTTTGATAAGATGTTTAAAAAGTATAAAAAGCTTAAATATAAAGATGATACAGGAGCACTACAAGGTGCAGAGGCAGAAAATGCTTATGCATTATTTAACTCTTATGTAGATGATGACGGTAGATTCTTGTCTGAAGACTATGGGTTCTGTCGTTACTGGCAGAAGATGGGTGGAAAAATTTGGGTAGATCCAACAATTAATTTGACCCACTTTGGCAGAGTCAAATATGTTGGAAAAATGTTAGAATTTTTAAAGAGAATAACACAATAACTTTTAAGTTTCTGCATTACTATATCCCTAGTTGATTTTAATGAATTTACACTAGGAGTAATATGGCCCGCTTAAGAATTGAAACCGCACCTGAGATTACAGTATACGATGAATCTTTCGTAATCAAAGCAGCGTCTGGAGCAAGCGCTCCATTAGCAGAATTTAAAAACTCGGCTGGGACAGTCGTTGGTAATATAGCAGTAGACGGAACATTGAACGTTCTTTCAGTTGTCACTTCAAACGCAGGCACTACTTCGACATCACTTGCCACAAGAGGTTATGTTGATACCGTAGCTGCTGGTTTAAATTGGCACGAAGCCGTAGCGTTTGCTACAGCTGCAGCTTTACCAGCTAGCACATACGCTAATGGTACATTGGGCGTAGGTGCTACATTAACAGGCGATGCTAACGCAAGATTAACCGTTGACGGCTCCGCTCAAACTACAGGCAAAAGCATTTTAGTAAAAAATCAAGCAGACGCAACACAAAACGGAATATATACAATTACTGAACAAGGTAGCGCATCAACTCCATTTGTGTTAACTCGTCGTACTGATTCTAATAATAGTGTTCCTGGTCAAGTTTCTACTGGTGATTCAGTTTACGTAGTAGGTGGAACCAATAATGGTGGCCAAGGATTTACATTGACCACTACTGGAACTGGCACAAATAATGCAATTGTTTTTGGAACAGATTCTTTAACCTTCGCTCAGTTTACTGGAACTGCAACATTTACAGCTGGTGCTGGTTTAACAAGCACCGGTAATGTACTTGATGTCGCAACTGCTTCTTCTTCAAGAATTGTTATTAACGCAGACAGTATTGATTTAGCAACAGTTAGCCAGACAAATACTTCTGGCGCAAACACCACGTCATTTATTAGTGGTCATACAGTTGACTCATACGGAAGAATAACTGCTACAGAAACATCTTCAGTTTCTTTTGCTGGTTATGCAACCTTGGCTAACCCAGCTTTAACTGGAGTTCCTACTGCGCCAACAGCAGCAAATGCTACTAGCAACACTCAATTAGCAACTACCGAGTTTGTTCAAAACGCTGCAACAATAGCTGTCTCAACTGCCGGCAACAACGCAGTGTTGAAATCACTAATCGATGCTAAAGGTGATCTTGTTGTTGGATCAGCGGACAATACAGTCGCCCGTTTAGCTGCTGGTACTGATGGATATTATTTGAAGGCGAACTCTACAGCCACATCTGGTCTTGAGTGGGGTGCTATTCCAACAATTAATGACATCGATGACATCGGTGGAGTAACAATCACTTCAGCTACCAATGGTCAGTTTCTCAAGTACAACGGTTCAGCTTGGGTCAATGGTGCAATCACCGAAACATTAGGAATTACAGACCTATCTGATGTTACAATTACTACAGCAGCAACCAATCAAGTTCTTTCATACAATGGTTCAGCTTGGGTGAACACATCTAACCCAACTGTAGCTGGAAACCTAACAGTTTCTGGAAACCTCACAGTTTCAGGAACCACTACAACTCTCAATACCGAAACTCTAACAATTGATGATAATATCATTATATTAAATAATAATGAAGCAGGAACTCCATCAGTCAATGCTGGTATCGAAGTTGAGCGTGGTACATCCACAAACGTAGCTCTTCGTTGGAATGAAACAACAGACTGTTGGGAATTCACCAACGATGGCACTAACTACCAGAGAATTATTACTGACACAGTTACTAATGCCCAGACAGCTAGCTATACTTTAGTCTTAGCAGACAGTGGAAAGATGGTTGAAATGGGCGTTGCTTCAGGAAATACTTTAACAGTACCACCCAACTCTTCAGTGGCCTTTCCTATCGGAACTACTATTACAGTTCTTCAAACGGGAGCTGGTCAGTGCACTTTGACAGCAGGTGCTGGAGTAACAGTCAACGGTACTCCTGGACTCAAGTTGCGTACAACTTGGTCATCTGCTACACTTATTAAACGCGCAACAGATACATGGGTTGCTCTAGGAGATATGGTAGCATAATATGGCGATTGAAGATGGTAAAAAGCAAAATAGAAAAGCTCCTAAACCTACAGTAGCAGCACGGAACTGCAGACTCGGCAGCTAATGCAACAATAACTGCTGCCGGCTTTACCGTTGGAACTCCAGTAGATACTGCAACGGCAGTTGCGGCAGATTTAAACAAGGTTAAAACTGCTTTAACAGATGCTGCTGTCACCCCACTTGGAACTGCTATAGCCTATGAGAGAAACGCTCCGTTTTTCCCACCTTATTTCCCTCCGTATTTTCCACCTTATTTCCCACCTTATTTCCCACCATTCTTCCCACCATTCTTTCCACCATTCTTTCCACCGTGGTTTCCACCATGGTTCCCACCGTTCTTCCCACCGTTTTTCCCACCATTCTTCCCACCATTCTTTCCACCATTCTTCCCACCATCGTTTAAGTAACCTTAAGCGTTGGTGTGGTAAGATGGTAGTTGTAGATCAACTACCATTGTGGAGAATTGAAAAATGTTTGTAAATCCTTTTGTACTAGATAATATTATCCCGGTACTGTGCTTTGCACTGACGTATTTAATTGGGAATAGTTTATATACTAACCAAATGTTTTTGTCCATACTTAGACCAGATGGAAAAAAACATTTTGGAGAGATAGGCGCATGCTCCAACCTAGTTAAGACCCTGCAATGCATTATTGCACTTATAGGACTGACTTATTATTACATAACAGATATTAGGTATGGTAATTATCCCAATATACCCATGAGATCACTGTCTATGAATCTTATGGCAGTAGAACTTTTAAGTGTGATTAAAGCTTCTAAATATTATCTTAGAAAAGATATTATTTATCACCATTATGGGGTAATTTTTTTTGGCGCACTATCTTTAGCGGTAAACTTTAATAGTAATAAACCAGCCCAATTGCTGATTGTAATGCTATTCACAGTTAGTCTGTGCGTTCCTTACATGGTTTACAATACATTAAAAACGTATTATAAGATAGAGTATTTAAGACCATGGGCAATATTAAGTTATCTTATACCTTTTCCTATTTATGTTGTTTATTCGATCCTTCAATGGAGATACTATTCATCTGAAATAATAAAGTGGTTTCTCATCTATTGGGTTCCTATTACCCCAATGTTATACACTAATTATGTGTCAATTAAATTTATTCTTAAAAGAAAAGAAAGTTTTGTACAGAAACCTAAAGGTGATCAATGATGGAAGTGCTTAACCCAGTACATGGAGTACACATATACAAAAATGCTATTCCAAATGGAGCGGATATAATTAATAGATTAGAATCGGTGTTAGATAATAGTTCTGATGAACTATTTAGATGGACAGATTCCACTAATCCATTAGGCAAAGATTTGTCTAATTATAGGCGATGTTTTGACTTTAAGATACATTCAGATTATTGGGAGTTTTTAACACCGGAGTTTCAAGAAATCAAAAAGTGTTATGAAGAAATTGACCAAGGGTTTATTGATACTATCGAACATTATAAAACCACGTATAATTTAAAGCTTCCATTTAAGCAGGGATTGTCCATTATCAAATATGGCGAAGGTCATCACTTTGTAAGTCATGTAGATGCTGGCTCCAATTATTCTTCAGCTGTTTCAGCAGTAGCTTATTTAAATGACAACTATGAGGGTGGTGAGTTGGGTTTTCCGTTACTGGATCTAGAGTTCAAACCAGACGCTGGAGACATTGTAATGTTCCCTTCATCATTTATGCATGCACATAAGGTAAATGTTGTTAAATCAGGTCTAAGATATGCAGTAGGGACCTGGTGGGATTATAGTGATAGATTTCATCCAAAAATCAAACCTTCACGTAAAGGAATCCCAAAAATATACAACAACGACAATGATTGGGTCGAGGATGAAGGTTTTTTATCTCCCTAGTTATAAGACTTCAGTTATAGTATAAAAAGATGGAGTCGTAAATCTTTCTCCACTTATAACCTTTTTAACGCCATGTAGGTAGTTAATATCTCCAGGGTGGGCCACAGCTAAACCAGGTTTTGGCTTGACTACAATATCATGTTGTGGATAATAAAGCTCTCCACCTTCAAAGTCGTCATTGTAATAGATTAATGAATTCAAATCATATGTAGGGAAAGGATTTGGAGATCCATCATTTAGCTGCTTATCGGCATGTGGTTGCTGTTCTAGGCCTGGAAACCACCTAATGATTACAGGCGGTCTAACTACTACCTTAACTTTAAATGCGTCTTCTAAAACATACTTCATTTTTAAAATATACTTGTCTACCAGGTTATAGACATCCAAATTAATTCTTTTAAGAATGTCACAACTACACTGTCTATTCTGCCAGTATGAAGCATCATATGTACATGTGCCATCCTCAGAGTATGTGTTCTCTCCGGCATCCATCCACTCATTTATTGTAGGTAAAAAGTCCTGTATAATTTTTAAATCTTGTAGTTCAACAAAATTTTCTATTATAATAATATTGTCGGAAGAATTACCATAATGCCCAGGCTTAATCAACGATTTAGCATCAGAATCAAAGTCCATAAAACACTCCTTGGTAGATATCCATGTGATATAGTATAGCACTAAACAAAATAGCTAATTGGGAGAAAGTAAAATGGAATTTTTTCACGTAGGTTCTTGTGACAATGTAGAAGATAATAGAAAATTTGGCATATTCCTATATAGGAATGCGGTACCAAGAGAACTTAATATTCCAGAAAGACTAGAATCAGCTATTGGTAATAGCTCTCACGAGTTATTTAAATGGTCAGAAGCAATGGTTGGATATAACGAAAAAATGCCAGAATATAGAGATTGCGTGGACTTGAAAATGAGTCCAGCACACTGGCAGTTTCTTACTCCAGAATTTGAAGAGGTTAAGAAGTGCTACGACGACGTAGACACTAATCTTAAAAAGTGTCTTGCTCATTACGAATCTTTGTATAATTTTAAGATGGATTATATGGAGGCTATTAACTTTGTCAGATATAACCCAGGTCAGCACTTTGCCGTGCACGCAGACCATGGCTTTTCCTACACGTGCACAGTGTCTTCTGTGATCTATTTAAACGATGACTACGAGGGTGGAGAACTATGGTTTCCATATCTTAATATAAGTTTTAAGCCACAAGCTGGAGATATTATACTATTTCCATCCACCTTTATATACGCCCATGCTTCACTAAAAGTGACTAGTGGTACTAAGTATTCTGCAGTTACTATGTTTGATTATAATGACAATAACCATAAGTATGGAACAGGTTATGGCTCAGATGGTTCTAAGGTAGATCCAACTAAAGGCATATCAAAAGGATCCAATCAACCTCTCACCTATCCACAACCATCATAAGGAGAAATAATGTTTGACAAAAAAGAACTACCAAGCTTAGAGCGTTTTGAATCATCAGTGTATGATATTCCACTATCTTCATTAGATGGCGAAAATAACATCCTTGCAAAAAACAAGGGTAAGGTAACAATGATCGTTAACGTAACTGGAGAATGCGCTAATTCCGCTCAATATCCAATTATTGAAGATCTTTATAAAGAATATAAAGACTTAGGCTTCGAGGTATTAGCAGTTCCAAGTACTGATTTTTGCGAAGATGCCTATGGAGCGTTTAAAGAGTCAAATGCAAGCCCGACACATATGCGAGATCATATGAAAGAATTATATAAGACTGATCTTCCTTTTAGTGAATTGGTTGGCATAGCTCCAGAGCCAAAGGCTGATGTAGAACAGCATCCTTTTTATAAACTAATTCAAGAAGGCAAAGACCCAATTCAAGGTAATTTTGAAAAAATAATAATAGGCAGAGATGGCAAAAAGATGTTTCGTTTCTGTAATTCGGATCTTTTAGATCTAGCTTTTAATGCTGGGGAAAGAAAAACCAACGCAGAACAAGCTCTTGTAAATATTAAAGCTGCAATAGAAGTATTATTGGATGATGTAATTTAAATTATGACACAAGTTACGTTAACTAAAACTCATCAAAATCCGCCACAGATAGTCCAATCTAGACTAAAGAGAGATTGGATGGATAACACCTATAAAAAGCATGCTTACCAGTGCCTTCCTATGACTACAGCAAATGTGCATGGCTGGGAATTGATACTTCCTCAAGATGTAGTTGTCCAATGGGAAGGTGAAAACACTAATGTAAAAATTCTTAGTGGCGAAGAATATATGGGAAGAACCCTTGCTTATGGAGGAATCATAGGTATGGTTTCTTTTTCTGTTGGTTGGGCATTCGGCACAGAAGAGGGTTATGAGACTTGGATTAGCGGTTCTCCGAACTACATGGTCGATGGAGCATCTCCCCTTAGTGCAATTATACCAAGTAGTTGGTGGCCAGATGAGTTTCAAATGAATTGGGCAATTAATAAAATTGGTGAACCAGTTACATTTGAGGCAGGAACACCATTTATGTTTTTTAATATTTTCAAAAGTGATCTTCTTGAATCGGTTGATTTTAAAGTAGATAATCTTTGGGATAAGCCAGAGCTCATGAACGCCCGTGCAGCTTACGGTGATGCAAAAATGAAAAAGAATAAAGAAGAACCGTGGACTTGGATGAAGGGCATTAAAACTGGTTTAGATGAAAAGGGTGAAAAAATTGGTCCAGCAAATTCTGGTCTTCTAAAGTTAAATAATCCAAATATTTAGTTACTATATCAGCATACATTTTTAACAAAAAAGTGAGGCACAATGTCATTTTCGTTAGTTACAACAGAAGAAAAATTAAGAAACTTAAACACTGCTAAAGCAGATTTTCAAGTAGAAATCTACAAAAATATTACAAAATTAGGACTTGATCCAGACGCCTATAATATGGCTACCTGGGATTTTGATCCAGCGTCATCTTCAATTGAAGAAGATTCTGAATACAGACTTAAGTGCAGTATCACAACTGCATTAGAGCGTATAGTTCATATAGATGCAAAAATAGCAGAACTATCCTAAAGGAGTAAGAAATGGCTGTGAATAATTCACAAAAACAATTAATAAAAGATAAAGCCGCAAACCATTTGGAAAAATCAATATATACATTATCGTATCTATTGTCAGTAGATCCAGAAAGTGCCCTTGGAGCTTCGGACGTTGGCGAACTTATTTCGTTATCTTCGATTAGCACATCGCTTTCACCAGCAACAACTGCTGCGTTTGCATCATTATTTAATCAAATAGAGTCTTTAAAACTATTAGGATAATAACTTATGGCAGAGAATAATTTACGTAATCCCGATTCCGACATAGACGATGATTTAGTGCCAACTTTTTCTAAAGTACTTAAAAAATACGTATATGAAAACGGAGTTGAGTTTGAGTGCAGTATTCTTACATCTGGTAAAATAAATAAAGAAAGATCTTTTAAAGGATTTTTTACTGACGACAACGAAGAAGAAGAGTAACCATGAGCTATAACGCAGAACAAGATCTTGAATATATAGAATCAGTCTTGGCTTTACAACTAAATATAATTGGTCTTGAAGCGGAAGATATGGATATCTTATCAATTGATGAAATTATTACTAAAGCAAGAACATTTAATTTAATTACTCAGGAAATTACCCCTGTCCAAATTGCCAATTCGCAGCAAGAGGGAGCCTATAAAGATGAGCCAGCAGTTGCGATTTTAAGAAGTCAAAGAAATATAACTATATCTACCATTAGACGATTTTGGTGGATGCGCCAACTAGCGTTAGGAGCCGTGTGATATGAGTGCAGAAAAATCATTCTTCTCTAGAGTTAACGACCTTTTAAAACCATATAAAACAAATGCTGTAGCAAACCAAATTGAGATAGACTCTTATACTAAGGTTAAAGAATATCTAGATACTCTTCCTGTAGATAAAAGAAAAATAGCAGTAGGAGGAGATATCTTCATATGGTATTTCGATACTGTTGCTAGACAAGATTCAATACATAGAAGCACAGAAGGCTTTAGGTATGGAGATAATCCACAAGAAATTATTTTCATGATTAAAAAACCAGCAAAAACATTGCTATCTGGTCCAGCCATAAGTATAGCCTTTGCCCATACAGCTGCAAGTATGTCAGATCTTACACTAGTTAATAACTACCAGCTAAACCTTCTTGAGCGTTGTATATTAACAGAAGCAGAAATAGCCGAATGGGACTATGATGTAATTTCAAGACAACAAGCTGAAGCTTCAGATGGTGGACCTTTTGATTTCATAGCGGTAAGTTCATACGATATAGTACATGATCCATCGTTAGTTCTTTCCTATTTTAATATGTTAGCTACAAATGGCGTCATGCTAGTAACATGGACTGCAGATAATGGAAACCTATACGAAACTGACGCAGAGTATTCTCCTTATTTTGAAATACACCAACATTTAAAGAGTCTAGAAAACGTATGTGTATCTCATGATTACACCAGCCTAGGAACAACAACTGTCGTAAAATTATAGTATAATACTACCATGATAGTAGTTGATAACTTCATAAAAGATTCTGAGCTTTTAAAGCAAATTGAATTGTCCGAAAATTTGTTTCCTCAATCAATGGGTTCAGAAACAAGAATTGCTACTGAGCTAAATTCATATCATCACGAGCAAGCAAGTTGTTTTGCTCCGTATATGTTTTGGGATGGTTGGTGGAAATCAGAAGCAAACACAACTGCTAAAAAAATGGTTAAATCTATTTGGGAACATAATCTTCCATTTGACAAAGAAGATGTTTGTGGTTTTGAATACTGGACTAGAACATTTAACCCAGGTCAATATTTGGGTACTCATGTTGATGAAGATACATTTTTATACGCAAAAGAAAAGATTTTTCGTGGACCAATAATAGGTTGCGTATATTATCCACATACAAACGATGTTGTAGGCGGTTTCTTAGAATTACACCCCAACGCTATTGGGGAAAATACTAAAAACTCACTAGAATCAGAAAACATCAAAAACAATATATCCCCTATTGAGGATCGTGAAAGAATCGCATGCAAACCCAATAGGTTAGTTATTTTCGATGCTGGACATATGGTTCACAATACAACTCCTCCTATTTCTGGAGTTAGAAGAGTCATGGTTGTCAATGTGTGGCATAGGGATTCTCCACCATCAGCTCTTACCAGTGGTGAATTCTACTATGAGTGATTTTGAATTTCAGTCTCTTTTAAACATTGGTATTTATAAGAAAAAATTAAATTATATAGACAACAATAAGCTATATGAAGAAATAAAAACATGTTCTAAAAAAGTTGACAATTCTTTTATTGAAGACAAAAACCATTCTTATTTTGAAGATCAAACATATCCATTTGGATCACTGGAATCAGAAAAACTTATTACTGCACTTCAAAATGAAGTAAGCATAGCCATTGGTAAAGAGATGTTGTTAAATGATATATGGACCTTGACACTAGAGCATGGTCAGTCTGTTGGCTATCATTCTCATAAATCAAATACACACTTGTACCCAAATGAATATTACTCCATTGCATACTACGCAAACGCTCCAAAGGGAAGTTCTGACATTCAATTTAACATAACTGCATGTAACACGATGGAAAGTTTTGTTTCTGTACCGGCAGAAGAAGGATTGTTAATTATATTTAATTCTTTTATACCCCACATGACTAATAGACATAATAACTTAGATCAAAACAGAGTTGTTATAAGTGCAAATCTTTCCCCAAAATACCCTACGCAAGCACAAACTCAAGATTGGTCAGCATACGCCAGATAATAAGGTGTGCTATACTATAAAGATGAACGATCAAAAAACACCAAACATCATTGGAGATTGGCAAGTTTCTGCATTTACCCCATTTGGGGTTAGTAACAGTACGGCTAAAATTACTTCAATTGAACCATTTGTTTCTGGAACAATTATTGGCGAAAGAGGTTCTTTAGATTTTGATAATGGAACTGTTGAAAACAACATACTCACATTTTCAGTGATTGCAGATACTCCAATAAGAGCTACACTCGTAGTCAGTGCAGAAGTAATTGACGACAAATTTGAAGGTACCTTACAAGTAGACGAGTATATGAAGATAGTTATTAAGGGGCAAAAAAATGTCAATCTATGATATAGAAGCTACATCAATAGAAGGTGAAAAAAATTATTTATCCACCTTTAGGGGTAAGCTTACTTTAATTGTAAATGTCTCTACAAAAGCTGGTGGGTATGAGCCTAAATGTTCTAAGGTATGGTCCTATTCTAGGACGTCACGCCAGTTGTGGCAGCTACAGCAAGTCCATGATGAATTTAAGGATAGAGGATTTTCTGTATTAGCATTTCCAAATAACCAATTTGCTCAGATGGAACCAGGAACTAATGAAGAGATAATCCCTTTTGTTAAGGAGCATTATCCTTTTGTGACTTTTCCATTTTTTGAAAAAGTAGATGTCAATGGAAAAAACGAACACCCTGTATTTTCAGCTTTAAAAGGTAATGAAAAAAGAAACTATTCTGATTTTACTGCTGATCAAAGCGATAAGGCTGTAGAGAATCAAAATTTAGCTGGACAAGCAATTGCTAGAATTTCACATGGATATGAAAAATTCTTAGTTAGCAGAGAAGGTATCATGGTTGCTAGATTCAATTGGCAAGATATGCCTTTGGATGAAGTACCAAGAGTTATGGGTGCTGGATGGACAATTAGAGAAGCTATTGACGAGATGTTAGGATAATCATGGAAAATCAGCCAAAAGATAAATTTATTAATAGTACTCCATTTCCAGTTACGCCAGAAATTGGTGAAAAGGAATTGAAAGAAATAAATGACATTCAGATAGAAGTGCTTGGACCTGGTGTTATCGTTTTCAAAAATGCTTTTAAAATAGATCAAGAATTAATACTTGATTATATCGATTCTAAGGCTGAAAAAGCTCATGAAAACAGATGGACTTATATCACCGGAGAAGATGGTGTAGAATATGGTATTAATGAAGATGGTTTTAGATACAGACTTCAAGATGTTCCGACTACACCAGTCAGACTTTTGCACCCTGTTACGGATGAAACTCCAGATAAAGTTAAAGATTTTTTTCTTTACTTAGAAGAACAAAATTATAAATGTCTTCTTAAGTACATAGATAATTACCCGCTGGTTGTTGGCAGTATTTGGTGGAAAAATAGAGGTCACGTTTTAAGATATGGTGATGGCGGAATATTGGGTTGTCATTCAGACAACGATACCAACTACAAAGTAACTGGCGGAGTTAGGTACATGCCTAGGGGGATGGTTGCCGCAAGACAAACTTGTGGGTCATTACTTTACTTAAATGACTGTGTTGAATCTGAAGAAGAATTAAATGGAAGAAACTTTACTGGTGGTCATCTTCGTTTTGTCCATCTTGGCATTTCTTACAAGCCACAAAGAGGCGATATAATATACTTCCCAACAAATTACATTGCCGCTCACGATGTTGAAAAAATGGGCAAGGGAGTCAGATATAGTTATTTATCTTTCTTTGGTCAGGGTGGCGATGACATTCCAGCTAATGTAGTTATTAGCGAACCAGAAAGAAGCTTTGAATGGTGTCCAGGTGTTTGGCTCAATAACATATATGATGATTACGAAAGATACTGTAAATCACCATATTCATTATTTAGCAATCCAGAAAACTCAAAGGTAGAAGTTGGTTGGAATCCTGTTTATCAGGGTAGAAACGTTGCTCAATACAGTAGTACTCACGAAGCCGTAGAGGTTAAGGAGCAAGTTGCAGTTGCAAATAACTCTGACGCTGACCTTCCAGAAGGTCCGTGTGGAACTGATCCAGTAGCTGTATAAGGTGGATGCAATGTTAACACCAGAACACCTTGGTTCTGGTGTAGTTCTTTTTAGAAATGCCGTTAAGGTAGATCAAGATATTATACTCCCATATATTGCATCTCTAAAAGAAAAAGCAATAAAAGAAGATTATACAATAGTCTATGACGATGACAATCAGCCAACTTATGCCATAAATAGAAGTGGCCATAGATATACTCTAGAAGACATATATAAGAGTTCAAGTCATATTATGAACTTTGTCAACGAGAATACTAATAAGCAAATCATTGATTTTTTTGAAGGCTGCGAAAAATCTTTCTACCAAGGCGCATTAAGTTATATAACAGTTTTTCCAATGATATTAACAAGCCTATGGTGGAGAACTCAGGGACACATACTGGCCTACGGGCCAGAAAGTGCAATGGGCCTACATAGTGATAATGACGTAAACTACAAGCCTGGCTTTGAACCAGATCTTCAGGTAGCAACCAGAAGTGTTGTGGGCATGATTATCTATCTTAATGATTCAGTCGATACGCTTGATGATATTAATGATTATGAATATTTAGGCGGAGAAATAGAATTCCCCTACGCGAACATAAAATATAAACCAAAAACTGGAGACATGCTGATGTTTCCGTCCAACTATCTGGGTTCGCATGAAGTGTATCCATGTACAAATGGAAATAGATATGCTTACATAGGTTACTTTTCTCAGGGATCGCCACACATAGAGAGAGGTATTAACATAACTCATGGTGAAATTCCAGTTGGTTCCCAGGGCCAAATATGGATGCCAAATATAGTTAAAGATTATATAGAGTTTGTTAATAAAAACTATAAAGATGTAGATCCAGAAAAAATTAACGAGTTGCTACGAGCAACGCATAGGGTGTACAATAGTGCTAATACAGTAAAGGATATGCGCGATGAATAATTTAGTTTTAAACACAGATGTAGAGGGTGAAGATCTTGGTGGCGGAGTAGTTTTATTTAGGTCTGCAATAGACTTTGATGCAGACTATTGTTTTGATCTTTGTAGTGAAATCGTGGCTAGAGAAAAAGCAGCTATGTATACTCCTGGGGTTGACCCAGAGACCGGGGAAGAAATATATATAAATAGAAGCGGATACTTTTTCGGCAAAGATAGCATAGACGGAATGCCAGGGAGAGGATCTGCAGCACATCAAGATCCAAGAAAAGAAGTGATAGAATTCTTAAATGGCTTAGAATCCGCTAGAGACGAATATTTATTTAAATATCTAGAATGCTATCCACTTGCATTTAAATGTATATGGTGGAAAGTAAAAGGTCACATTGTATCTTATAAAGAAGGAGCATATCTTGGATCCCATTCAGATATTAGCACCGATTATATATATGGTGTTTGGACTCCGAATGACCAATTAGCAATGCGCAGTACTGTGACTGCTTTAATTTACTTTAATGACTCCGTTGAGAGTGAAGATGAATTGAATGGAAAAAATTTCATGGGTGGTGACCACTACTTTAACTACTTAAACATAACACACAAACCAAAAAAGGGAGATATTATATTTTTCCCAGCATCCTATACAGCTGGCCATGAAGTAAAAGTTGTAGAAAAAGGTTTAAGATTTTCTTATTTAGGATGGTATAGTCAAGGAACTCCGAATATAGAAGTTAAAGAGAGTGTAGAAGATCCACTAAAGAATCCAGAAGTAGCACAATTCTCGACTAACGTTTACATGCCAACACTTGTAAAGGATTATCAAAATCATTTGTTAAACAGAGGATTTGATAAATTTTCAGAACAATATAGAATAACTGTTTCGAGTTACGGTAGTTGATATGATGGATACAAGAATAAATATGACTGATATTGGTAGCGGACTATGCGTAGTAAAAGACTGTATCGACGTAGATCAAGAATTTCTTTTTAATTACATCAATTACCTAAGAGAGGTTGAAGAAGAAACTTTTACCTACGTTGAAGAAGATGGTAAACGATATGCCATAAACAGAACTGGTTTTAAATTTGATCCTGACGGCGTAATGTTGGCACCTAATAGGTTCATAGATCCATTATTAAAATGGAGTCCAAATAGAGACGTTACACCAGAACAAGAGCAATTTATAGCTGATCTAGAAGATCTAATGTATAGAATCTTGGTTGAGTACTGCAAGTACTACCCTGACGCCTCTACAGTGTGCTGGTGGAGAGGCATGGGGCATATCGCCACTTACGAAAAGGGCCAAAACATAGGCCCTCATTGCGATGATCAGATACCTCACGAATTTGGGAAAGCTCCTGCTAGTGAATATCCAAAGCATAGTAAGGTAAGTGTAAATATTTATTTGAATGATTCAGTAGATAATGTTGAAGATCTTAATGATTATAATTTCTTAGGTGGAGAGATTACCCACAGACATGCTAAGCACACACATAAGCCCAAGGCTGGCTCTGCGGTCATCTACCCAACCAACTTCATAGGTACTCACGAGGTTGCGCCCGTTACCAAGGGTCTTAGAATAGCATACCTTGGCTCTTTTCTTTATGGAACTCCTGAACATCATTTTGAGGGAGACTCAAGAATATGGATGCCAAACCTGCGCAAAGATGCTGGATTAGAATACTGATTTAACAGTTACTATAACGCTGTCTGATCTCAAAGGGTTAAAAATGCTTTATAATGAACCTATTTCGTATAGCCAAGCTAATACTACCTTTAATGGTGATCTATACATTTATGTAGCAAGTATAGAAAATCCAATCATTGTCAACAATATAACTTTCTTCTTTGTTTCAAATCAAGATTATTCCAACCTTACAACCATAAGTGTTATCAGCGTAGATGTTAGTCCAGAAGGCAGGATAAGTATAGAGGCCTATGCAGACCAGGTAGACTCTCTGTTGGCCACTAGTGTAATAGGTATAACTGGAGAGGCAGAGATTTCCATAGACGGCCTAGTAGGCGCAAGTACAACTGGTCAAGGACAGATTACATTAACCCCTTAGGCCAGTACTATTAAATATATCGATAAATTGGAGTCAATATGGCATTAAACAATGTTTTGGTGAATGATACTGTCAAAATAAAAGTAAAATTCTTAGATCAAGATTCTAGCGGCAATCAAGTAGATGCCACTATGACCAGTGTTACGGTAACTATCGTTGACATAAATGAAACTCCAATTGTAAACGCAGCTAACGCAACATCAACATCAGCTTCTGAATGGTACTACCCATTCGTTCCAACTGTAGCTGGAGCATATTCCGTAACTTTTACTGGCACTACAAACGGCAGTCCCCCTAAAACAATAACGTCTCAAACAAATATATACGCCAACAACAATGCTACTGACTACAGGCCAACTGTCACATTGAGGGCAGATGAAACAATACTTTTTGCTCCAGACGTTTCTCCACTTTATTTAGACCCAGAAGAGTTGTTGCCAATCTTTCCAGAAGCTTCTTTGATAGAAATTGGAGAAATGATTTATCATCACTCCATGGAAATACAAGAAATGTATAAGTTAAAAGATGACGTAGATCCACTTACCCTTCCATCTGTTGTTTTGGATTATATTAAAGCAGCTGCAGCATGTGATCTTAGTAGAACCTATGGATTTGGTGGAGACGATGAGCTTTCCTTAAAACTTGGAGACCTAGAAGTTGTAAATAGATCTGCACCAAGGCAAATTGCCACAAGGTCTAATGCAACCACCTGGTGTCAGATAGCTGCTTCTTTAAGAAGGGAAGTTATTGCCAAGAAGGTATCGATGAAAGGTGTACTTCCAAAAGGTATACCGAACAAAAAAATCTCACTTACGGAAAGAGATCCAGGAACCGGCAAGAGAATATATATAACAAGTAAAGATATGTATTCTGTTGGAAGCTCATATATCACGCAAGACAGTACAGTAGTTGATAGAAGACTAAGACAGTATGATTAATACGGCAAAAGCTTTTCAAAAGATATTAAGAGAATGGGGTCATGACGTTTTGATCCAAAGAAGACTCTCCGATGATGGAGTATATTCTGATAGATTTGAAAAAGTCACAACCAGACATATAACTGCAGCTTCAAGATATCTGGCTTCTACCAAAGAAGAAACCACAGAAGGTGTTATAATTAACTCTGATAGAATTTATTACTTTGCACCTGCAATTAATCCAAAATCAGGGGATAGAATATATGAGGAAATTTCTTCTGGTTTAGAAAATCAAATTCTATATGTGATGGAAGAGTGCTATCCAGTTAGAGGAAAAAATGGAAAGATTGAGTTCTGGACAGTTGGAGCTACAAAAGAAAGTCCGATGAGTTAAATTATGTTAGTAACAGCGCCTGGTCAAACAGTAGAGATTCCATTTGTATACAGAGATGGATACGACTATGTTGACCCAACTACAAATATAACTATCTTTTTAAAAAGAGGTTACAATAGCGCTGGTGCATCAATACTAGGGCCGTACACATACAACGTTACACAAGCGTTAGCAGCTAGTCCAAACACAATTCAAACATATGAAAATGGAACTTATGTAGAAAGAAACTCTGAAGGTTCATATACGCTTTATATGAAAATTCCTTCAAACATTTTTGATGGAGAGTATACTGTTGCAATTAACGCAATGGCTGGCGGAGCACTCGATGCAAAAGAAATAGCCTTACAAACTAAGGGAACAATTGATGTTTCTTTTGATGATTATTCATTAACGGAAAAAACAGTTGCGTTAAATAACAGATCAAAGTATAGAAAAATTGGCCAGTTCGATACGAATAATGTATTACTGATAGGCCACACAGATGCCATGGAACCGTATGGCATACAGAAGATAAGTTCAATCCAAGAAGGCATAAACTTACTAAGAGCTGATTTTAACTCACCATTACTTAGAGGAATGTTTGACGCATATAGTTGTGGAGCAAGAGACATATACATAATGTCTGCTGGGTACATGAGCGAATATGTAGAAACAGTTTCAGAAAGAAACGCAGCAAGATTTCAAGACGCTGTTAATAACACTAGTACTTTTTATCAGCTTTACTATAACAGACTTGCCGAATGCTATAACATGTTAAAAGAATATGATTTTTTTGACATTGTTGTCCCGTTAGAGACTTCAATAATAGATACTGGAACAGTTAATTTTGTTAAGCAACTCGCCAACTATTGCAATGCTGTACAGGCTAACAGCGGAGAAATAACAATAGGAATAATTGGATCTAGAACAGATGGAATAAATGCAACTGATACAACAAGTTTGTTGGTAAAAAATTTTGAAATTGAATCAACTGTTGATCTTAATGGATATATCACCAAAGATACTGGCAAGCATGTTATTTTAGTTTATGGGGAAATGATATTTAATCATAAACAAATCCAAAGAAGTTACGCAGCGTCAGCTGCTGCTGCAGTAGCTGGAATGATTAGTTCCACACAGGTAAATATTGGCTTAAGTAAAAAAAGAATACCTGCAGCTCTATCAATATTTGGTGTTGATTTGTCTACTGATGAAGTTAAAAAACTTAATGCAAAAGGAATTAACGCTCTAACAAGAGGTGGAAGATCAAGAAAATTTGGTGGCCCATACGATGTTTATCTGAGTAGCGACTATACACAGTCAATAAGTGAATCTTTCAAAGATGCTTCAAATGTTAGATTAGCAGCAATGGTTATTGGAGAAGTCCAATCACTAAGCAAAAATGCAATAGGAAAATTTGCCTACTCCAAATTAAGCGCAAAGGTTGAAGCACTTCTTTCTTTTTTGAAAACTAATGACATCATAAGAGACTATCAATTAGAGTCTTATGCAGATAAAACTGTCAAAGGCAAGTTATATTTTAATATAACACTAAAATCATCTAGAACGCTAAGACAGATATCTTTTAACATAGCAACAGGCAAGGGTGTGTAATGGCACAAAATCAAATTAGATTCCCATCTTCAAACATTAACGAGATTGATTATAATAGAATGTTTGGGGCGCCTTTGCAGGCACAGGGTAACTTAACATATCTAGAATTTATAACAGCGGTTAAAGCGCTATGGGAAAACGCATACCCATCGATCAAAATAAAGCCAACACAATCAGGCGACTACGCTGAATACCCAGTTATTGTTTATGGCTTAGAACTAAGAAGGACTCACTCTTCTGAGCCTAAGCCAAGAACAAGAATCAGCCCAAACAATGATGTTGCTGTTTTTGGGCAAAGATTTCAAAATATAGTTACTTTTACTGTCATAACAGAGACTACCGAGGGAGCCCAATTAAAGGGCACAGTAGGTAGATCTTCTGGCCCAGAAGTAGCTGATCAAATAATAGAAGCCTTTGAAGACTTTATGCTGGAGTACACTCCAGTTTTTAAAAGACTAGGAGCCTCAGAGCTGGTTTACGCCAGAAGAATGTCAGACTCTGAAGAAAATAGAGGTTCCTCAGACACCAACAGAAGAACGGTTAGCTATATGTTAACCACAGAAAAACTGTTTGCTATGGAGGTCCAGAAGATCGAAGAGATTTGCGTAGACGTTAGAAGATATATGGCCTACGAAAAAGAGCTGTGGGATGAGTATTATTATGGCTCTACCCCATCCTTTGAGGGCACCACCCTTAATATAATTGACTTAAATCAGGGCGCTACTCCAAATTCATAGTATTTATGTAGTTTGTTTTCAATGACGCACCATTACTATATCCATGAAGTAAAAATATAAAATGCTGCAAGCGGAGGTCTAAGGACAATGGCTCTACCAGGTGTAAAAACAATAATCAAAGATAGATTTTATAGCATTTCTCGCCAGGATATTCCTGTTGGTCCGAGAGTTGTTCTAATTGCTAAAAGAGGAACAGCCAGTGGAACTGGCAATGTTCAAGATCTCGACGTAGTACAAGCTACTGGAGAACAGGATGTCATCACTGCATTCGGTGAAGATTCACAAATCCACAGAGGATATTTTGAACTTGTAGCAGGTGGAGCTGAAAGAGTATATATCGTTCCACTTCCAGCAGACTCAGTATTCAATCATACAACTGGTGCAATCACCAGCGTAACGTATGCAGCAGCAGGTGGCGGTAACGTATTTGACGCAGCATTTGAATCAGCAGAAGCTGCACAGCCAGACATCATTGTCCCTTGGGGTCGTGGAACTCACTCAAGCGAGTGGGAAGATCCTGCAACTCCAGGCAATGACGAAGAGTATGGCTTTTATGCAAATAACGCAGCAACAGCAAATAGCTGGGCAGGAAAAGTAGCTTACAAGGTAAAGCAGATTTCTGAGAACTCACACGCATGTTTCGCAATTATGGGCATTAAAGCATATGTTGGAACTTCACAATTTATGACTCCAGCACAAGTTTCTTCACACCTTTACAACTCAGGTTCCGGTCCTGCAAACTTAATTAGCAGAGATTCAACTGTAGATTTTGGAGTAGCTGGAGATGGTCTATTTAAAGAAATCGGAAGACATATTGTAGTTATTGCTTCAGAACTCAAGCCAGTTAACTATCCAGCTGATTGGGGTTTTGCTAATGGTGCAACTACGTTTGCGTCAGCAATTAGCAGAATGTCTTCATTCACTTCACCAGTTAACAAGACTGCTTACAACGTTGCTGCGCTAAGATATAACCCAACAAGAACACACCAGAACGGTCTTTCTGATCTCGGTGTAAACTTTATTGCATTGAATTTTAATAAAGTTCCTACTTTTGTAGAGGGTTTGACAATGGCAGCAGGAACTTCGGACTACACAAGAATCTCAACAATGAGAATTGTTACCGAAGCAGCTCTTTTGGTAAGACAAGTTTGCACGAAGTTTGTTGGCGAGGCATCCACGTTGCAGACACGCAACTCAATGGAAACAGCCATTACTTCGGCATTAAAGGGGATGCAACAAGTAGGAGCCTTGCTAGACAGTGACTTTACAGTAAGTTACTGGCCAGCAGAAAACAAGGCGTTTGTTGACCTCGTAATCACGCCAGCATTTGAACTCAAGAACATTGAAGTTCAAGTAGCTGTCACAATATAATAATCATATAATTAATATACCGAATTGGAGGGTATAATATGGCTGGTTCAGACTATTACGACAGCGCGGTCAATAAGTATCTCAATACTTACACCACGTTCTCAGGAGCAGATATCGTAGCTACTTTTGGTGGCATCGAAATTGGAGCTCTTTCAGGAATCACTTTCTCTGTAACCAGAGAGAAAGCTCCTATTTACACAATGGGTTCACCAAACCCAAGATCGTTCTCAAGAGGCAAGCGTGGAATCGCAGGCTCATTGATCTTCACAGTGTTTGACCGTCCAGCTCTTTACCAGATGCTCGATGCCAACCACCAGAAGGACAATCCACAAATGTTCTACACCAGAAGACATAACACTCTTCCAGGTGATGTTGGACACAAGCGCGGAATTGCAGAATTCTCAGCTCAAGATTCTGACATAGTATCACAGGTTCCATTCTATGCTGACCAAATTCCTCCGTTCGACATAACGATCACTTTTGCCAACGAATATGGCCAAGGTGCAGTTCGCTCGATCTATGGCGTTGAACTTCTCAATGAGGGTTCTGGCGCTTCGATGGACGACATTGTTATCGAAGAAACGATGACTTATGTTGCCAGAGAAATTGGACCAATGTACAGAATAACCACTGATCAGTTGTCCAATGGCAAGTTTAATACGGGTGATCTGAAAGACATTATCAACAAGGACACGGTAGCAGACGCAGGTCTCAATCCTAAGATAATTAGACCATAAGTTATTAAATAATTAAAAGTAAGTTGATATGGAGGACGGGGGAAACTCTGGTCCTCCATATCTGTTTTTAAGCGCAAAGATAGGACAACATGGACATAATTGATCCCCTACCAATCAAACGTGATTTTAGATCAGCAAGTAATAAAAATCTTTACGACACAACCGCTATAAGTAAGATAAGAGCTGAAAAAGGATTACCAGATCCGTTTTCCAATATGTCATTTGCTGGTACGGATATCACAGCCACAATGGTTATCCCTGCCATAGATAGAGTTGGCGGCACAGTAAGCTCTATGGATGTTCTAGAGCTCGCAGAAATACAAACCATCTCTTATTCTATACACAGAGAAAATGCTCCTGTTAGAACCTTAGGACACGTAAACCCAAGAGGTTTTGTTAAAGGGGCAAGAACAATTGGTGGATCATTAATCTTTACAGTCTTCAATGAATACGCTTTTTATAGAATAAAAGAATATAGACAGATAATGGCTGAAACAGGTTTGTTTTTTGCCCCACTAGCAGACATGCTCCCACCATTTGATATTGTTTTAACATTCTTTAATGAGTACGGTCTCGGCGCTAAAATGAAAATATACGGTGTTACTATAATAGACGAAGGCCAGACCATGTCTGTTGACGACCTAATAACAGAACAAACTTATATGTTTATGGCAAGAGGAATACAGCCAATGATTTCGATGGACTATGACCCAATGTTGCTTGGACCAGATGAAAGTGCAGTCTACAAAGATAGACAAAACAATTATTATGGTGAAGATAAGATGGTAGAATATACTACATTCATTGACAGAATAAGAAAGCCAGAGTAATTTATGGCAGGACCAATTGATTACGGCAGGATAATAGGCAGGAAACCATTCAGGCCATTTAGCGCTTATCTTCCACCAGAGATTAAGATATCAAAAGAAAACAATGACTTTTCTTTAATTAGTCCACAATCCTTTGATCCGCTAAATGAAAACATAGATTTACAATGGGCAGGAAAAGTAGACGACACAAATAAATTTAATAATTATTATGATTATTACTTTAGTGGTGAAGACATTAAAGTATACATTGATGGACTTTTTGATGCCGGAGATGAGTTAGACATGGCAGGTTTTGCATTTACAATTAGCCAGCAAAAAGCTCCACTGTTTGGATTTTGGTCTTATAACTATGATGTTATGATGACCGGAACAAGAATTGTAAATGGACAAATGACCATACATAGCAGATATCCAGGAAGAATGAAAGACCTTTTATCCAAAGCTGCTAAAGTAAGAACTGATTTTTATTCTGATAAACCAAGTTCTCAAATTCAATCATACTTAAGAAGCGACTCAGAAGATATTGAAGATGAAAAAAACGTACAAAAATGGTGGGCCAGCAGTCAGTTAGATAGACTTGGATCAGACGGCAGAGGTTCTGATAATAGAAACATTTTTAGTGCTCACCCACCTTTTAACTTTGTTATCAAATATGGGACCCAAGAGGGTTCAATGACCACACTAGCCAGGAATGAAGGCACTCAAAGTGACTCAAACTATGACACTTTAGACAGGTTAATGTCACTTGATGTTAACGATAGATTAGTGCAAAGAAACCCATCTGGTCCATTTCAAATGGATATTGTTTTGCAAAGCGTACACTTGAACTCAATGAGCACGAGCTATGCCGCAGGAGGCATGCTAGTTATTGAATCTTACGATTTTACTGCCAGAGATATGTATGTATCAGATGGAAAACTAAAGGAACCAGAAAACGGTACAATAACGGTAAATGAGCAAAAGGGTTCTTTAGGAACTGACCCAAACAAGGTGCAAGCACCTCCTACCCAAGAGCAGCTTCTGACCATAAAAGATAGGGCAGTTCTTTTTGAAAGACCAATGTAATATAAAAATACAATAGAAAATATGTGATATAATTTTTGATGTGACTATAGTTAATAGGAGAAAAAAATGAACGAAGCTAGAAAAGTTGTAGTTAAAGATTCGCCAGAAATTGCAGAAGAAGTAGGAGCTGACTCAGTACTCATCCTGTCAGAAGAAGTTGACACGCAGGAAACTATGCAAGAAGTTGAAGCCGATGAAGAGATTGCATTAGGAGTAGAAGACTTGCCAGATGACGAATTGATTTGGCCTGGCGGTCCAACCGCAGGACAGATTAAAATGTGGAAGCAAGAATATGGTGATGTTTATGTAACCTCAATCACCTATGACAAGCACATCGCTTGGAGAACTTTGAATAGACTTGAGTACAAGAATCTGGTTAAGAAGATGGAACAACTCGTCCAAGCAGGCCAGTTAACTCAAAGCGAAGCAAATCTTTGGAACGAAGAAGCAATTACTGAAATATGCATTCTTTACCCAGCTTATGATAAGCAGTCTTTGGTTTCAGAAATGGCTGGACTTCCTTCTTTGATTTCACAAGAAGTTCTTGAAGCATCTGGATTCTTAGCCCTTGAGGTAAGACAGCTCTAATAATATGATTAACCCAGAGTTTTTGTATGAATTGAAATCCTTATACGGCTCTGTATTTGAAACATATTTAAAAAAAGACTTAGTATTATTCCGCGAACTAACCTTTGCTGAGTTTGATCAAATAACAGAGCATCAAAATTCTGGAGAATCTTCTGCTGAAATAGAAGAACTAATTATAAAACTTGGCGTTATTTATCCAGAAAATATTAACGTAGATGCCTATCCTGCTGGGATAGTGTCAGCTTTAGCTGAAGAAATTCTAGAAGAATCTGGCTTTGCATCGCCAAAAAAAGCTAAAAGAATATTAGACGAAAAAAGAATAGAAGCTTCTGAGGTAAGAAGCTTAATGAAAGCTTTTGTTTTGGCTACTATAACATCGTATACTCCAGAAGATCTAGACAATCTTACCTATACTAAACTTGCGCAAAAAGTAGCTTTATCAGAAAAGATAATGGAAATCAAACAAGCTATTTTAGGTATGGAATCAACAAACGTAACGCTCCAATTGGTGGATCCAGAAGAAATAATGGAACAGCAAGAAGATATGGCTAAGCGATACAACCAGTCTAGAAAAGAAGGTGAAGCAAAATACAATGACCCTGTTGCACAAAAGCTTTGGGGCGCAAGATAGTAGAAGGGTAGTTTGTCTTGCTAAGAGATAAGGTTCCATTACATAGTCTAGGTCATGGTGTAACCAGCCGAGATATAAGTGCTGCAGATAATGAGGAACAACGTCCCGCTTCTAATGCTGGCTATATAGGTAAACTACTTAACGATAAGCCAATAATAAAATACCTAAGCTCAACAGTTGCAACATTGGGAGCTAGCTTAGTCTTAAATAAAGGACTAAGCAAAGGTGGCTTAAAACTAGCTTCTACAATTCAAAAGTCAGCAGATAGTGGATCTCAATTAGGAACCAGAGCCGTAAGAACCGCTGGGCAAATTAAAAAAACCTTAGATGAATTAGAAGGTTTAAATAGATATATTGAAGATGCGGTTGATCCATATTCAAGGTTAGTCAACACAAAAGCTGATGGCTCCATATCTAAACCAATATTAACTAAATTGGCTGGACCCGGTTATGTATCAGATGGTACAAGGTGGATGACCGCTAAGGAATTCAGGGCAGCATCAACTGGTGCCGAACCAGCAGCGATATGGTCTTATAGAGATCAACTGCAACAGAGCCTTGTTAGGAATGCAAGAACATTAGCTATTGGACTACCAAGCACATATATCGTTCAACGAGGTGTAACTGGTCCATTGTTTGGCAATGATGATGACAGGCCAAGGGGGAAATGGTATAACCCGGTAGACGTTATCACCGACTTTGTTACGCAATCAACTAGAAACATAACAAACTTAGTTTTACCAACTGCTGTTGTAGGCGCAGGGGTAAGCAGAATGAGAACTTTAGTTGATTCTCCTTACCAAGATTTCCCGCTACCTTTAACAAAAAATCAAAAAAAGACATCGAACAAAATAGCTGATGTAAAAACAATATTAAATTCTTTTGGACAAGATGCGGGCAACTTATTAAATAAAGCAACTAGAATTAGTGCGTCTGCATCAACTGCTTTCAATACATCTTGGCAAGAATCACAATCAAAAGAAGCAGGATTTGTAAACTCACTTTCTCAGGCTAGAAGAGGCGCAGCTGCTGCCAGAGCGGCCTCTGAGCTCTCTGGTGAGGGCAAACTAAGAGCAGCAGCAAAGTTCGCCAAAGCTGGTCTCGTAGGCTATCAGGGGCCTGTATCAACCTCTTCTGGCCGCTCCGTTGAAGATCTAGCAGGCCTTGCAGACACAATACCGGCAATAAGAAATCTTCCTTCCGCAACAAGAACGTTTGCAAAAGAATTTAAAAAGACACGCAATGCTTACGACGTAATATCTGGGGCAATCACATTCGATGAAGGCTTAAGAAGAGCTAGCGGAGATCCTACAGCAGCAGCAGATATTTTAAATAAGACTATCATAAGCCTGAGGCAGCAACACACAAGTAGATTTGTTCACCTTGTGGGCGGCAGCGTTGCAGCAAGAAGTATGGCAAATCCTGATGGCACAACAGGAAGAAAAGGTGTATTTACTTCTAACTTTGAACAAAACGCATATAACAAAACTTTAACAGAACAATTAGTAAGCAGAGGTTATGGTAGAGCTGAAGCAGAAGATTTTGTATCTGGATTAAAAATCAAAGGGCTACCAAGCCCTAATGATACATCATTAAGAAGTGTCTCACAAAGAATAACCTATGGCGTTAAACCAATTACAGTAGATGATGATGATAGCTTTTTTCAAATGCTTGCAAAAAGAGCAGAAAAAGATTTAGGAACAAAAGCAAAAAACTTTGATCCTGAAACGTTAAAAGAAGCATTTACTACAACAGACAGAATTTTTTCTGGGGAAACGTTTAGACAATCTTTATCACAAAGAGCAGAGTTATCGTTTAAGCAAGATGTGGAAGACCATATCACTAACGTAACTGCTGCAGTTTTAAGACCTCAAAAAGCTGTGTTTGGTGACTTCACTGGAGAAATAAGCGCAACAAAGCAAGAGTTCTTGTCAAGAAAAGTATCACAATCTCTCCGGAATAACGTTAACAAAAGCTGATGGAAGTCTAACATCAGCATCATACATAGCAAATGAATTAGCCAAAAGAGGAATAGATAGTTCGGATGCTGATCAATTAAAACAAATATTAATTGACAAAAGGTTAATGACTAGGCCATCAAGTGTTGGTGGATATAATTTCTTAGGTTTAAGAGAAATAAGCGTAGACACAGCTTTCGATAGAGGAATATTTAGTCATCTTCCAGCAGATCAACAATTAGAAGCTAGAAGATTATTTGGAGCTATTGCCAGAAAAGATCCTGTATCTAGAAGGTTTGGATATACTGCTCTAAGTGGAGTTTATGAAAATCAAAGTGGACAAATATTAGATACCACAAAAATTAGATCAGCTGCAAGATCTTCTGTTGATTTCTTAACAGATCAACTTAAGATACCTTTTGTAAACTTCAACCCACTACAGATGCTTGGTTTTGGTGGCGCAGCAGGTATAGATAAAAACAAAGAGTTTGAATTTCTCCCAGGAACTTCAAGGCAAGCTTTCCTCGGTGGTGCTCAAGCTCCAGATGTCTATATGTGGACAAAAAAGAAAAATAGATTATTTGGAGATACTGGAAACTTAGTTGGCTTTACTGAGGGCCAAGGCATAAAAGCTATGCCTGGAGAGTACAAGAGATTCTCCTCTGTTGAAACAGATCTTTTTGCACGCGCAGCTCGTTTATCTTCCGCAAGAGATGGTATAAGAGCTTCTGAAGTAGAAGGTTCTCGTGTAACAAGAAGGGAAAGATTCAGTAGATTCTTTGACATAGATGAAGAGCAGCCAAACTCAATTTTTAGGTATGCAAGAAGATTTAGAAAAAGATATACAGACATAAACAATCCTCAGATAATGAGTCAATTGTTGCAAGAGGGTGAAGTAGTAAACCCGATAACAAAAAGAAGAATTTCCTTAACTCAAACAGATGGTGAATTTAGTGTAGTTGACCAAGCTGGTAGGCAAGTTCATAATCATACTGATGTTTTAAAAGCATTTGATTCTTTTAGAGAGCAGACTGAGTTAGCAGCAACGCCACGAAGAGTAATGAGATCTATAGAAGAGAAATTTGGATTACCACTTCTTGATGTCGGACAGGGAAGAAAGTTAGCTGTAAGCGAATTACAAACTCCGCAAGATATTGTTGCAGCAGTAGAAGCTACTAAAATAAGATTTGAATCTCTAAAAGGCAGATTAAGATACGGTGGAACTCAAACAGAGGGTTTGACTAGGCAAATAAATAGACTAACTAATCTAGCTGAAGATACAGAAATTCTTTCTGCCGCTCAAATAAAAAACGCATCTCCATCAATTTTAAATAGAGCTGATCGCTTAAGAAATGTTCTTCATAGAACGCTTCTAGAAATGGATGCATATGAAAACATGGCAGGTAATCCAACTGAATTAGCTATCAAGGTTGAAGAAGCAATAGCAAGTTTGGCAAAAGATAAATTAATTTCACCAAACCAAATAGCGGAAGCTAGAGCAGCTGGACTTTCGACAGTTCTAAACATAGCATCGTTTAGAAATTTTGATGTAGCTGCGCAAAATGGAAGAAATGCTGCCAGTACATTATCTTACTTAACCGAACAAAGATCAAGTAATCCAGAATTCAAAAAAGCTTTAAAAAGATTAACTCAGCCATATAGTTCTCAATCAATATCTAACGTTGGCGCAGCTGGATTTAGTAGGTATTCTTCTATTGTAAGACCTACCTTTAGAAAATTTACAAGCGTTGCACCCTATCAGGTTGACGAGCTGTCTGAGAACCCACTAGGTAATGCTGGGCTGACATTTGTTCCTACTTTTGGTACAGTTGTAGATAGAGCATTTACTGGTGAAAGTTCATTTGGAAAAATAGGGCTAAGTGTATTAGGCGCAAATTCTTATTCAGATCCAAATAGTTTTAGCGCAGCTTCAATTGCATCGATACATCTGAGCGATAGATTAAATAGATATCCTGGTACAGTTGGATTAGGATTAACTCCAGAAAATTATGGAAGTCCATTAGGTTTCTTTGCAAAAGGATTAGTAACTAGAAGAGTACTTCCAATTTTTGCAGCTGGTGCAACAGTAATAGCAGCAGACAGAACTATAGGTGGCTATACCCAACCCAAAGATGCTAGAGGTGAAAGAGTATACTCGCCATACTTTGGCACCAAGCTTGCTAGAGGAGCAGTTGAAGTCCAGTCAATAGCTTCTGGTATCACTCCTGGTGGAATGGGCTATGGAGAAAAGAAAGAACAATTACTGGAAGGGGAAGTGCCAATAAAGCAAGGTAGGTATTGGCCACTTGGCGTTACACCATTTGGTGGAGGAAAGACTTCGTATTATAGGCCTTCATACTACAGAAGAATGCAGTCAGGCAGCACATATACTTCTGATGCATTTGGTTCTCCAATGGAAAGATTGGCTTATGGCTACGATTTTTCTCCATTGCGACCATTTGATCCATACAGATTTGAAAGAAAACATTACTACGACAGGCCAGCACCTCTAACTGGCGAATACTTTACTGGACCATTTGGGCCAATAACTCCAGCTCTCAACTTAACTGTAGGCAAGATTCTAAAACCACAGGTAAGAATGCATGAGCAGGAAGTTGAAAATGCTCTTAGCCAGTATGTTCCTGCGGGAGCACAAGGGGCTTACAATCCGACTGGAATAATGTCTTCTGGGCGCTTGACTATGGTTGGTCCTGGAGGTTATATAGGGGCACAGACAGCTGGTCCAAGATCATCTTTAATGGTCTCGGGCAACCAAATAGGTAGTTATAATAGTTCGCTATCAGCATCAGCGGGTTCCCCATTAAATACTGCAAGAAATATATCCTTTAATACAATTGCAACTGCAAACCAAGGATACATCGAAGCTGGGCAATATGGTCCACCACCAGTTCCTGGATTTATCCCTCCAGGAATTGCACCAGCAGGAAAACCAGCCAATATTGGAAGTAGTGGATTCCAAATGTCGGAGATGGCCTATAGAACTCAGGAAATGGCTGGTATATATGGATTTAGTTTCTCTAGCTTAAGAGAAGGTTTAGGATTTGGTAACAGTGATTTCCAACCAAATAGAGCCGTACTGCAATCATCTTCAAAGAGCTATGGAATAGGTAGATCATTTTGGGATATGAACCTTGGTGGTTTGGGCGACGTCCCACTGGGAATGGAAAATGGATTTAGTGGATTAGAACTTTCAGAAATAACAAGAAGATTTATTCCTAAGGAAAGAACAGATATTACATATTTGAATCCCATAAAAAATACTATGGGACAAAAGTATCCGTTTCTTCCTGGATCAGATTATTTTACCAATTTCCAAACAGGAGATCCATTCACAAAAATACAAGAAGGCGAGTTAAGGTTACCTGGTGTCACATACGAAAGGTTGAATCCAACTAGAAGAGATTACACTAACCCAGTAACACAACTAGACATACTTGGAGATGTTGCACCTTACTCAAGGCAATATCGAGCACTTGATAGGCAGCTAACAATGGGGATGCTGTCGCCAGCAGAAAGAATTGAAGTAGAAGAAATAAGAGGGCAAGTTGCAGAAACAACTAGAAAAAATACATTTAAGCCATATAAATATAAATATAATTCTGCAGAAGAATTAGGTATAAGTCAGGCAAAAAAAAGCATAGGTCAACTTGGCGAATATCTTGCCCATAAAGATACATATATTAATACTAAACTATTTCCTAATAGAACTGCTCAAGAAGATTGGGAAAGAAGAAATGTTTATGGTTCATCATTCCCTGAATGGCAAAGTCCAATTGATAGCTTCGTTAAACCAATATTATATAAATCAACTCAAAGAAATCCTCTGACAGCTGCACTTGGTACTGCATTTATAGCATCATTTGCTGGTGTAGGGACCACAGGAAAAGCAATAACTTCAGCAATAGGTTTTTCTGCTGGGCTAGCTTATTCTGGTTACCAAAACATAAAACAAAAAGTTACTGGCGAAAGGTTTATACCAAAACCAAGAAAAGAACAAATGGCTTTGGAAGAATATACAGACATTCTTTCTTATGTAAAAAATAGAAGACTTGCAAACGAAGCTGCACAAGCAGGAGATAATGCGGCAGCTGCTCAATTTACGCAAGCAGCGAAGAGAACAATGTATGGGGCAGACTTATATAACAGCTCTATGCCTTCTGACTCATATGGCAATAGTATAGACACATTATCTTTAGCTATACCAAAAAGAAAAAGAGAACATTTTAAAGCAATGATTGCAGCACCAGAAGAAGAAAGAGATGCGATTCTTTCAACAGCTCCAAGGCTAGAAAGAAGAATTTATCAAGCAGCATGGGGTAGACCAGTTGAAGAAAAACCAGATCTTACAGAATTTTTTTCTAGACACGAACTGCCAGATCTAAGCTGGGAAGGATGGCACCCGAATACAAGCATGGAACATATTAAAATAAAGATGGGACAGAATGCAGGAATTAACATGTCTCAGATGGGTTATTACCCACAGCAAATTCGTGAAGCAAATTTAACTAATCCATCATATCCAAACTATGAATCATCTCAAAACCCAGAAAACACAGCAGCGCAATTAAGGTTAATGATGTCTAGGAACGGAATAAATGGATCAGTTACACCAGTTAGAAACAATGGTGGTGGCTCTGCGATCAATATATCATCAGGTCTTGCTGGCCTAGCTACGCTACTATAACATCATGCCAAGTACGTTTAACCCTAAGGTGGAAGCCACTAGAAGAGTTTTAAGTAGAACACCTGCCTACTCCATTCTTAAGGTAGAAGATTCTGGAAATATAGTAAATATAGTTACTGGTGTATCTTTCACCAATTTGCAAAAAGCAATTGATGATTTATCTAATTATAATTTGGTTGACTTTAGAAGGTTTGGTTCAGATCCTTTTTCCATGGGCCAAAGTGTTGGCAGTGCCCCCACTCAATCTGAGCTGTTACACCTTAATGCCTTTCTAAGAGATCCTTCATCAGAGCTAGCATTGCGCAATAGAGGTTTGGGTCATTTGTTTGGTCAACAACTAGACGCAGCTTACATGCAATTTAATTGGGGAACAAACAAAGCAACGTTACAAAACCTAATGGATAAAGGTTCACCCTACGCTAAGTACACTGGCGGAACTATATTAAGTGACGAAGGAATGATAAGAGTATCACACATGATCAGTGGTACAGACACTATATTGACTGCAGCCCAACAATCAATGCTAAAATCCCTAGCTGGAGCACCAACCTTTACGCCCGATTTTATAAAAGGTATTTTTTCTGACATTTCATCTACAGCTACCTTGCCTGTAGGCAGCAATGAAAGAACAAGAGTCCTTTCAAAGATTGCTGGTGCATTAGGTAAATTGCCAAAAAGACAATCAAGAAACGTTTCTCCAAGAGATGTTGGACTTGAAACTGGAGACTTAGATAGAGCTCTTACATCATTTAGGACTAGCACCGGACAAAGAGCAGAAGACTTAGTATTTGGTTTTGATGGTACCTCTTTACTTTTAAGAAAAGCAGCTGGTGATACAACAATAGATGCAGCAAGTGATCTACTTCTAGCATCTGCTGGTGGCATTACCCGAAAACGGAATTTTTCTAACACAAGATGACGCACTTCAACAAGTGCTTGGCTATGCTGGCTTAAAAAATCCACTGAAAGACGTAAACAAACATAATTTTTCTGAGAGACTTGCAGAAGATCTTAGAGACGCTTTAGCATACACCGATCCAGATCGTCCAACATTAACCATTCACCAAAAATTGAAAGCTGTAGTTGCTCAAAAAGGTATAGGAGTTGGAACTCTTACTGAAGAGCAAAAAAAAATTAATCAACTTTATGGTAGTTTAGTAGAAGATTTGTCGGACAATATTGATCCAGCATTTGACGGCTTTTTAAGTATGCAAAGTGAATTTTTTCAAGTAACTCTTAGACAAAAACAATCTCAATTGTCCGCAGAAATATCAGCGCTTTCTGCTCGAGGCGAAGGTGCCCTTACAAGTGAAGACGTAAAAAGAATTAGAGAGCTTTCTGGAGAAGTAGAAAAATTAGAAGATGCTTTAATAAATCACTCAAGATCATCAATATCGGTCACTGGTCAAGGTGGAGCAGGATCACTTAAAGCAAAAGGTCAATTTAAAACTTTAGATGATCTCATTAATTCAGCAATGCCGGGTTATACCTTTACTGGTGATCAACCAGGAGCTGGCATGAAAATAGCAGATGAAATTCTTCAACTTGAAGAAATGGACGCGTTAGGCATATTGAGCCCAGAAGAACAAATGCTTCTTGATCGACTAACAAGAGCACAAACCGGAGCAGAGGTTTTAGAAAGATATGCAATATGGACATCTAATCTAAACATTAAAAGAGAAATGGGTAACGAAGCTACTAGAAGCATGACTTTTAATATTGCCACAAGTCACAGTAGTACTGTATTTACAGAGCCGATGGGGCTTCTTGTGGATCCAGAATCAATGAATGAACAAGTAGTAGCAGGCATAAGATCAAACCTAGCTGCAGCTCAAGCAAGAACAGATGATTTTTTTGCAACTGGACAACTGCCAAAAGGATTTTTGGAAAGTCTTATATACGAAGGAAAACAAATTGGTTTGATTAGTCAAGAAGGAGTGCCATTAGCAGAACCAACCATACCAAATACGAACTTACCTCAATCAGCACTTGACGCAACTACAAGAGGTTTAGCAAAAAGAAACAGAGCAGAATATCAACAAATATTTGATCTACTACAACAAGGTTCTGACCCAAGGACAATTCCACAATTAGTTAATAGAGTTAGAGCTTTTAACTCAACAGATGCTTTTAGGACAAAAGATGGCGAAATTAATTTAGCTCTCCCAACTGCTAGAAGAAGTGAAATAAGAACTTATGAGTCAGGATTCGAAACATTCCCAGGAGTAGTTGAGGGCGGACTTGATGTTCGTGATGTAAAATTACCAGATGGATCTGTAGTACGAGTTCCCTTTGTTCAGACAACAGCTAAGGGCGAACTCACATACATGACTGGTACTGCTGCCTCACAACAAAAAGGAGCTTTGTCAACATTTGACTTGGACGATACAATTATTGGTTCTGTTAGAACATTCCTTAATCAAGATGGAAAAATAAGAATAGCTCAAGTAAAAGAAAGAGACCCTAAAGGTCTGCAAGAAACATTTTACTCTGTTCCAAACTTTAGAGCTGCTTCACAAGTTCAAAGATTTTTTGAAGGCTCAGGTAATATATCTAAAAAAATGCTTGAAAGTTTTTCTGGTGCAACTATAAGCGACGAAGTAAGACAAGAGTTTATTGATCGAGGATATGATCCAGACGATATAGATGAAGTCTATAGCCAATTTAAAACAATACTACGTCCAAAAGCGGATGGAACATTTGGTTATAAAAGTACAATGGGAACTGAATTTTTTCCGGGTGAAAATCAAGTAACTCTTGCAGAGGCAATGATTGAAAGATCTATAAGAACTTCAATAGGTGCTCCAATCCCAGAGATACCTGCTGACCAGTTAGCAACTTTAGCTAAATTAGGTAGCTCCTCAATAAGAGGACGAAATGCAATAGATCCAGCCACTGGCATGACAGTACAAGTAGCAAAGTCTCTCAGAGCAGATCAAGCAGCACCTTATTCTTTAAGAAATGTTTCAGAATTTATGACTCGAGCTGCTCCAGCAGAAGAAACAATGGCAGAAGCTTTGAGATTAGTAAATGATCAACTACCAGCTAGTGCAAGTAGATTAACCTTAGAGCAATTAGGCCCTTTTATGGCCGGCACACACTCAGTAGCTGGCTTAAGTCCACGAGATGCTGAGCAAATTGGAAATTTTGCCATTGAGCAATTGAGTGAAGCTGAAACATTAAAAGCAGTATTATTTTCTGAAACCAGAAACACAATTGGAGTTTCGTCAAATAGAGCAGCAATCGTTGCATCTGCTCAAAATATGATTAATGAGGCCATGGGCACAGGCGAGATGTTCAAAGAGTTTGGCTCCTATGCCCCACAAATTAGTAAAAGATTTTTGGGTAACTATGGTATTAATACAATAGCTCCCTCCAATGTTGTTGACTTAGTAAAACAAGTAAGCGGCGGAAATGTTGTAGTTCCTCTAGCAGAAGCTTTAGCTCAAACTACTAATGCTCAAGAGAGGGAATCAATAACCAGTGCATACGAAGCTTTAGCGACAGTGGGAAGAAGATTGGGAAAAAAGACAATTGACGGTAGTGTCCTCGCTGCAGAAAATATTTCAAATTTTGAAATTGGAGATGTACTTGAAGCAACAGTAGATCAATCTGCTAGAGCTATTGGTGTTACTAGAGCATCTGATATTGTAAGGGGAAAAACATCTGGAGAACTAATAGGTTTTGACCCAGTTGCTTTTGCTGAAAGAATGACAGTTCCAGAAGATCGAGAAGCGCTTAGAGCAAACATCGTACAAGGCATGAGGGAATACTTAGAACAAGCAACGGGTTATGTACCGATTTCTCAAAGAAAAAGAGTTATGGATGAGCTAAAAAGAATTGAGGCCATGAATGCTGACGAGTTTGAAAAGTCTATATTTTTGCAATCAGGAACACCACAATACGACAGACATGCTAATACCGCAAAAGCAAAGGCTCTTGCACTTGAGGTACAAATTAATGAATCAAAGGATGATATTGCAACAAGAAGATTAGCCGCAAGGTCACAAAGAGCATTAGGCGTAGCTGAATATAGAGAGGCAGCTAGGAAATCTCTACGTCGTCCAGAAGTTTCAGATTTATTTAAACAAATGCAACTATTAGGAGAACAAGAGGCAGAAGAAATAAATAAAGGCAAAAAACTTTCAAGAGGTTTTCAAGAGGAAAGAAGAGTGATCAAATCAGACCTGGCTACGAAAATGTCGACAAGCCTAAGAGCAATCAGGAATAACTATCCATCTGGCAATGTCTTAGACATAATAGACACTCTTGAATCAGAAATGGCTACCATCTACGGTGAACAAGGCAGAAGTATATTTACCGAACTTGGCCAAATTGGTGCAGAAGACCAAATGATGTCTATATATAATTTAGCTATCAGACGCAGAAGTTTAGTAAATCAAAACAATAATATGGAACACTTTAATTATGTGCAAGAACTTTATAGAGATCATAAAGGTAGTGCATCAGCGGATTTATCAAGGCTCACACCAGAATCTGCTCAAGAACATATAAGATTTGATAGGAGTCTAGAAGTTGGCGATAGAAGAATGGCTCCAGAGTTATTTGATTTTATGACACTAAGAGCAAGAACTCAAACTGCGCTTGGACATATGGGCGGAGAGCCAATAGATTCTTTGTCGGCTACCGAAGCTTTTAGATCATTGCAAAGATTAGAAGACTCAGCTAAAATAGAAAGAGAATTAGCAGAAATAACTGGGTCTGAAGCATTTACTGGACCAGCAACAGAGGATGTAGCTAGACTAACCGAAGAGTTAGCTATCAGAGATGCAGATGACACAATCGGACCAATTGCAAGAAGTCCATATAAAAGAATAACTGAATCATTCCAAGGTGGTGAATTAAAAAAACTTCTTGAAAGTAAAAATGTCAAAAGATCTGGAGTAGCTGCCATTGCTTTAATTGGTGGTAGTTTTTTATATCAAAGAAATAAAAGAAAAGACTTAACTGAGGCTGATGTATCCGGACCACCACTTTTGCCTGGTGGTAGCGCATATGAAGATAGGCCAGCAACAAGACAGATGGCACTGCAATCTGCACAGATCCAAAGCCAAGGTTATGGAATGCAATATCAGGTCAATACAACTGGCTCAATGGCGGATTTAAATAGGCTAAGAGGTCTATTTGGAGATGTTGTTGATGGCCCGATAAACAGTACTATGTATAACGGAATGCCATCTCTAGGCAAAGACCCTTACTCTGATATAGCCTCTAACTTTTAGGTATGTAAAATATGATTTTAGGTGCAGATTCACAAAACAAAAACTTAAAAGAAGCCGCCTCTAAACGAATAGACACATCTCCAAGAACCAAGACGGCTAATGCTTTTGCTGCCAGAATAGCCACCAGCAAAAATGATAGCTCTGCCAGAAATAATGTTACAAACGATTCTAGATCAGTTCTTTCTAAAACAAAACCAGACCCCATTAAAGGTTCGATGGAGGGCTACTCCAATAGTGTGACCACACTTATTCAAGGGGAGGGAGATGGGTACGATAACAAAGATTTTCAACACGCTAGAAACAATAAAAAGCAAATAAATGAAATTATATCAAATCAAAATATAAGTAACAAACTATCCAGTTCAGTTAAAAAGAATGGTATAATTACTAATCATAGTTCAAGCTTTAGTTCCAATAGCACAGCTGCTAAATTGAGTGAACATATTAAAACAGATAATTTATTTAGGTAAACATGGCCGATAATAACGACATAGACATAACTTCAGACCAAGCGTCTCAAAATCTGTATGCGGATTCAGACCTTGCTCCAATGACGTCCCTGTTTGGGGAAATGGGAAGAGACAGGTCGTTTTGGTCACAAGTTAGCAGCGGTGTTGCAAAAGTTGTAGACGTTGCTGCAGCCTACGCCACAGGTGGCCTTAGTATGTTAACTGAACACGGCCTAGATGGATTCAAAGCTAATTATAATGAAGTAAACAAAGACCTTGACGCAATAGGTATAAGTAGAGAAAATTTTGAAGGTGATTCAAATAGTTTATTTGTTCAATTAACAAGCTTTAGAAAATCTGAGATGAATCATCTTAAAGATGAAAAAGCCAGAACTTTAATATTTGAAAAAATATATCAATCAGGCCTAATTCAATTAGCTGAAATGGCTGGTGGAATTAGGGAGTTTGCAAAACTCAGGTTTAAAAATGCAGAAACATTAAGGGCTTCAGCAGCTAAGTTCAATGACCCAACAAGAGATACTTTATGGCTTGAAAAGTTAATACAAGTTAAGAATTATTTTTACAAAGATCCATTAGCTCTTACAACTGTATACAAGTATTTTCCTAACTTATATAGATTATTCATAACTGCATTAGCAGCAACTGGTGACTATGGTCACAATATAGATGATGATCCATTGAACAACCATAACCAGATTATGGAAAATATGTTCAAAGCATTTGGTACTGACGAAGAAGGAAACGCAGTATTTAAACCTATTTGGGCAGTAGAAAATTTTTTAACAGCACAAAAAATAGACAAAGTAATAAAAGATATGGGTTGGAATGTATCCAATGCCCCAGCAAGTCCAGACATTTTTCACCTGAGACTTGGTGCTTCAAACTTCTATGTTCCACCTATTTCAATAAATGTTAATACCGGTTTTCAAACTGGTAGCTTAACTGGTGGAGCCATAAGGCAAAAAGCATCTCCTAAATTTAATACAGGTTACAGAGACACAACTATTAGTTTGAAATTGTATTTCCCTAACTATGAAGAAATATGGGGAATAACAATAGACGATGCAACAAGGATCAGTCTTAATTCAAATTTCCATATAGATTTTAAAGATCCAGAACATGAACAAAAAATCGATAAGTTCCTATCTTCTTTAAGAGGACTAGTAGCTTCATTCAAATACGCACCAATTATACCAATTAAAAATCATTATCTTAATTCGGTATTTGATATTACTGGAGTGGCATTGTCGTCAATGACAATATCTACAGTTCCTGGTTTCCCATTTACATTAGAAGTTGATTTAGAACTTTTTCAATTTAATCACAAGCCATTCCTACCAATGATCAAAGACTTTAATCAGGCAGTTCACTGGGGCAAATACAGGCACTATATGGGAAGAGCTGCAGGAGCATTAGCAAATAGTGTAAGCGCAGAATTTTTAGCAAACTCGCCAACCCAACCTACCGTCCCAGGAAATGAAGAGGCACAGAATGCCGCAGTGACTGGCCTAATAGATGACTCAAGTTTAAATAACGAAAATGATGCGTACATGACAAGCCCTTATGGGGCGATGCCAACAGACACAAAGCCATACGATAGTGGTGTGCTAACAACTAATGTCATGAATGATTGGACAAATGGTAATGGCATAACTTTGTATGTTCCAGAATCAGTTCAGTCTAAGATATTTAGCCCAGACACCGCTTCATTTAGAAGTGACGAAGAAAAAGCTGTACAAGAATTTGGTAGAGCATTCTGGCAAAATTTATTGTTTAAGTTTGGTATCAACGTAACAGATGAAGCTCTATATAGAAGTTTAGACACCGTTGTTATAAACAGCACACAATTTGCTACTAGCTTATTCCAAAAAAACGTTGCCGGAAAAATAGTTGACGTAGCGTTAGCTGGAGCAAATGCCAAGAACGTTTATGAAATGGTATATGATGCCCTAGTAATTGATCACATTAACACAGAAAAAATTACCAACCTTTCAGTAATTGACTATCTGCGTAATAGAAAAACTCCAAACGAACTTCAAACTCCGAACTTAGGAGATCCAGCAGAAACTCAAGCACTAAAAGATAAGAAATGGGAACTCTACCTATCTTCCCAAAGTGTTAAGGGCATGTTGGCATATAAGATTAATAGTAATACAGAAGCAATTTTAAGAAAAAAGAAAATTGACATAGATAAAAATTCCAAAGACTGGGCTAGCACCAGGGAGATGGAAGAGAAAAAGTTTGTTGATGCCTTCATGGTTACTCTGTACGAGAGAACATTTCAAGACGAGAGTATTAAAAGTCTTTTAGAAGTTGGCGCAGTAAGAGAAGCAGAAAATGTCAATAGGACAGACGGAACAAACATATCTGCGTTCACAATTAGGGAATGGGAAATCCCTATGATGAAGATAGATCTTGATCCACAGTCAGTTATAGTAAACTCAGTGAGCTTAAGCATGGGTAACAACTTGGCTAGACTGCAACTTCAGATGCAAGAAGAACCAACGTTCCAATACATTGGTTCCAAAGATACAATGATAAGCATAGCCATGACTATCTTTGGTGAAAACGAACTTAGAAAAATTAAAAAGATGTTTGACTTCTTAAGCGGCTTAGCTAGACTTGAGCACGCAGCAGGCGTTATTGGGTTTATGGGAATTAAGAATATTATTACAGCTTTGGCTGGAGTCAAATACGTTCTGCCATTGAACTTTTCCGTTCAAACAGTTGAGGGTTTCCCACACGTTTACAATGTGCAACTCATGTTGGTTGATTTTGATATTTTTCAACAAAAAAGAGAAAACATAAGCTCTCAACAACAAGCCGCATTTATTAAAGAATTTGGAAGTAAAAGAAATCCTTTCTTAAGATTAAAGCAAAGATGGGATATGATAAACACATATCCAGATCTTCCACTTGATCTCGTAGATGCCGACTCAAAAGATATGGTTGGAACATTAGACCCAGACTTCTATTTTAGATCCTTTGAAATGTATGATGATGATGTCGTAAAAAGCATTATTGATCCATCAAAGTACACACTTCCTACTGGAAATACAAATGAAAAAAATAATCTCAGTGACAGAGGAAAATCTTTTGTTTATTTTGTTAAAAAAATACTCATAGAAAACAATGGAGATATCAATAAGGTAAAAGAGTATCTAATAGATCAGTCAAAACTTTCTTCAACTGAAGCTATGAAGGTCTTTAGGATAGCTATCTTTGACCAAATGAATGAACCAGAATTTGAAACGCCATTGCAGGCAAGTAGATTTATAGCTAACAAGTATCCAAGTATATGGAAGGATATGATCGACCTATTTAAGGACGAAGACAATATAGAGTACGCTTTTGAGGATATAAAGTTCGGTACTAAGTATGGTGAATTAAAAATAGGTGATGTAGTTTCTGGCTCAAAAGAAGAAGTAGATAAATTTAATAAGCTTATAACAGACAGTATAGAAAAGGCTGATGGGAAAGAATTACCATCTTTTGATCCGGACGACGTTGACCACTTTGGCCTTATGCATTTCCTCCCTGCTGCAGACTCTGGACAAACTGGAAAACTTCCAGCCATATATCAGACACCAGATGGCGGCTACGTTTTAGGCTATCAGCATAAAGAGGATGGAAGATTCTATGTGGCTCAAGACTACCTTACGGTAGATGCTAACGGAAAAATGACTCCAACATCAAAAGTAACTCAAGTTTCTGACACGCAATCACCTGAAAGAGATTCTCAGAATTCTCACACTGGAGTCCCAACAGCCAAATCCTTAGACTCATATATGAATGCCTACGGTACTGATAACGTTGATGCTTCTCAAGCGGTGTCTACTGGTGGCAGTCACAAAGGTGTTGCAAAGCACTGGCAGAAAATGATGTTAGACACCAGGTACAGAGATATTGGTGGAAGAATGATTAGAGCATTCCCGACTTACATGTTATGGCTAATCGATGACAGCAACTTCTTTGCTGGCGTTAAATTGTTTGACAATTTCTATGGACTTCAATCAATAATTGATTTTTCAATTGTCCAATCAGAAGATATTCTTGGCGATACCCTGATGCTTAGGTTGTCTAATACTTATTCTAAATTATCTAGACCAGAATTAACATTGAATAGTATTATTAATACTGAAGGAGTGTTAAATAGCGGTACAACAAGTACTGAAATTAAATCAGCAGCAACAAACCTTTCGCAAGGAACAGCTGCAATTGTACAAACTTTGTTAAATAGAACAATGAATATTAAATCTCACATGAGTTCTAAGTATGTTACTGAAATAGAAAATATGAGATTAAAGCCAGGGGTAAGAGTCCACCTAAGAGCTGGTTATGGTTCAAATCCAAACTCATTACAAACTATATTTAACGGTGTTATTGCAGAAGTAGAACATGGTGAGATCATGACCATCATAGCTCAGTCAGATGCAGTTGAACTAAGTCCTATTATTAATAGTACGAAGAAAAAAGGTGACAGCGGAAAAATTGATGGCGGGATAAACACTGGGCTCTGGATGTCAGAGCCAAGAGATTTGATGATAAGACTCTTGTCAATGGGTGCGTCAAGAATGAGGGAAGCTTTTGCACACGCAACACGTGGTGCAGTTTTCTCTGAAAACAAGTTTGGCATTAGACACTTTGGATCCATACTGTATGCTCCGCTATCGGCAGAAGAAGAACAAAAGGCAATGCAGTACAAGGCTAGTGTGGTTAATGCATTCAACGCGATTGCCAAGAACCCAGTCAGTGGAACCGCAGGGCTTGCCTGGAATTCCACAGTCAATATAGCTACCGGTGGTACAGCGCAATTTTTAAACACAGGAATAAACGTAGGTTCAACTGGTGGTCTTTCTCCGTTGCAGGGCGTTACAGGCCTAGAAAGCGCTGGTGGAAGCGTTAGAACGCCAGTTGTGGGCGCAATGCAAACACTATGGGCTAACTTTAGCACGCAGAGAGATCTCGAGATATTCAAAAGAAACATCTATCCAGGCAATGGTGTCGGCGTTGCTCAGTTCCTTGGTGGGGACCTAGATGATGGCTGGTCAACTATGGCAAGCATGGATATCAGTATGATAGACAAAGAAAAGTTTGGCTACTTAGATAGACTAAGCAATAATACTTGGTCAGGATTAATAGATCAGTCTGGTAAGGGCGTTACAGATGCAGCAGAAGTATTAGAAAAAACAACTGCAAATAATAAATTGGTAGACTCAAGTAACTCGATAGGGACTTCTAAGATAATAGCTGGAACAGCTGCTTTAGCTGTTGGTTATTTTGCTTCACCAGTAGCTGGTTTAGCTCTAGGTTCTGGGCTTTTAGGTTCGATGAACGGAAGAGGCCTTAGTAACATTATGAAAACAATGGGTCTTGTTTCAGACTTAGATGATGATATTTATGATGAAGTTTCTTTTAGGGCGCAAACTTACATGAGAAGTATCTGGGACATGTTTCAAATGTGCGCAAGATTATTGCCAAACTATATTGTTGCCGTTAGACCCTTCGAAGATAGATCAACTATTTTTTACGGAAAACCACACTGGCTGTATACATCTGGTGTATTCCCAGTTTCAACAGGATTCCCAAATGAGGAAAATGCAAGAACAAATGGTATTAATACACCTGGTTACATAAATCCTGATGATACTTTAAACGAAATTCTTTCTTCTGTAAATAAAAATACTGGTTCTACAGCAGATGCTATGTTTGCTGCAGGCAGCAAGGAAAGCACAGTAGCTGACAACATGGCTTCTATGGCTAAAGATATTATTTCTGGAACAGGCATATTTGCTGCGGGTGGAAGATTGCGTGGAAAAGTAATAAATTTTGCTGACACAGAAAGACAAAAATATTACCACTACGATAAAATCGTTTCTAGACTGCCAGTCAATAAGGGTAAAGTTCAAGTAGGCTTTCACTTGCCTTTTGCTAGCTCATCTAGATTAAACCCAACTTTAGGAGATAAAGAAGTAGATAGAAGAACCGCGTCAAAACAGATCGATGCTCCGATACAACAAGATCATAAACAAATTGATCAACTCCCTATAAGGTTTCGTTATCCGTTTTTTTCCAACAGAGCAAGTGGAACTTTACCTTCACTGGATTATGACAAAATTGTTAAAAGTGTCGAAGGTGAAGACGTACCAAAAATTATTTCTAACATAGTTCAAATTTCTTTATTAGAAAAGTCTTTAGTAAGTAAAGAAAAAGACTCTGATACAACAGCACTAGTAAGCAGTAAGGAAGAGGGTGGTGAACCTACGCTGGACTTCAATTTTAATTTTGCAAGTAAGCTTCCATTTCTTGGCCTAGATCAACTCATGACCGATACAGCAGCCTTTGATCCATCAGGCATTTATGATCCAAAAGGAAAATTGGGCATAATCACGACATCAAGAACCGTGAGAATGCCATTGCCAGTTTTAGATATGCAGTCACAAACTGATATACAACTAACAAGCGGGGGTCAAACTGTACTACTGGAAAATTTTGAAAAGTATTATGATGACCTAGATCCAGCATATGCTCTGCAAGATAAGTACAGGGCGGGAGGAGCCATGTTAGATTTTACCGAATGGGGAATGCCGGCTTCTGCAGAAGATGAACAGTTTTATATCGCCATGAGATGGCCATATAATCCACTAGAATCTAGATCGGCACGTGGATTTGATGAAAAAGCATCAGTAAATGTTAAGCAACAAGTACTGCAAGATTTTTTAAAGATGTACAACCTGAAAGAGGAAGACTTAGTTGGTAGCCCAGAAGAATACAAGAAGAGAAAAGTACTTGTATACAACCCAGAAAAGAAAGTGGCAGTTGTTTGTACTCCAGCTTATTTCTTATGGGGAGAGACTGAAGCAGACGGAGATGGAAGCAATAAGATTGATGCAGTAATATCACCAGATGCTGCATACTTTCTTCATCTCTTAATTAACGATAAAGGCCAAATTCTTTCACCATTAGAAAATCTAGGAACTTTATCTCTCGAACAAGCCGATGGCAATGGAACAACTACAACAGCTGGACAATGGGAAGCCCTTGGAATGGCGGAGCAAAATCTCAAAGAGTGCATGTTCACTTTTGTGCCAGATGGTACTCCAGTTGGAGTTGTAACAAGTGATTACAATCCAGCAAATCAATTTAGCTTTGGAACAGAAAGTTTTATACCAGGTAATGATACTTTCTTAATCGGATTCGGAGCTTTTAAAACTGCTGACGAGGGAAGAAGTTTGGAAGATCAAATAAATAATGGTTTTCTTCCCGCTGTAGTATTACCAGAAAATACTGGCGGACATCCTTCGTTAAGATCTAATAACCATAGCGGAATTCTTAGTGATGACTATACTTTCGATGATGTTATTTCTCTAAAAACATCAATTGATTGGCAAAGAGAATGGAGCAGGGGCGGCAACTATCTTAAGTATTATGACAAAGTTTCAGCTGGAGATTATGAAAGTTTAAAGCAAGATAAATTAATAGAAAAATTAGAAGAAGATAAAAAAGATAAAACTTTTGAAAACTTTGTTAAAGTATATGACCCAATAGATTCAGTAAGCGTTACCGCAAGAGGTTTCTATGACGAAAAATTTGACAGCACAGTCAAAACTATTGCCGGCAATGGAAGAAGAGTATACGAAGCCCAACAAATATGGGATCAATTTAGGTATGGTTATCATAATTATGATTCAGTAAAAAATATTTTTTATCAGATGTTTAATCTCGACCCAGATGATGATACCGATTCCCAAGATCCATTGTTCGAACTTCTTACTGGTTCAGGAATTCAGGCGTTTGAAGAGTTTGGAGCAGATTCTAGAAGCTCAGAGTTTTCAACTTTACTTGGAGCAGACTGGGTCTCTACCTTAACCAGAGGAGAAGGCACTGCGGATAATTACCAATTTGGTACAGATGTAGCAGCTGCTATAGATATAGCAGTTAACGAATATGTTGATGGCGGGTTTGACGGATTTGATGAAAATAGATCAAAAATTATAAATAAAGATAAAGGAATTATTGACGCCTATAATGCACTTGTTTATAAAAAAGTATCTGGAATTAGAAACCTTGTTAAGGGCCACTTCGAAACATACGAATACGGACCTACACAAGAGGATGCTGATCCAGCAGCTGGAGCTGACAAATCTCCAGCAAAAAGTTCTACTAATGATTCTATCTTAGCCGATGTTATAAGTAAATTATCATTATCTAAAAAACCAGAAGATAAAGCAAAAGTATTATTGAGCAACATAAAAACTCCAAAACAATTGTTCTTGTTACTGGTTGGAATATTCAGGCAAAAACTATGGGCAGACCCATATGCAAGAGCCTGGGTTGTTTTAAGGCCAGACAAAAAACGTTTTAATCCAAGCACAGGAACTTCAATCTTAAATGCAGTTGTGCCAGTCACGGCTCCAGTTACAATTGCGTTCAATCTAGGAAGCGATGAAAATGATGACTGGAGCTTTAGATCCTTTGATAGAATATTTAATGCGTTTATTGACTATAACGCTGAATACGCAACAAACCCACAATCACTGATAAAGCTTCTTAAGGCCAATGCCAAAGAAGGAAGTAACGCTGGCAACTGGATAACTGGAGTCTTAGAAGACGTTGATAGTTTCTGGGATAGAAATATAGGACCAATTTTTACTGCGTTTGATGCAGCGTTGGGCAATCTCTTAAACATGTTTAGAATGTCTATGGCTCAAATGGGTTATGGACTAAATGAATTAGAAAACTTTACCAAGCAAGCAAACATTCTTAACAAAGCTTATAACGATTCAATATACTACTCTCTTGGTAGACAAGGCACTCTACTCAGAGCTGTTGATAATCCATTTACTAGAGAGTATGGAGAACCTGTCGTAGAGGTTAGGGAACCTTTCCAGAGATTGCACTACATCAGTTCATTCACTCATATTTTAAAAAATAATATTAAAGAAAACTTTAGTGGTGTAGCTACACAAATAACAGCTGTTTCAGATGGAAAATATCCAGTAACAGTTTCTTTGGATAAAGCTGCTCCACCAGAAAGACAAGTTGAAAAAACTGTTGAAACTGGAATTTATTTTGATAACGTTAAAGGCGAAGGAGTATGGGGAATACTACATCCGATATTCCATCCTCTCCAAACTGCTAGAGGAATTGCAAAAGCAGCTCAAGGAGATCCAGATGAATTAACCGCAAGAAGAGTAGCTCTTTCCCACCTTAAAGAATCTTTGAAAGATATATATGGTGGTGAAATAATTGTCATAGGCAACGCAGACATTAGACCACATGACATAGTTTATCTTGCGGATGTTTATGAAAGAATGTATGGAATATTTGAAGTAGAACAAGTAGTACATCACTTTACTCCAGAAACTGGATTTGTTACTAGTATTACTCCAAATGCTTTTGTTACTGTCAACGATCCAGCTAGATGGTTCTTGTCATCTTGGATGGCATCTCAATTCAGTATGCAAAATTTAAGAAACGACACTAGGTTGCTTTTAGCTAATAAGTCAAATAACTCTAGACTAACTATAAATGGTGACGTGTCAGTGGATAGATTAGGCGACATGCTTAAAGATCAAATGGTTGGCGGCATGCAATACACCCACGGACATTCCGCATTGCTAAAAGACATACAGGCTAATGCTTTAGCAGACTCAATGCCAGAGGGTGCTGAACAAATGAAGGCAATGATTGCAGCAAACACGGGTAGGCTAGAAGGCTCTGTAAAAAGCGCTGTCTTTGCCGGTTTGGTTATGCCTGCAATAACAGCTACAGCAACAGTTGGTGCAACTATGTTGGGAGGCCCTATAGCTGGTGCAGCTGTTGCAGCAGGACTTTCTTTGGCAACCGATGGTGCTTGGAACGCGTGGAAGTGGGTAAGGGACAATGTTCTAGACCAGCATGGTTGTTATATCCAGTACTTGTCAAAGAATGGGCAACCGATGGATGCAGGTTTGTCGAACTTCCAGGGCATGGTTGTTGGTAAATACCACTCAATAAAACTTCTTCCTGGCCTTCTTAACGTAAGAACAAAAACTAAATCTATTGAAGGCAATGCCTTCATAAGATCAGATGACTTGTTAAAGAATATGGGTTGGAAAGAAAAAGAAATAGGTGATCTTGTCAGATATATAAGTTTAGAAAATGCAATTGTTCACTCTCAATTGTTAAAGTATTCTGGATTAGGGCCAGAAAAGACAGGCCTTAATCAATACTTTAAGACTATCGTTTATGTAAAGCATGTAGTTGACGGTGACACCATAGATGTTATAGATGTATTAAGTGGATCTAACGAAACATATCGTGAATATAGAGTAAGATTTGACGGAGTTGACACTTCAGAATTGCAAAAAAATAATGTTTCAAAAGATGTTGGAATAATAGATGTCAACTCAACAGCTTCAAAAGGTTTGTTCTTTACAAAAGCAGCATTAGAGGGCAGACTAATAGTTCTTAGAGTAAGTCCAAACAATGCTACAATGATACTCACCGCAGATGATTTAGAAGCAGGTGCACTAGTTAACAATAGAGTCAACTATGCAACTTCAAGAAGAAGTGAAAAATGGGGTAACAGCGGACCTGAAAGATATATGGCGTCCGTATTTTACAAGACCGACGCAGAAAGCTATGCCGCCATTAAGAACCAGATAAGGTCAATATTCCTAGCAATACCAGGGACAACAGACGATACTCTTGCTTACGTAAAAAATAAAGCAAAAGAATTAATAAGCCCAGAATCTGTGATCTATACTAGATTTGATCAGCTATACGCAGCTACCTTAACTGTACAAAACCTTATCAGAGACTCCCTTCCTACTTATGGTACTCAAAAAACTGCAATCCACTTTGAAACAAGTGGAGAGACCGATCCACTAAACGGACTGAGCAACATAGAAATAAGAGCCTATGATGCCCTTGTTGATATGTTAGTTCTATTAAAGATTTATAATAAAGCTTCAGAATGGCCAATGGCTGAGTGGGACGAGTACTATGAGGATGGAACTCCAGTAACACTTAACTGGGAATTAATCACAAATGGATTGGGTAAGGTTTACACAGCAGGGTTAAATCTCGTGAGTGGGCCAGCAATGGTTGGCGTAGACAAAATGGTTCCAACTTTCAAAAAAGTATTAGGTGAATAATATGTCAGATACAGGAATAAATTCTTCAGACCTAGGCAGTACAGCAAGTATTGCAAACAAAATAGGTGAATCATTCTATCCAAATGGAGAGGTTGTAATAACTGGCACAACAATGTCCAGGCAGCCATACGAAGATAGAAGCTTAAGAAGCGCTGACCCAGTAAAGATAATTCAAGGCGATGGTCTTTACAGGAATCCAGCTTTTGCTATTAATGCATATGCGCAAAGCACCCAGTCAGCAATGCACGGAATAGTGGCATCAATGTCCGATTTAAATGATGATATAAAAATAGCTGATCCAAATGACCCAAGAGGAACTCCACTAACTGGGGCAGCAGCAAAGATGGAAATAGCTAAGAACTCCATGTTAGTAACAGGATATGCTCCTAGTGGTTTTTCTGAATCAATCAGAGCATTAAATAATAGCGTTATTAATAGCACTGTACAACCAACAGATTCAGACCTAGCATATGTGACCAGCGAAATGGGAGCTACTGTAGCAGAAAAAACTTCAGGTTACATTCCTTCTTCAGAGCCAGGAATGGTTTTGAATGGAGGGTCTAGAGCTATCGCTTTAGATTCTTTGTTAAGTGATCAAGAAAAAGAAGTGTATGCAACTAAGGTAGCTCAGCTAAATAATAAAGCAAACTTTAAGGGTTCAGTTAGTGCATTCACTATAGATTTTAATACAAATGAAAAAGGACAAAATCTTTCAAGTCTTGGTTTTGCAATAAATCAAGAACCAAGTTATATATCTGGTTCGATGCAAGCTCTACCTATTGATTCGAATCTTTTGGGTAGCGGAAAAAAAGTATGCCACATATCAGCAGCGCTAATAGAGATGATGCTCCAAGTGACTAATACAATGTATATACAAGGTGGAACTGGTGTTAGAACTTTAGTTGGTCCAAATTTTTCTTTACTTACTGCAGAAAACAACAGTGTAAGCGACCACGCATTTGGTAGAGGTTTTGATATTATGGCTGTTGGGAATTCAGCTATTCCAGTAACTGCATTGTCAAAGAACATAGATACATATAGACAAGGGCTACACTTGCTTTTGACTACATTAAATGGACTAACACAAGACTTACACCCAGACCTAATAGTGGTTCATGATCAATTGATGGTTGAGCTAGGAATAGCTGAAAGTGGCTTAGAAGGGGCTAATGCAGCGGTTAGAACAAAGTATCCAAACCTAGGTAAATTTGTTAACTTTGCTGTTGACTCAAGCCATAGAGACCACATACATGTTAGCTTTTCTCCACAAAGAGCTGGGTCATTTATAACTCCAGAAATAGCAACTGCAATAACTGGCGTTAGCTTTACCGCAGAAGATGCAAAAGGCGGGATAAGCATGGATAAATTTAAACAAAATTTCTTTGGCAAACCCAATGCTTCTCTAAGCACAGATGAACTCATGGCACTCTTGTCTACATCTGGTTTGTTTAGTCTTGAAGTGTCTGCAATATTTACTGCAATAGCTGAAAGAGAAGCAAGAATTAGGCCAGCTGCCATTAATACAACACGTCCTTCTGATTTTTCTGTTGGCTTGTTCCAAATAAACTTATTAGAAAAAGCACACGGCACCAAAACATTTTACCTAAAGTACAATGCATCTGGACAACCGGAAGACAGCACCGTTTTAGGTTTCAAATTGGCTTACTCAATTGACTCAGATAATAATCCAAAAACACTAGCTAGCAAAGTGATGAACCAAGCAACTCAAGCTACTGTCGATCAAAGGGTATGGATACCCTACAACCAAGCCTGGATGTTAGGTGTAACTGCAGTCGGATCGGTAAGGGTTGCCCAAGTAATTAAAAAAAATAATCCAATTGACGAATACTGCTTTCACCCATGGGGAGATTATGGAACTGAATACGTTCCAGGTTTTATATTTAAAACAAAATTCTCTACCGCATTGTCAGTTTATTTGAATAGAGGCGGAACAGATGCTAATTTAAGAAAATGGATTAGAACAAACATACCACAGAAATCAAGAGCCTATTCATACATAGAAGGATGGATGGGTGGTTCCGTGTATAAAGAAGATGGAAGCGTATTGTAGGAGGAAATATTATGGCATTAAATTATCCAAAGTTTGATAAAAGAATTACTGATAGAATAGATGAAGCTTCTTTTAAGCAATCAAAGAATAGACCAGGTACAGTAATGGCTTACAATTCAGGACATAATACTGCAACAGTTATGGTCGACGAAAAGTACTCTGACCTTATTGGTAATATGCTTTCTAACGTACCATGCCCATTTGTGTATGGTGTTCAAACGGTCGCTCCAGCCCCAGGCACACGCTGTCTCATAGGCTTTAGAGACGCAGAAGAAAAGGAACCGTATGTCTTGATGTATTTTAATGACATTCATTCCCATAAAAATATTAGAAATACCTCGATAGACACTGGCATACCAAAGTTTATGGTTTAATTATTATGATAGATCAAAATAGCGAACAATTTAAACAGTCTCCTGTTTTTAACGAAACAGCAGAAATAAAGAGAAGAAAAGAATTCTCACATAGAGAAGTCGGCTTGACCCACCCAGATAATAAAGCCTTTATTAGAATAACGGACATGGGTGAGATAGAGATATTTGGAGCTCCTGGCGTTGGTTTGGTTATCAATCCAAACACAAGAAGCATATCCATATTTGCAGACTCCATTAAGATGTACTGCAAAGATGATGATGGTCTAAGATGGAATGAAAAGTCCTTTAACCCAGCTGCAGATGTATATAATGAGCCTGCTCTTTTAAAGACTGGAGACTTTTTAAACAACCCAGCGTATTATAGGACCGGCCAGTTTTTAAATAATTTAGAAAATTATGAACAGGAAGAGGTCGTAACTCCCATTACTATAATAGGTAAGTACGGCCTAGGTTTGAATAATGAGCAGGGCTCAGAAGTAATAGAAGATCCAAATGGGTTGACTTTTGAGCAAGTTTCTTTAATAGAATCTTATTCAAAAACTCACACCGAATCCGAAGTAGCCAAATTGCAACAGTTTATTAAAATGGGATACTCCTATCAAGATGCAGTTTCTAAGGTAGAAACTAGCGACTTTAATGAGCCAAGTGATATGGAAAATTTTCCTTGGATAGATAATGATTTGGATAAATAATGAGCGATTTCTATTTTGATCTTAGTGGTGATATTAAAGTCTCACCAAATAAAGATATAGCTGTTATAGGAGATGGGTCAAGGAAAGACGTCCAACAAATATACATAAGACTTATGACAGAGCCAAATGACTTTACTGTATATCCAAGGCTTGGCTGCGATCTCTCTATGCTCTATGGAATGCCGCAAAGTAAAACTACTGGTGAACTAGGTAAAAGAATTATAAGAAATGCGCTTATGGACGAAACTGTAGGTGGTATATTTAAAGGTAGATTTATAACAATAGACGCCGTACCAACATCTGCTAATTCAATTAGATTTGATGTACATATAGAAGACAATAGTGTGGAACCGATAACTCTTTCGGTTACACAAAACATTTAATAAGGAGCAAAAATGGCGATAGTTTATAGCAAAAGTAAACCAGAGGTACTAGGCAGAATGCTTTTAGCATTAGAAAAAAATGCTGGTATTACGGCAACATATCCTGGAGCTATAGCTAGAGCTTTTGCTGAAGCAGTTGCCACAGAGGTAAGTGATTTGTATGAGACTTTAAAGTTTGCGGTTGATCAAACAGCAATGTCAACAGCCTCTGGTAGGTCGCTTGACCTGATTGGTGAACTCTACGGCGTTGGCAGAAAAGTCGTTTCTCCAGATGCAGAACAAGAAAGATCAAGTTTTAATATAGAGTTCTTTATTAGTTCGCCTTCTTCATCTGACATCATTGTCACTAAGGGAACTTCTATCTTTAATGACGTTACCGAGTTTGCCTCTAGACAGTATCAGTACCAGTTAGAGTCTGACGTAGTTATAATAGCCGGAACTACTAAAGCATTCGGAAGAATTACCCCTTCTTTTAGTAGTGAAGACTTTACCGCAGCCAGAGGTAGCTTAACAAAGCACAACTTCACCGCACCAGATGGAACAATAGTCTATTGCTCAAACCCAAAGGAAGTCTATTCTACTTCTGGCATGGAAAGTGATGAGAATTATCGTCGTAGAATTAGTCTTTCGATAAAGGAAAGATCATATGGAACAGCAGAATCCCTAAGACTCAATGCTCTTGCACTTCCAGGAGTAAGAGATGTTAGAATTAGAGAGTCTTCATATGGGCTTGGTTCTTGTGACATTATTGTTGTCCCAGAATCTCAGAGAATAGATCCTAGCTTTGTGCAAAATGTTGCAAGTAATTTATCTGGGAGAAAACCTGTGGGCATAAAGCTCAATATAAGGATTGCAGATAGGATTGGCATAAACACTGTTGCCAATATAGTTCTGCCACAGGGACTTAGTTCATCAGCCATTACTGCTATAGAAAACCAAGCTAATTTGTTTGTTAAAAGATACTTGAATTCTATGACAATAGGCAGTTCTATTTCATATTCAGATATAGAAAGTCAGATTAGGGCGTCTTCTGATTTTATCAAAAGTGTCAATGTATTAAGCGTCACCTCAAAGGGTCAGGAAATACCTAAGGGTATTTTTAGGTTAAACACCGAAAGAGAGTACATGATAGCTGGGACTGTATCGGTTTTTTCTGTTATAATGTCTTCACAAGGTTATTAGAACTGAAAGAGTGGTATTTACATGTCAGACAAGCTTTTTCTTGTCACCAAGACTCACATAGTCAAAGCTAAAAATATGAAACACGCCCGTAGCATTATCGAGGGCGATGAAGATATTCCTGGCGATTTGCTAGTCGATAATATTTTTGCAAAAGAAGTAGACGAAGAACAGGCTTCTCACTATTTTTCTACTGGTCAAAACTCATTCTATGACACAGTCGATGAGATAGATGAAGATACATACGAAACAGATACTGTAGGTTCGAGTTATGGCGTATCGGTGCCGTCAGCGACTATAGACTTTTTGAGATCAGAAAATAAGAGACTTGCCCGTTCTGCAGACAAGTACAAGAACATAAGCGATCATGCTTCTGAGACTATCTATAAAGCAGCACACGATGTCTTTTCTAAATTTGAGCTACCAACACTGATAAGAAAAGAAGCAAGAAAACCAGGCAAGGGCACTCCAGAAACTGCAGTAGTAGTTTTTGCTGACTGGCAGCTTGGCAAGGTGACGCCTGATTACAACTCAGAAGTAACCGCAAAAAGAATTGAATTGTATACAGAAAAGATGCTGGAAATTGTAGAAATACAAAGAGCAGATCACCCAATTGATAATCTGCATGTATGGATGCTAGGTGACATTGTGGAGGGGGAAGAGATATTCCCTGGACAGAGCCACTTGATTGACTCAGGTATCTACAGACAGGTTGGTGTCAATGGACCAGAAATCCTAAGTAAATTCTTTGCTACGAGTCTTGAAAACTTTAACCAGGTCAATGTTACTGCGGTTATTGGAAATCATGGATCTGTTGGTGGCAGAAATAGAAAGATGTATGATCCAGAATCTAATATGGATAGACTTCTTTACAAGATTACCAGCTTGATCTTTGCAAATAATCCAAGAATTAACTTCAACATTCCAGATGGAAGAGGCGAAAGACACTGGTATGCAGTAGATAAGATCGGTGATTATTCAAGTCTTTTAATTCATGGTGACCAAATGCCTTCGCCTAACTCTATTACCGCTTACTATAGGAAGGTAATGGGTTGGAAAGACGGTGCAATTCCAGAAGAGTTCCAAGATGTGTTTATGGGTCATTATCATCAGCAAGCAAAGATGACCTTAGGCAGTTCAACTTTAAGAATATCTGGTTCACCAGAAAGCTACAATACGTATGCCCAAGAGTATTTCCACTCGATGAGCAGACCATGTCAGCACTTAATGTTCGTACACCCAGAGCGCGGAGTTACTTCAGAATATTCAGTATGGCTTGACGAAGTTTAATAGGATTAAGGTTAGATGAAAACATACTTCCTTGCATTAAATAACTCTGATTTCAACATCAGTGGCAATACTTGGACGTCCAATGTCATCGACCTATATTCAAATAGATTCTATACCAACTTCTCAACTCTTAGATCACAACATGGCTTAAATGAGCTAGGAGATTATACTTTTGTTGGAACTGAGTTAAGGCCAGATGCCACTCCAACGCTTGATTCAACCACTAAGGTAACCAACTATGGTGAAATAGTACTTGAAGAAACTATTGGAGAATATGGATTTTTTAATCCTGATGATTTCCAGGATGGAAGGTACATCTTTGACCTGGTACAATCTTCCCCATTTTGGATTATGGGTCCAGACTATGAGTCTCAACTAGTTTATAGATTTGTTGATACCACAAGCAGAGTGGATATTATAGGCTACAAGCATGCATTTGCCAACCTTCCTGGGGCTGAGCAGCCTACTGTGCAAGTTAAGGTCTACACTGCGGATATAGAAAATGCACAAGACTCTGAATGGCTCCAAGTTGCATATGTCAACCAAAGCACATCCCTGCTCTTTATAAGAGACGTTAAAAGATATTGTAAGTTTGAAGTAATAATTTCATCGGACTCTTCGCTTGAGAATTCAAACTTCCTTTTGTTGGTGCAAACCCAAATAGATGAAATTGCTGTCCCAGTCATATCAGATCATACAAGAAGCGTTCTTGCAAGATTCCCTTCATGGACGAAGATTTACGGAGACTCCTTAGAAAGAGCAACTCCATCATTGGCATTACCGGAAACAAATGCTGGAAAAATGATCAATGCATTAATTGGTGATGACCTAGATAAAATAGATGAATTAATTTCTAGGGTGGAATTAGATTCCTACATTGGTTCAGCAACACTATCGGAAACTGCTTGGATGTATGTATGCACCAACGTTGCTCCTGGTTTTGTGAAAATCATTGGGGATAACACCGAGCTAGCTAGAGTTTCAACAATGCGAGAATTGTTGGAAACAAGAACTACAGATTATGTTTTCTATTATAATTTTTCTACATTAGAATTATATACTCTAAGAAAATTTGTGAAACTAAAAGTAGATAATACTTTAACCGACCAAATTGTTATACAGAGTTTAAATAGCTTTGATGAATTTGGTGTTAGAGTAGGTCTCCAAAGATTGTATCTTGAATCAAATTTAAATTTCTCTAAGAGAATTTTAGATGTTTACAGAAATCCTCCTGCTATCAACGCAGAGGGATTAAAGCTGACACTAAGAAGAGAATTAGATATATGGAGAGCTGTTGGTGCAACACCTGAATCCACATATCTTGGAGCAACTCCTGAAATTATAGAGATATCAGATTTAGAAACAATGTCAAAATACTTTTCTAAAGATGGAATTCCAACTAAAGAATTTTTTGATTTTGTAGAATATATTAACGTTAAATATCCAACCAACTATGGCTACATCAAGTGGGGCGAAGCTTACTGGGACTACGCTGGAAAGTTCCAAGAGGGTATATCTTCAATACCAACAATTTTGGACTCAGCAACTCCTCAATCTTACTCAAGTGATTATCAGCCTGGTATCGGTGACTTTGAAGATGCAAGACTTAAGTTGGAAAAACTAGATAGAGAAATTACTAAATCATCTTTTGGTCTTAGAGTTTCGGGAATTAAATATGAAAACACTGAACCAGCCTATGAACCAATAGATGTAAAGTACGATAGCTATATTTCTTATTACGAAGATTATGTAGAAAACAATACAGCAACAATCACCTATGATGTAAAGCTATTGTTGAATCTACATGGCGACATACCAAACGATGCCGTGTACACAGCAAGATTTAGAGATTACATAACAAATATCTATGATCAGACATCATCGCCAGAATATATTGTAAGATCAATTTTTAATCCCTCTGGATTTACCACCGGGGATTCGATTTATTACAACCAGGGTGGAACACCATATGTAAATACATTTAGCGTTTCTGCCACAGAGTCGTACACTTTTAGTGAAATACCGTTGTACTCAGTCGATGCAGCAACGGTTAGTTTTATCAGTTCTAGTGGACCAAGTGGTGCAACAGGCAGCTACGCAACAATCGGATTCTTGGATGCAACTCCAAATACATACGCAAAAAATACAAGCAAAAATGTAATCAAAACAGCAGCGCAAATAAATGACTCACCGTACGCTACAAAGTTGAAGATAAACTCAGAAATATATGACGCTAAAAAGAAGAGACTTGTAAACACACCAAAGATTAGATCAGACCGTTTTTCAAATAAGGTAAATAACTCTAATGATATAACTAAGCAGTCTGCGGTTACATTTACTCCTCAAGATATAATTAAGAACTTTATCATACCGTTTGGTGCCACACCAGTATATGTCCACATAGAAAATATCATTGAAGATAGCTACGATATTGACTTGTCAGCATCTCCATATCAGGGGTATGGTGGTATCTCAAAGAACAGAGATCAAAACAAAACGTATTTGATTCCCTCTGTGCCTAACGTATTGTTCAGTTTTATTAATCCAAACTTTGCTACTCCGGAACAGCATGAAAATTATATCGATACAATAGGATCTACTGTAAATTATTATTTTACAAATATTAAATTTCCCTTTTCAGCAACTCCAAATCAACTAAGAATATCTTCAAACGATGATGGAAACTATCCATTTAATTATTTGACTTGGGAAAATTTTACAGCTAATTATATAGGCGATATAGAATATTATATTAGCGATCACGGAGTTGTTTCGGGGAACTCAACAGTAGATTACAGCTTACTAAATAATGAGTCAAGCTATATGGTTGGAAGATATGACTTTAATAGATCAGATTTTGGTTTATCAGATTATGATTCTTCACCCAACTTGTGGATTAGGGATCTAGAAGTTATTAATGAAGATGATAACACTTTGGTATACACTGGTTGGAATAACAGCCCAATTAGTATTTATACTGAAGATGACGGCACTTCAGAGTCTTATGTATTCCAAAATGATTACATAGACCAGGCTAGATGGCAGTATCTTCTTGACAAGAATCAAGCTACTCCAGAAGGACTTTTAAATTATCTTGATCCAAATACTGGGAAATATACATTGAAGAACATACCAATTTGGGCTTTCCGTTCTGATTTTAGAAATGAAAGTATTAATCCTTCAATTAAAACTGGTTGGTATTATCAGGATGGCGAAGAAAGATACATTTACGCAAAACCAAAAACTGAAAGCATATTTCAAGAGGCAACACCTTATACGCATAAGCAGATACTTCTTCCTCAGGTCGCCAGACAAGGTGCTCCAATCATTGTTAGCGTAGATCCATATAATGATAATGCAGCTAGCCCAGCAGTTGAATATATGCAAGTAGCTTTCTCGGAAGAAGCAACCCCAAGTGCATTTTCTTACTATAACTATGAATACATTACTTCAAAATACGACGACTATTTAGCTCTAGCTTATTCTAATATTTTTGACATAACAATAAAAGATGAATACACGGGACAAACTGTAGCGTCTGGCTTGCATACGCCAACTAATATTATCGACTCAAGCATTCTTGCTTCATCCGGAATGATCAAAGCGGGACGAGAATATAGAGTATCATACAGGGTCAAGAACACCTTCAATGTTGACAACCAGTATTTCTATGAAATTGATAACTCATATAGAAGTTTGGTGACACTCTTAAGTACTCCAGATACAAGCGTATGGCTTACTGAGGTAACCTATGAATCTGCACTATTTGATACTGATGCAGAGATTGATACAGTATCATTGAATCCATTGTATACTCCAAGCAACGAGGGGTATGTATTTATTTCACATAATTCATATGATCTTGGATCCATAGAAGCCTCATTGACTCCCAAGGAAATTTTGTCAGACAATGTAGATTACATGGCTTTAAATATTTGGTCATATGATATAAATGGTAACCCAAAACCAAATATTCCAATATCAATATCAGGTTTAAACATATCAGCAATGCCATCAACACTGCTCACAAGTAGTGATGGGTACGCAAGAGCATACATATCTTATATGGGGGACAATGTTGCTACGCCAACAATAAGACAAGTCTTAGTCCAAGAAAATCATAGCACCCCGTCCCTATATTCTGCTACTGTCAACTATGTACTAAAGCCAGATCTAACAGATGTCAACAAGCTTTCTGCAGAAGTAACAAAGAAAATCATCAACGCAGATGGTCAGGAAAAGGTTTACATTTTCGGCAATGCAACACCTAACGCTTCAGTTTACTGGAGAAGAGGGCGTAACCTATACCTAGCTTTAAATACAGAATATTCCACTAACCAAACAGCACCTGAGCAAGTTGGCTACGCTGGAATGACTACAGCAGATGCTAATGGCAACTTCCAGATTGGCCCATACAGAGCACAAAACGATGCTACTCCAGGCTACTGGTTTACTGTGGTCGATAGCGAATTCTCCCCAACTCCTACAGCAGAACCTGTTACTATAGTAGGAGACATAGTTTACTGGTATGAAAGATATGATGTTAATCAGTCTAATTCAGGTGAGCCAACCCTACCTCCAGATAATGGTTCTGAAACTGGGTATGCCCACTATTTGTCTAACCCGGCTTTTAAAATGAATGCAGATACTGAAGAAGTTTATTATGAAAATACTTTTGAAAATAGTTGGAATTTGCCAATCTGGTATCCAATTAGTAGATATGATCAGTACCAGATGGGCCTGTTCGGCTCAACTCCATATATTATTGACACATATCAAACATTAAGACCTGATTATGAAGAGGAATAAAAATGAAGAAATTTGAAAACTTTACTAATCCAGGTAATGATGAAGAGTTTGCAGTTAAAAGAGGAAAGAATCTTCCTTCTGACGCAGTAAATTTGCGGATACTATAACACAGAAGAGGTCACCCCAGAGTCTTTCCTTTCTGTAGCCGATCTTTCCGGATTTCAAAAAGAAAATTCAAGAGATGTTTCAGCTATCGAAAATGATTTTGCAATGTACGCTGATGAATTTGGTGTTCTTAGGTATATAAAAACTAATGCAGAAAGACACCAAACAAAACATTCTCCTATAGTAAAAAACTCAGAAGTTTCTGTGACCAACTATGTCATTAATCAGGAGCCAGGAAATGTAAATAACAACTACACATCGAAAATAGACGAATTCGAAAGCGCTAGATTCGGACATAGCTACTATGTTTCTAGATTTTTTACAATTCTACCCAATACTGCTTCTGGCTACAGTGGAGTAGGGACATCATTGAGAGTTGACAATCCAGATCAATACAATATTAAAGTTGTAGATTCATCCGGAAACAAATATGTTAATTCAATGAATGAAAATAATTATGAAGTTTTTATTGAAAAATATCAAGACGATATAAATACAACATCTTATAACTATTATAGAATTATTATCGTATTAGATGAGCCAGATCCAATTGGTTTATATATGATATACGATAAGTATGAAAAAAATAAAGACGGGATCCCATTTAATCAGTTCTTAAATTATAAGGAATATATTAATGCAATTCCATCATATACCTATACTGTTGAAGAGTCAGAGGTAATAGACCAAAGTTCTTTCAATAAAAGAATATATTCAACTCAATTGTTTTCTCATAAAGAAAATAAGCTTCTTAAAAACAAAACAGAAGATGAAGGTTGGAAAGTCGTAACTCCAAAAAAGGCAATTCAAGATCCTAGAACGTTCCAAAACTTTAACTGGAGATTGCTAGCAAAGATAAATTATGATTTTAGCAAGATAAAAGATATTTATGAAGATTCAGAAAGGGCAAGACTTAATGCAGCAGTATTATATTCAGGTTCTTTAAACAGTATACAAAATCCATACGTCTTTGCTAACCTTGAAGAGTCAGTAATAAACCAGCAAAATTTTATATTTGTCAATCCACTATCATCTACAACTGATAAAACAAAAAAATCTTACTGGGCCTTGAATATAGATACATTTGCAAGCGATTACTTTTCAAATCCAGACGCTTATAACTACGATTTTTTAGTCTGGACGCCAAATGCTACGATAACCGAAAATCAAAAAAGAGCAATTGATACATTCCTTTCAAAAGGAGTTTCAGTATTTATCGACTGTTCAAACTTAGGCACTTACACTACACAAGGAGGCTTATCTGCATCTGGCTTAATTAATTTTGACTTCAACTTAACATCAGTATCAAAGAACACTGGCCTAATAAAGATAGTTGATGAATATATTACTGGAGAAGAAACTTTAAATGGTTGGGATCTTGATCCTTATCATGAGTCTTCAGTAGCAAGAAAGTTTGGCATATTTGGACCTAGATGGGATGTGTTTAATAACAATGCTATCAGACCAATCACGGTCTTTGGTAACACGCCAGAAAGTCAAGACGGATCAGCTAAGTCGATAGCTTACATACAAGATGGAAACACCAACTATACGGCTATACTAAAAGACAAATATAATGTCAATTCTGAATTCTCAGCTTTTGCTGTGTTTTGCCTAAACCCATTCTTAACCTATATCAATGATAACTACGGTGGAAGCGGCCTAGGCATCTCCGCTCCGAACAGAGGAGATTCCAATGCGTATCCAGTTGGCAAAGTGGGTAGCCAAATAGGGCTATTGAGCGAAGCAGTTATTGGACCAAATAGAATGTTCTACAACATTTTATGCGAGTCAAATAAAAATAAAGTTAATAGCAAAAAGCAGTTTTCTAGAGATTCAACTATAGTTTGGAACGTCTCACCTTGGAGGAATTCTTGGACGATCAATGGAAAAAGAGATAGTTCTGGAAAAATAAATGTTTTATTTGATGATGAAAAAGCAACATTTAAATTCTCAGAAAAAATTCAAGAGGTATCAGATAGCACAAGCACGCAAGTGCTTACCAATTATTTTTGCAGAGAATTAAATTCTTCGATAGGTTCGCTATTAGTTTCTGACTTCGAGCTCACGTCCATGCCGATAGAAGCTCAAACTTTAATCAATGCTGATTACAGCAACGTAGAGTTTTATATTGAGTGTACAAATGACAACGTAGGTTTTCTGAACTTTAATAAAATCGACAATACCAATTACATTTTTAGTGATGTTAAAACTTCTTATAGCATACATCAGCTTAGTCCAAGTGCTAAAACAAAATTAGCACAAGCCCCACTAACAGTTGATGCATACTCAAAAGTTTTTTCAAGAGAATTTGATTTAGGCTCAATCCATTATCCATATGTGGTTTTGGAGTATTCGGATTATCAAGCGCAAATTAATTCTATTGTAAAAATTCCATCAGAGTATTTGCCAGGCAGTCAATTCGTAAAAGACTATGACTTTGCTTTTAAAACTCAAGTGTTTGTAACAGAGGTTATAACCAACAGATATAGCTTTGACGTTAAGTGGAAGACTCAATTCTCGACTGACCTAAACGTTAACGTAACTGGTGGAATCAAAGTTATTACTGAAAAAGGAACAGCTGCTGTTGCAGAAGGCAAAGGCTTTGCAATAGATGTACAAAAGTCTGACCCAGAAAGAAGAGTAATAGGGAACAAAAATTCTCCATTTGGAGTTTTAGGCTATGCTTATCCAACAAACGTTTTTTCTGAAACAGATATTACCTCAGTAAAACCTAAAGCTAGAACATCAGTCCAAAACAGTTTTCACTATACTGCTGACATACCCTTAACTCAATATGGTGATGAATATATGGCTGGCAAGAGTGGGCCATTGACAGGTGGCACTATTTCTACCACTACTACTGCCACAGTTGTTGACACTACGCCAACTGCAACGAACGCAGTTACAGGTTCAAAATCACTAACTAGAATAGCCGACTACGCAACTTGGAGTCAAACAGGAAGCAATTCTTATGGTAGCGGTTCACAAACAAGAGGATTTCAGTTAGATGTAAGACCACCAGCATCTGAGTATGAATCTATAAAACAAATGATTAGAACTGGTTTTGGTGCCTTCTATACTACTTTAGTAGCTAATTGGAGTAAGCTATATTGGTTTGCACCTGTGGTGGCATCATCTACAGACAAGGGCGGTGTTGTAAGTTTAGAAGAAAAATTCAATCTTTTTGAAAACCAATATTTAAATGAAAAAAATAGTCTTCCATATACTACTAATGCCAAGAAGTCCACAGATCAAACATTAGCATTGCGCGCTATATATGCTTCGGACAGCGCTATTGTAACAGTTCACGGCAAAGCAGTAAATATTGCTACGACATTCAATCTTCCAGCTGGCACAACTGGTAAGCAATTTTACACAAAGGTAATAGAAAGATTTACTAATCAGTGGGCTATCTTTAACCCAGTATTTACTATAACGGAAAATGTTCCCAACTATGTTCCACAGTCTGCAGCTGCAGCTGCACCACCCCAAAAAGAAGTAACTCAGGAAGTGGTGACCCAAACTGGTGGCTCTAACACATACATGAAATATATACAATACACCTTACAACAGATGGGGTACAGTATAAAGCTTACTGGAACATTTGATGCCGCTACTAAAGCTGCTGTTACACAATTCCAGCATGATAAAAAATTAAATCCAAACAGAAACTACGGAGTTGTTGACTCTGAAACTAAATCAGTATTCGCAACGTACTGGCTCAATCTAGCAAAGAATAATACTGCAAAATTTGACCAACAAAGAAAAGATGCGTTCAAATATCAGATAGTCAGATTCATAGATGCAGCTATTCAATATTCGGACATATCTAATATATGCAATCCATCAACTTCAAGTGACTATAGAAGAATCAGTTATACCGGAATACCAGGGCCAACGGCCATAGAAGACTCCATATACATAGAAGTCCCACAGGTCCCAGATGCCAAGACGGGTCAACCGATGGCTTGGCAAGAATTAAATAGCATAAAGATACAGGCAGGATCATGGCCAGTTATTATCAAAGATATTTCGCTTTATACTACAGACCTGGTATCATCCACATTTACAGCTCCTGGACCAGCAGCTGGAGACATGTTTTTCCAGCTTGGTTCAGGCGAACTGCTAGGCTCTAACCAATCAAAAGAAATCTCTTTAAATGGCAAAAGAGGAATTAGGTATGTAAGAGTGCATGTTGTTGGCCAAAAAATAAACTTACCAGGAACAACTTTTGCAGAAGGTTTTTCTATAGCTGATGTTAAATTTAGTGTTACTACACCAACACTAGGCAAAGGCGCGACAGAAGATACTTCTGGATTGTTTGGTGTCAACGCAGATGCCGTTGGAAGAGGCATAATGCTTGGGACAACTACAGTTAACTCTGGAGATTTTGGCGTATTTAAATTAGGCACGATTGCTGATGCAATTGGGTACCCAAATTCAACCATAGATCTTGTGCAATTAACAAATATAGACATAGATGTAGTTGCCATGGACGAAGATGGAAATCCTAAATTAGATCTTGATGGCAATTTGGTTACAAATAATTATAACTTTACTCCAGATAACGAAACTCTATACTCATCTGGGGATTGGAATTCTCTCGATGAGATAGACTTTAGTGTAGACGAATTAAATTTTGCAGTTGAATCAATAAGTGGCTCTACTGTTATGGGCGGGGTGTCTCCATTTATATATGGTGTAAATAAAAAATCAGCAACTGCATCAACAGCTCTTTCAGCACTAGAAATTTCTCAACAATTTGAAGTACTAAACAACAGAGCTCCTATTTATCAAATTACTACTACTAATGGAGTTGAAATAATTTCAAAAGAATACTCACTAGAGTATGACGTAAATAACTTCTATCTAGCAGACGCTGATGTAAATTCAGTTTTACAAAAGCAAAATATCAAAAAGTCCGTGAACGCAAAAGACGGAGCAGTAATACTACTCAATCAGGACAATACTGCCTCTGGGTTTCCCGACTATAGCACATTCGATCAACCAAACTTAGATGTTTCCTTTGGAACTACAATATTAAAATGGAACCTAAAAGACTCCAATGGTATCGCAATGCCGGCACCAGAGGGCTTACAGTGGGGCTTTTACAATATAAGAACTAAAGAATTCTTAGGTAAGAAAATTGATTACCAGTACTTGGCTTCTAATAAGAGGGATGTTTTCATTGGAGTTCTTGCGTTCGACGCTGACGGGGATGCAAAGTCAACTGATAATATACTTGGTATAGACAACAGAGTTGGGACTCTTGCGGAGTTCCAATTCCCAGCAAAATCAATTTGCCCGCTTTATTCAGTTAGGGTGAGCGACAGAGCAAAGATCGCCGTATCTAACCCTCCAGCTTACCTATCCAAATTTGACACGTGGTTTGTCAACGTAAGCAGGGGAAGATTCTACAAGCAAATAGAAATTCCAGTTAATTATAACTTTATAGATTGGGTAAAAAACTACAAAGGCGTAACACTCAGATGTTTCTATGACACAACTAGAATACCGATTCCTTCGTCTGGGTTATTTGGCTCTGGTTATTATGATATTTTTGAAGAAAACCCTATAGTTATTTCTCAAAATGAAATTCAACTCAGACATGGTTCGGTACATGTTGCTCAAGAACAGTTGGATAAGCTAAATTCATCTGGACAATATACAGATGCTAGTCCAATCCAGCCATGGATTGAAATTCTTATTCAAGATTCAAATCTTAATTGGAATAAAATTTCTTTAAACCAGATAAGAAACTTTAATAAGCACAATGGAACCATTTCTTTTGCCAATGAAATAGTTCCGTCTAATGAAAGTAAGATTAAAGTATCTTATACAGTAAAAAATCCAAATATCATGATGTATCATGTTGATGGTCTGGAAATACCCCTAAACCCATATAGTCTTATAGCAGGTAACACCTATAATTACTCTGGCCAAGAGGTAACTATCCAACCAATTATTAACCCAAGTGGAGCACCAATATACTTTTATATACTACCCTTAGAGGTAGAGGAGCTTGTGGGCGGGGAATATATAACGGTTTCTGATTATTCACTGCATGGTTCTCCAGTCCGATTTACCACCAACTATTCGATGTTCTCAACATCTTCATTAAATTACGATCCATTTGCTATACATATAGGAACCGCCATAGTTAATGACAAGTACAATATGGATAACGTAAATCTATTAGATCTCAGAGTAAAGGGTGGTGGAATTTCCGCCAACTCTAACATGCAAAGTGTAATAGAAGATAATTCTAATGTACTATCATTTAGTGACATACACTCAGGGAAGGGCCATCTGTATGCTAACGGTGGCTATGTTATAGTTAAAATTCCTAAAGAAGTTAAAGATAACTTTACTTCTAAAGACCAAGTATATGCTATAGTTAGAGCTAACCTAACTGCTGGTGTCGCATTTGATATTCAGGATATGGATGGAAATGATTGGAGAACAATTTAAATGTTGCCTAAACTAAGCAATTATGTCTCCTCTTTTAGTAGGCAAACGCGCAGAACTGTAAATGAAGTCCTTGCTGAATCCAGTCTTGAGAAAGCTGAAATAGGAAAGCTAGTAGCTAAAATAACATCCTTTAGCTCCGCAGCGGATTACATACCGTCCTATGTGTCAATGCTTTCTCCTATGCAAAGAGAGCCATTGGTAGATCTATTTAGGGATATGGACTTAAGAATTCAAACAGATTTTGATATATCAAATTCACTTGGATTATTGCGCTCTTCAATGTCTTCTATATTCTCTGGAGAAATAGAGAAACTAGAAAAAGATGTGGCATATTTAGAATCTTTCATTAGGAACTGGACATTCCTTTCCGGAGAAGACGATTTATATAATTCTTCTTTTATAGAAAATTTTGATAATGATCAACACTCCCACATCTACGACAAATCAAGCTATAAAATACCAGACAGAAATGGAAATCAATTCAGAGTTAGCGAATATGCTACAGTAGATTCAGTAACTGATTCATTAAAATTTTCTAATTCATATGAAAGATCTTTGGTCAACATAGAAAAAGAAGATATTAAAGAAATAAAGTACTATACAAATTTCTCTACAGAGTACATAACAAGTGACACTGGAATTAATAATTTATTAAATAATTCATCTTCAAACACCTGGAACTTAACAGTTAAATCACCTTTAATAATTAAAGAATCTATTTTTGAAAGAGAAGAATTTGCAAGATATCAAAATGGAATTAATTTAACAGCTTCAGCACAGGTTGCTATAGAGATTACCTTTAACAAGCAAATCAAAGCATCGCGCATTAGGCTTACGCCCAATGTTTCTGCTGGACTTTTTGTTACTCAAATTGTTATCGAATCAGGTTCTAGTCAATCTGAAATAGAAACAACACAATATCTTGGTAAAACTACAGTTCTTTCAGATCCCATATACATTAACAAAGGTGTCGACATAGAGCTGCCATCAGCTGGTTATATAAAGTCCATGATAATATTCCTTTCGCAAAAGGAATATATTAGAACAAAAATAGCACCTATTCAATCTGAATCAAATTTTAAACTAATAAATAAAATAGCTTCAGCTATAAGAATAGAAAGAAAAAGTAACCATGACAAATTACAAGACATGGTAATTAAATACTTTATTAAAGATAACGCCAGAGATTATATTATTAGAAATAAAAAATTATATAATTATGATTATACAAATTATTATCCAAATGATCTTTCAAAGAAAAGTGTTGGCGTATTAAAAGAGTTAAAAACAAATAATTATTATTCTGATATAGAATCATTTAATAAATTCAGAAATACATCTTTATTATCTAATATAGTTTTTTCTATTATTTCTCATTCTATTGGATCAAAAATAAGAGCGTTAACTAGCAGCACATACATAGAATCAAACTTAAGACAATCTACCAAGAGTGTTTCTTCCTATAGATCTGGTGGCATGGTGCCACTTAATGACTCTAACAATATAGAAAATAATCTTCAATTTTTAGAAGAAAAACCAAGTGCGTTTAATCAAGAAGATGCTGTAAAACTTTTGGGTAATATTGAAGAGCTAGGCTTGTACGAGTATATGTTTTCGCTTAAGAGCATTAGCATTTTTGCTGTAAATGAAAATGAAGTTTCAACTCAAATTGTTACAGTCGGGAATAGATCTGTTTTTATGAGTAAGAAAATTCCAACTGGAGGACTGCCACTTAGAGTGAAACTCTTGGCTGAGTATTTTAATGAGCTTTCAAGGAAGGGGAGCGGCCCAGCATCTGATTCTACTTCAGTTGAATTCAGCGTATCCGTTAAGGATAATCCTGTCCTAGAAGAAGACTGGATGCCCATAATCCCATTTAATGATACTTCAATAAGAAGCGAATTGCTGATACCGGACAGTTCTGGTGTCGCTGCATTAAGATTTTTACCGAACCAAGAATCAGTTATTCTATATGAAAACCAAGTAAGAAGAGATTATTCCACCTATACAATTAACGGCAAACAAATAACGATACTTGATTATCGTTCTAATAGAACATATTTTGTTTCTTATACTCCATCAAATATTGATTTACACAAAGAAATACAACTCTTCTCAAGATCGATGTCCAACCCAGTGCTGATCACTTCAAGTAGCAATGGTTTCAACGGTGAAAGATTTGAGTCTACAGAGGTAAATAATTCAGTAGTTATTTCGCACAGTCCTTATGTAGATAGGACAAAATTTATTAATGCCACTTATTCGGAAATAAATGGGACCATTACTACTAGTAGAAGTTCTTCTGGCAACTTTGATTACTCATCATATTCTCCATTAAAAATTCTTTTCGAAGATGGAACTAGTGCAATAAATTTAACAAATTATTTACTAGACGATTACAGACCAGAAAGTTTCTATAACACTTCAGCAATCTTATATATGCACGACGGCAAAACGGTAATTTTTAACCAAAAAATAACTAAACCCTTTAGAGTTCTGTATCAGTATGTTGCTGATATTTTTAGGTATAGAATTATAATGAGAAATCTTATTCTAAATTTTGAAAACTATTCTATTGATAGACTATTGTTTAAATTTTCGATGGACAAAGACAACGTAATTGTAAATAATTTTACAAAGTACGATAACAAATATAAAAATATTATAATGTAAGGTTTATTATGGCACAACTATCAACAGACACTCTAGTTTATTCTCAAATAATAGCCAAGGTACAAAAATTTATCAATGACTATATGCAAGAAAAAAACATATCTCCAAAAGATTTTGATAAAGCATATCAAGAATTATTATTTGATATACATAACAGAATAGGAGGATCTTCAACAGACCTCCATCTCCTGAATAAGGGGGACGCCCCGACATCTTCTGTATTTAATCAAATGATTTCTGCAATAAGCAAAGATTTAAATATGGTAACAAATCAACTTGATTCAGTATCTGCAAATTATATAAATACTTTTAATATATTCTCTAATCAAATAGAGGCTGAAAAAAATTTCATATCAAGAATAAAATCTAAAATAAATGTATTAGAGATGTACTCAGGAAGTTCTTCTGTTGACATAACTTACCTTGGAGATTCTTTTACTGACCTATCATACGTTGACTCTAGGGCTATTAGAACGGGACTAGTTCCAGATATAACTGACGGTTATGCGACTCTGGCAAAAAGTTATTCTAAAAAATGGAACAGTAGTCCAGCTACAATTAACCAAAACTACAACGATTCTGTAAATAAAGATGTATCTTTTGTGTCGTACTCCAATGGGTTAAAGGGTAACCACTTCTTATATCACAGAGATGCAGATACAAATGCATTCTTATATGAAAAAGATTCAGCTTTATTGAGATCAACTGAATCTGCTATTGTGGATGGCAGCCCAGCTACCTATTTTGAATACGAAGCAATAAATGTTTTAGCTGAAGGCTTATCCTCAAGTGGCAAATCCAAACCTTCATATGAATTTGAGTACTTTGATGGAATAAAGTACATCAACTGGGCTAAATTTGATGTGACTAAACCACTTAGGTTAACATTGCAGTTTACATCACAGTCTAAAACTGGCGACTACATTAATCATATATCTATAGTTCCATTTTTTGGTTATGATATTGAAGGCACAAATGCTTTGATTAAAAATATTAAAGTTACTTCTATTAAATTATATGATGAAACTAAAAATATTACATATGAGCTAATCAATAATGGGCCAGTTTATATAGCTTCTGATGTTTCAACTAAGAATATAGATAATTATAAACAGTTTTTTTATAACAAAGGTGTTTTTAGGTTTGATGAAAGAAAAGTAAACAAAATTTATATCACTTTTGAACAGTCTCAGTTTAATGATACAACTATAAAACACGCTTATTGGACTCCATACGAAATAGGAAAAGATACTAAGTGGAATAATCAAGTCAGATTTGAGCCAGAGGCCATCCTTTCAAGCAAAAACCAAACAATAGCCTGGGATAAGAATGCTCTAATCCCAAATATAAATAAGCCAGAAGAATTTAAATCAAGCTCACCTGGCCTTAAGCAGGTAGCAGTTAATTACGCAACCCAAGTAGCTGGCCAAACAAAGTATCAACTGAAGATCACTTCCGGAAGTAATACGTATTACTGGAGTAAACGAGATCCAGAAACAGGTGCTGACTTGTTTACCATAAAACAATTCGCACCTGTATTCCCTACGAAAGAGGGACTCGACGCAACGTTGTCTAGGATAACACAAAGCGTTATACCAGCCGCATGTGTGCTAGTGGATGGTGCTCAGGTCAACCCAATGCCTAACCTTAAAATTAAAATGAAAACCATATCTGCAGTCACAGGAACTGCAACAATAACAACTTTAGCAAATCATAATTTAAACATTGGTAATAAAGTTTATATCAAAGATAGATGGGGTAGCATTGATATATACGGTATCTTTACAGTGTCGGCTACACCAAGCTCTGTACAATTCTCTGTGACAACAAGTCTTTCTGGTACAATAGCTTCCACAGACATAGAGCAAAATTTTGGCTCTTGTTACAAGGTCATAGACAATCCAACAACTAGTAATATGGCCATAGAAACATATTCGGATATGGTAAATAAAACTGAAAAGATTGTTTTAAATCTAAAGAGAAATTTTGAATACTTGAAAGCCCAAAGAGCAAGCATAGGCATTAGGGATATATCTTTTGGAAAAGAAACTTTTCAAGATACAGCTGAGATTATTTCAAAGCCATTCTTCATTCAAGGCCAGTTAGACATGATGAGCCTTGAAGCTGCAGATGAAACTCCACAATCAGATTCTGGAAAATCACATATCAAATATTACGTAAGTGTTGACGGTGGTTTAAAGTGGATACAAATTTCTCCAGTTGAAAGAAATTTTTCAGGAATTCCAGAAATACTAGCGTTTAACCAGAACTTAAACAATGACAACACACTACCACAAATAGCATACTTCAATGAGCCCGAAGTGCCGAACCCAATCAACACCGTAATAGTAAAAATAATAATGCAAAAGGACAGATCCTTAAACAATACACCTATAGTTTACTACTATAAACTTGGAATTAGGACTAGATAATATGACTATAGAAAATATACAAAAGCAAAGATTTTTAGATACAATATATAAGATATATTACTCTTTAGGATCTGAACCCAGCGCAAATGAAATATCTTCGATATATGGCAGGTATTTCTCTAGGTTTAGACCAGGTCTCCCAATACCCGTTCCTTATCAAGACTTGAATTCTTCAGCTATTATTGATCATGAAAAAATAAACAGAATATTAGCCCATACCGCTTACAATGTGGATGTTTTATATGATTCTTTTTATGAGGAAATAGAGCAACTGTATGCAGTTACTTCAGCTTTTAAGTTCAGAATGGATAATCTAAAAGCAAAAAGAGCTGAATTAGAAAAAACTGTTGACGATTATCTATTTGCAATCAATAATACAAATGGCTATTACTTTAGCCATACAAACGCATTCAACAATACCAACCTAACAGACCTAAACAACACAACAGCTGTTGTTGATACGACTGCAAGAAAGTTAACTTTGCCAAAAATAACTTCAGGATTGTTTAACTATGTTGGCAACATACTGAACAAGACAAGTAATGCAAGTATGGAGTTATACGTTGACGGGAAATTGATTAAGAGTGAATCAAGTATTGATTTTACTAATGTATTTAATGGCTTAAACAACTACGATTGGGAATACTCTTATGAGTCACCAACAATCGGTGTATGCACTTTGAAGATAATTATTCCTATCACAGTAAGTGGATCAACAGCTTCAGGGATATCTTTAGTAGAGGGTAAGATTAATTCACAAAAGCCATTAGAAGTTTCTGCACTAATAGTTAATTCAACTGACAGAAGCAAGTCTTTATTCTTCTCCAAAGATAGTTCTGGTGACTATGATAACTTTTCATTTAGCTTTGGGACAACCTCTGCATCAGCAGTAGAACTATATTTAACCAAAGTTGAGCCAGACTACACTAATAATTTTAATGATACAGTAAAGTATATGTATAATTTTACAATAGACGAATTAATAATTACAGCCCCATACTACGATGCCTCGGCAATGTTTGTTAGCCAAAGAATAACAATGCCTACGCTGCAGAATCCTAACTTAGCTATTGATGAAGTATCTTTTGATACAGTGCAACAGGTGCCGGCCGGATCCGCCATAAATTATTATATTGCAGCAGACGACGGAACTACAAATTCTGTAAGTGATTTTAGTTGGATAGCTATATCTCCAGCATCCTTAAAAAATGCTAGCAATAATAGTGTGGTTAAATTTGGTGGGGTTTCAAGAAAAGAAGCGACGATTGTAAACCAAACTGGGACTTCTTTAGAATCATCTATGACCGAAATGGTTAAAATACCAAGAACAACAACCTATCAAAACCCTATACTAAACTATTTCTACGCAAACGATCCTGCAAATATAGGTTTTAATTTGTATAGATTAGCAAAATTCCAAAGAAACATTAAACCATACGAAGTATACATGTTAGAAAATGTAGATAGAGATCAAATTTCAGCATCCATAGTCAGTGGTACTTCATTGGATAGAACTGCATGGCAACAAGTTTTGTCTGGAGCTAGAAAAGATATTATTCCAACAAAAGTTTCATACAGTGTAAACAACAGTGAAGTATTTTATCAGGCACAAAATGTTGCCTACGGCAGCATATATCTAACCACAAATATATTTCTAGATGAATCATTAGTTTTAACTAAAAACTTTGTCAAGTCATTGTCTGCCCAATATTGGGATATAAATATTTATCTAAATGGCGTTGAGCTGACTGGTAGTGGTTCACTTTCCCCAGGCGTGTTGACTTCGTCACTTACCTGGAACCTTAAGGCTGGACAAAACTCTATTGTTATGATTATAAATAAATCAACTAATGATACCTCTGGAGTAGAAACAACCTTTAATGGATCGATCTCCCTAATGGAAGGGATGTCCCTTGCTGACATACCAAATAGTGAAATATATAAAAACTATTTATCATATGTTAAGATTGAAGATTTAAGAAATAGATATTCTAATATAGACAATGTATTTTCAATAATAAATTGGGAAAATAATACTGAAATAGTCTATAGAAGAACAGAAGAAATAAAGACTGGAAGTAAGGTATACTATTTATTAAATGATTCCACTAAGCCAAATGGGGTCAGAGTTAGAGCAGACTTGCTCAGAGGCAACGATTCGTATACGGCACCTTCGTTAATATCATATACTTTAAAGTTTAAGAACTAGGATTATCATGGCTATATCGTATTCAGAAAGTAACAAAAGAACAAATACTTTTGAACCCCTGGTTTCTAGGGTCAGACTTCCCTATAAAGGTCCTGTGAGGTCAAGTATATTTAATCTTTTCAATGACCAACTCTTAATGGATATACATAGACTAAACGATAAAACTTCTGAGTTAGAGGCTTTAATAACTACTTTATCAGACATGTCTAGGAATGATCTCAATCAGGCAACTCCTGATTACTATTTAAATGAAGATTTGTTGATGACGATTTACAGCCAGGAGATTTCTTACAATTCAGTATCTCAAGAATACGAAGTGTCAATGGCTACCCCTTACTACAATGATTCTTTGTCATTTGACAAAGCTCAAAAGAATGCTTCAACAATAAGTTTTTTAAATAGAAAATTAGACTTAATTGAAGAAGCTTTGAGAAAAGAACAATAGGAGATTTAAATGTCAGAGTTTATTTATACAGAAAAAAAACCAGTTCAATATCATGGGCCGCTATCAAGCACGGATTTTAATGAGCGCTCAGAACAAAACTATGCTGACTTGGTTTATCTGTACAATAAGTATGGAGTCTTAGACAAAAAGATAACCGAAGTAATAGAAAGAGTTATCAAGGAAAACATATACCTTTCTTCTGCCCTATCTGATTTGAAAGATAGAATTAGAGTTATGGAAAGTATTAATACTAACCAAATTTCAATTCATTCAAAGTCTCAGATAAATTTATCAGCTTTTGCCAATACTAGCTATGCAATCCCAGCTTCTTTGGCGCTTGAATTTAATGATTATTACAATACTATAACTCTTCCAAAGGTATCAAGTTCTTCACACTCAAAAATAAAGTTTGTTAACTCGTCCAAGGGACAGGTAATACCAGACTTTCTTGAGACCAGAATAGATGCCAACCTAGTAGGTGGAGATGGTAACGGAGCTTTGATAGACACCACCCCAGTACAGTATGCATTTCTCAACCAGGCAGATAAGGTTTGGAGAAGAAATGTTATCTTGTCTGAGCCCAACCCATTTGGTGTTAGCATGTACCTGTATATAAAGATACCTACTGGCACCATAGGCAATTCGTTAGCTAACTATGTCTCATTGGCTCCGTACCCGAGCAATGGAGTAGACGTCGTAAGAGTGGAATACACAACAGCTGTTTCCCCGACTCTTACTGACAAGGACACATACCAAAGTTTTAACCCAGGCTACTACAATAACGAATATGATGCAGTGGGCAAGGTTGCGCCTGGTGGCTGGTCAACAGTTGGTTCTGATACAGTAGTTAATTCTGGTCCACTACAGTTCATCACGGCAGACAAAAGCATAACGGCAGTTAGAATACTCTTGAGACAGAGAAACTATATAAAGGAAAATAACTCCTACATATACACATATGGTCTTTCAGACGTTGACATTAGGTACGAAAAGTATTTGCCAACTGGCAAGACATTTATACGTTTCGATGCCCCAGTAGGTAATACCATCAGAGACATTTTAAATATCTCCCCTAAGATATACAACGTGTCACCAACAATGCTTTCAAGCATATTTGGGTATAGGATATTCTACCCAGTTTTGTCTGGTTCCCAGCCAACATACAGCCTGGTCAACCCACAGACCTCTGATCATGTCTATGTTGAGGTGACCTTGAATATGCTGGACGACATGATCGCCCCAGTGCTTTCTGACCTTATAATTGAGGCAGATTATAATCTATAAGATTATGGTGAAAATCCATAATTGTTTTTACTATATGAGATATAAGTTTAATTCAAGGAGATTATTAAATGGCTACTTTTTACGTTGGACCTAGACCAGTACTTAGGGGTCAAAGCACCGCTAATATGGTTAATCCATATTACACGATGACTGGTAAGGCAAAGGGCACAGGCACCTATTCTTACTACCCACTATATAGCACCAGCCAACTCTTAACAGGAGCTCCGGACAACGATCATACCCCGGGAACTGGACGTCACCCAGGCAACGTACTGTTGTCCCAACTGTTCACTGGATCAACTCTTTACGCAGGAACTACTCCTTTGGGTGGAACATTCCCAGATGGTAAGGCAACCTATGATGGTGCAAGATACAGACCATTTGAGTACAGAGGTCTCAGTACCGCAAAAGCACTTGATGGCGGTCACGCAGTTGACAGAGCCAACGACTATGCCTTGTACAGCAACTACTTCTTCGACGGTGTCACCTCTGCAAATGCATTTGCAAGTGGATATGGACACGGCCCAAGAACAGAAGCTCAGGGTGCAGCAGCATCTTTTGGCTTGTTCAGACCAGATGAATACAAGGGTGTAACAAGCACAGTTGTATTCACCGCAAATTATGGCCAAGCTAACGTAACAAGCGCTTACGGTAGAAACAAGAACCAAGAATGGAAGGGTGTTGCTTCGGCAAAAGCACTCTAAGTTAGACATCTAGATAGTTATCCTGCTATAATGAGCAGGATGAAAATATTGAACTCCCGCCCTTATCCAGGGCGGGATTTTAATTATAACAGCAAGTTTATAACTTTTAACAGAATCAAAGAGGATTAGATATGTCTATACAGGCGTTGGAACAATTTGTCACTACTGATGTTTTGACAAAAGACCTCGCAGCAAAGTATCTAACCTTATATCTTGGTGAAGCTGATTGGAAAGAAAAGATAGATCAACTGTTTGTTGTTCAAAAGAAGAAGTTAGGCGAAGACAAAGCAAAGGATTTTGTAAAGAAGTCAATAGCCTGCGCTTGTTTATCACCAGTCATTAACAAATCAGCGATACCAGATGAGAAACATGTGCTATTGTTTTGGGTCAGTGGTTGGCCACAATTCAATGAACGTGATTGGTTCGGTCTTTTTAGAGACGTGTTAAAGGCAGACATACAGATAGAAAAAAACAGATCCCTTATTCTACAAGAAGGTGTATTTGACCACATAGACATTCCTCCACTTACTAGACAGGCGTACAATTGGTTGTATGAAAAGTTGGATAAAGAATCATTTTCCAGTCAAGATAAAAAAGAAGAAGCTGTGACAAAAATGAAGAACCTAATTAAGATATATGGTGGTGCAGTGATCTGTAATGTCTTTACTAATTATGCACTGAACACAGAAAAAGTTTTGAATTGGAGAAGTGGATACTTTATAGAAAGAGAAATACATAAAGTATATTCTACTGAGCAGATTATAAAAATAAAAAAAGCAGAGATACATAAAACAAACTTAAATTATATAAAGAGCATTAAATAGGAGAAAAAATGTCAGAAGAAATTGAAAACGGAAACCCAGACCTCGTACCATTAGCCAATAAGATATCATCGATGTTCTCATTCAAATTGACGGATGATTTTATTTCTAGTTACAAAGATAAGTTTGCCCCATTTGGCTACAGAGATGCTGGAGGCAACTCAGTAGGAGAAATAACATTTCTTAGAACTTACTCCAGACTTAAAGAAGATGGGACTAAGGAAACTTGGTCTGATGTTTGTGAACGCGTTATCAATGGCATGTACTCTCTGCAAAAAGATCACTGCAAGAAGAATAGACTTCCATGGAATGACGCTAAGGCACAGGCTTCAGCTAAGGAAGCTTTTGACAGATTGTTTAATTTGAAGTGGACACCACCAGGCCGTGGATTATGGGCTATGGGTACGAATATTGTCAACGTACAAAAGAACTCTGCAGCTCTTCAAAATTGTGCATTTGTTTCCACTGGTGAAATGAACAAGTTTAACCCAGCAAAACCATTCGCCTTCTTAATGGAAGCATCGATGCTTGGAGTTGGCGTAGGATTTGACGACAAGGGCGCAGATAAAGACTTTGCAATCTACGAGCCAAAAATTGTTGATGGTAGTGCACCTTTGGTTATTGCCGACACCAGAGAGGGTTGGGTTGAGTCGATGGCTTTGTTGCTGAACTCATATCTAAAGCCAGATCAAGAATCAATTAGATTTGACTACTCCTCGATAAGACCAGCTGGCACACCAATTAAAACATTTGGAGGTGTAGCTGCAGGCCATGAGCCACTAGAGAAGCTCCACAAGCACATTGTAAAGATGTTTAGCGGTCGTAAGGGAGAGAAGCTTACCCGTGTCGATATTGCGGACATAGGCAATGTCATAGGCGTCTGTGTGGTCTCTGGCAACGTCCGTAGATCAGCTGAGCTACTCATTGGCCGTTTAGATGATGACAACTTCCTCAATCTCAAGAATGCTGCAGCATTTCCTGAAAGAAACTCTTATGACAAAGACAATCCAGGTTGGGCTTGGATGTCCAACAACTCAATAGAAACATCTGTTGGCGTAGATCTATCCAACATCGTTGAAGGCATTTCCCTTAATGGTGAGCCAGGTGTTTTATGGATGGATATGTCACGCAAGTATGGAAGATTGGCTGATCCACCAAACAATAAAGACCACAGAGTAGCAGGGTATAACCCATGCGCAGAGCAATCCCTAGAGTCATACGAGTGCTGTACGCTTGTAGAGACCTATCTTAATAGACATGAGACCCTAGAGGATTATAAGCGCACCTTAAAGTTTGCTTATCTCTATGCAAAGACAGTAACCCTGTTGCCAACGCACTGGGAAGAAACCAATGCTATCATGCAACGCAATCGTCGCATTGGGGCTTCTATGTCAGGAGTTGCAAACTTCGCAGACACAGTGGGTGTTCCAGCTCTTCGTGAATGGATGGATCAAGGCTACAAAACGGTTCAACGTTATGATAATGTTTATTCTGAGTGGCTTGGAATTCGTGAATCAATTAAGATGACAACGATCAAACCATCTGGAACCGTATCTATTCTTGCTGGCGAATCACCAGGCGTTCACTGGACTCCAGGTGGCAAGTACTTCAACAGAACTATTAGATTCTCTAACGATGATCCGATGCTTCCGTTGTTTAGAATGGCTAACTATAGAGTAGAACCAGCTTCGGAATCACCGAATACAACTTCTGTAGTTTACTTTCCAATTAAATCACAAGCTGCAAGAGCAGAGCGCGATGTTACAATCTTTGAAAAGATGTCGTTAGCTGCAACTGCACAAAGATATTGGTCAGACAACTCTGTATCTGTGACTATATCATTTGATAAAGACACAGAAGCACAGCACGTTGGCACTGTTCTACATATGTATGATGGTCAGTTAAAGACTGTGTCATTCCTCCCAAGTGGTAACGACACATATCCGCAGATGCCATACACTCAAATTACAGAAGAGGAATACACAGCAGCTACGCTGGCCTTGTTCCCAATAGATCTTTCGGGAGTCTATGCTGGTATGGCAGCTGATGCCATAGGTGAGAGTTATTGTACAACTGACGCATGTGAAATAAAATTCATTAAGGACAATACTAAATAATATTTCTGGTGCTATAATAGAAGTATGGAAACAGAAGATTTAGTTTCGGTATTAGATAACGGATACGTAAGACTCATTGACTCAATGGGCTCAGACTTATCCGTTGTCAATGCCGCAAGAGCATCATTTGCAAAAGAATCAAAAGAGTGGTCCTTAAAAGATGGGAAGCTATTAGAGTTTCTTGTAAGAGAAAACCACATGTCTCCCTTCAGACATGCGTTTGTAACTCTTGAGTTTAAAGCGCCATTGATGGTAGCAAGACAGCATTGGAAATATGTTGTCGGCTCTGATCATACTATGGACTCGTGGAATGAATCATCTAGAAGATACATTACGATGGATCCAGAGTTCTATGTGCCAGAACCAGACGAATGGCGTCTTGCTGCAGAGGATAAGAAACAGGGTTCCTCAGGCTTTGCTGGCCCCTGGATTGGCTCCACGCTAACAACAGAGCTTAAGCAATTGGTTGATAAATGCGAATCGATTTATAACATGGCTCTTGAAAATGGCATAGCTCCCGAACAAGCTCGTCTATTTCTCCCTGCATACGGCATGTACGTTGTATACAGATGGTCTTGTAGCTTGCAATCACTAGCTCTTTTCCTTAGTCAAAGATTATCAGAAGATTCTCAGCTAGAGATACAACAGTACGCAAATGCTGTGTATACTCTAGTGAAACCAAAATATCCAGCATCTTTTTATTCACTCTTAGGACTCTAATGGCCGCAGGTAAGTTAAATTATATTGTCGTATATCCAAACATCAGTCAGGTTTACGGCTGTGCATCTAAAAAGATTGCTTTAGAATCAGCCCCACCAGAAGGTTGTTCTTTGGAAGATAAGAAGATATTATTCATAACATACGAACCAGATAACGATTCTCTTTCTGTGTACCAAGTACCAAAGGAAGAAGTTATGAGCGCTGAGATAAAAGAAAAGAAAGCAAATGACTAAAAAGATTCACGAAAAGAAAAAGGTCAACGTAAAACTTGAGTCTGGACAAACGTTCTTAGTTGCTTCGATAGAAGAAATGTTACAAATAGCAAATGCCTTAGTACACTTATCATCGTCAACAAAAGATGAAAAAGAAAAACTAAAATTAATTATGTTAAGTGAAGAAGCAATAAAAGCTATAAATGAAAATCAATTTATTAGTAGAAACATCGGTGAAGATGATGAGTGGTAAAACGATAGCTATATTTGCGGGGTTTTTTGTGATCGGAGTTGCGCTTGGCAAGGCAAAACAAAACGCATTCAGTAATAATGCTAGCAAGAGTAAACTTACTACAGAGCAATGCCTTAATAGATTAAGTGAGTTCTGCATTGACGATCCAGATTCTGCTAAAAAAGACTTTTTTGAGTTCATGGAAATGGGCTTTACGCCAGAAGAATCTTTTGAGATTGTTTCAGCCAAGGAAGTCACACTGTGATAGATCTTTGCGTAGTCAATTACAACACTAGACCGTTACTACAAAGACTAGTAGACGAACTGCATAAAGACTTAGATTCATCCAATAAGAATTGGAAGCTCTATATTGCAGACAATGATTCTTCTGACGACACCATACAATGGATCAGAGAGAACGATTCAAACTATAGTATAGATAGAATATTTCTTAATAAGAACATAGGCTACTCAGCGGCATGCAATCAACTGGCAGCTCATGGCACCGGCGATATCATTGCACTTTTAAACTCAGACGTATGGTTTACTAACGAGGATATCAACGCCGTACAAAAAATATTTGATGACAATACTGACATTCACATTTTAGGCCCTAAGCAAAGAGATGAGTATGGTCTAATCAGACATGCTGGAATCGTTGGTTCGAATACACAACCAAAGCACAGAGGTTGGAATCAGGCAGATCAAAAAGACGAACTATACAAAGACCGAGTACCGTGCGTAACAATATCTGGCTCCGCTTACTTCATTAGAAGATCAGTTTGGGATGCTCTAACAAATGATGAAGAGTATAGAAAGATGTACCCTGAGGCAATAGGAGCTTTCCTGCCAACGCCTCACTACTATGAGGAGACTTGGTGCTCCTACTTTGCACGTCATCGTGGCTACAATGTAGTGTATGATGGTAGCGTGTCAATCGGTCACAGCTGGCACGCATCATCACCAAAACCAGGTGAAGGCTACAGTCACGCTGATGCCCAATTTAAAACAAGTCAATCAATATTTCGCAAAGCCTGCGATACTATAGGAATAGAAAGAGATTAAAATGTCAGATCAATTTAATGTTTACCTTTATAATGCAGAAGTAGTTAAGGTAGTAGACGGAGATACATTTAAGATCAATATAGATCTTGGTTTTGAAGTTCACATTGGCCCAAAGAGTGTGAGACTCTATGGTGTAAATACACCAGAAAGCCGCACTAAAAATCTTGAAGAAAAGAAGATGGGTCTTGCTGCAAAAGAGTTCACTGATCAATGGATCAAGAAAGCTAATAACAAAGTAAAGATCGAAACTATTTTAGACAAGAATGAGAAGTACGGTAGAATTCTAGCTAGAGTATGGAACGAAGCTGGCGAATGCCTCAATACAGAAATTGTTAAGGCTGGATTAGCTAGAGAGTACTTTGGCGTAGGCGATAAAACATTTGAGGAATTTAAGCCGGACAAAAGCATAACCTTACCCCCTTCCCCATTTGGTCGACCAGCATAAGTGATACGATATATACCATGCAAACATTCCTGCCATATCCTGATTTTAAAGAATCAGTTCGGGTATTAGATTACCGCAGACTTGGAAAGCAACGAGTAGAAACTTTCCAAGTCTTGAACATTTTACTTGACCGTACTCCATCAAAGGGTTGGCGTAATCATCCAGTCACCTTAATGTGGACCGGCTATGAATCAGCTCTACAGCTCTATCAGAATTACACCATTCAAGAGTGGATTAGCAGAGGTTATAAAAACACCATGCTGTTAGAGGAGATAGATATAGATTCAGTAGTTATGCCATCATGGTTTGGCTTAGAAGAATTTCATCGTTCACATAGGTCTAATCTATTGCGTAAAGATTATGAATATTATTCCCAATATTTTGACGAAGATCCTAATCTTCCATACTATTGGCCAGCTAAAGAGGTAGCTAATGCAAACTAGAGTGTTTTTATCAGGCGCTATAGAAGATGTTCAATCTGACTTTAAGTATAGTTGGAGAGACGAAGCTACTGCGCTTCTAGATCATAGAGGTTTTAAGGCAGTCAATCCAATGGACTATGCTCTTGAGGAGGAAGACTCTGAACCAAAAGAAATAGTAGATAAAAATCTCTTCTTGCAAAAAAGCTGTGACATTATTTTAGTAGAATATAGATTACTTTATAGAGCATACATAGGTACAGACTTCGAAATGACCTGGGCACACTTCAACAATCAACCAATAATTGTTTGGGCGCACCAAGATTTGCAGCATAGAAAATATCTTAAATTTCTTGCTACAAAACTTGCAGACACACTAGAAGAAGCTGTAGAATATATATCCAATACATATCCATCCAATAAATAAAAGGAAATAAAATGCCAGAGAACAAATTCAATTACTTTGCTGTTGTTACAACAACATTGGTAAAGGCTAAGAACAAAGAAGAAGCACAGAAGGTTGCCTCGAATCGTCGTGGTGTAACTGGTGAGCGTTTGTTCCAATCAACTGATATTGAGCGTATTTCTTCAGTAGAAGCACGCAAGCAAATCGAAAAGTTGGGCGAGTAATTTATTAATCTGTGGGGCTGGACTAACCTTCAGCCCCACATTATTTTTGGAGTTTTATGATAATAGCTCAGATGGTTGGAAGAAATGAATCTTCCAAGTACTTAAAAGAAGTGCTAGAAAGACTTAAGCAGCAGGTAGACAAGATAGTCTTCACTGACGACTGCTCAGAAGATGACACAGCAGAAATAGCTGCATTGTATGCACACGTATATGTGAATGAAGAACCACTTTTTACGGTTAACGAAGGGGCCTTAAGAGCAAAAGCTTGGTCCAATTTGGAACAACACGCTCAAGAAGGTGACTGGATTATAGCCATTGACTGTGACGAGATGCTTTATGATGCAAAGGATATAAATACTGTATCCGTTAAACATGTTCTTGATCAGTCCCCATATGACGTAGTAAACGTTCGCTTCTACCACATGTGGAATGATACTCAATACAGAGTAGATAAGCTTTGGGCACCAAATAATAGTTCTAGAATTTTTAGATTTAAGAATGGTGGAAAATTCTTAGACAGAAAATTAGCTTGTGGTTCAGAACCTACTTATGTCGTAGAAGATATAAGAAGAAGAAATTACTGGGTTCATTCAGGTCTTGTTATGCAACATCTAGGCTATACTAGAGATATAGATAAAGAGTTAAAGCATACAAGATATATGAATTTAGATAAAGGCGAGTTCCACAACATTAAACATATCGAGTCAATAGTAGATCCTAATCCAACTCTTATAACTTGGGGAAATTTCGGAATATGAAATCACATAACGCAGTAGAAACAATTAAAAAAGTGTCCTTAATGTTGGAAAGAAAAGAGAAGTTTGCTTTTGTAACATATACAAGATCAGCAATCTTTACTTTGACTGGAGAACTAAAAGGAGAAAAGAAGCCACCAAAGAACTTTGTCAAGCTTCTTTCTGACGGCATGCAAAAGAAGGATCCTAATTTCATCAAGGCCGTACAAAAAGATCTAATGCTTTCAAGCATGGATAAGCTAGCAAGCCTTAATATAAAAGGTGTTGAATTTTACGATCCAGCTTTCTTGGAGCTTTACATCAATAATAACTATGATGTATTCAAGACTTTTACTTCTTGGTACTTCAAGAATACAAAAGCTATTGTTGTATCTTTTCAGAATCAAAATTATATAGGAAAGTATTTTTCTCCTGATTCTTTGTTTATTCAAGTTCCCTATAATGACTTCTACTCTAGAATAGAATCTATTACAGAAGAGATAAAGTCACATAAGGGTGAATACGACCTGTGCATCTTTGATTGCCCAATGTTAAGCGCTGCTTTAGCAGTACAAGTTTGGGACAATACAGACATGTCAATTATTGACCTGGGTAGAACCCTAACTGTAGCTAGAGCATTGGCAAAAAATAATGACAGAGCGAGACAATAAGGCTTACGCCAATTTAAATGCAAAGATAATTAATCTGCTGTTTGAGACTGACAAGTCTATAGCAAAAGTTGCAGAAGAATTGTTTATAACAAGTGAACAACTTAACAAGGCTATAACTAGACTTGGTTTAGGTTGGGTAAAAGACCATAGACGCAAGATGTCTAAGGGTCAGACTGTGTTAACAAGCATAATGCAAAAGCTTTTGCCTAACGAAACAATAGTTAATGAATATCACTTGGGTGAAAGACTTAAACTGGATGTGTACTGTCCTAAATATAAGTTGGGTGCAGAGTTCCACGGCATCCAGCACTTTCAATACACAGAAAGATTCTTTGATACAAGAGATGATTTTTTAGAAGCTCAAAAAAGAGATCTAAGAAAAATACAACTCTGTGAAGAACAAGGTATTGCACTTGTAGTTTTTAGGTACGACGATAAGCTTACTGAAGAGTCAGTTTATGATAGAATACTTACCGCGATCAAGACTACTGGCACAGAGCCAACGGTTAAGAAGCGAAAGAGCATTAAAGATAACCCGACTTATCAGATAGCCAAGAAGAACAATTCTGAAAAGAAAAAAGCCATATACAAAGAGCTAAAAGAAAAGCGTAAAAATGACAGAAAACCAAACTGAAGATAAACAAGAGTATCCAATTGAATACCAAGTTTTTGCTCTGTCATTCAAGAACCCAGGTTCGATAGCATACTTTGATGCACAGTTGCCAGACGAAGTTGTAGGTGCAATACATGGGCAGTCTGGGATACATGAGTTCTATAAGGCAATGCTGTCTTATTTTCATGCAACCAAGCGTGAGGTTGTAGAACCAATTGCATTTAAGTCTTGGTTAGAATCTGAAACAGATATCCATGCAGCTCTTGGTGGATCTTCTGGTGTAGATACAATGATCAATGCTATTCTGAATCTAGAAACATCAGATCATGAATCTATTTCTCAGCTGCTAAAGCATAAGGCTAATAAAAGAAAGCAGCTGGACATACTCCAAGAGTTGCAAATCTTGCTTGTCCAAAAGGGTGAGAAGAATAATAAAGATGTAGCAAGAATCTCTGAGATAACTGCAGAGATAAAGAACTTAGAAAATGATTTAAATTTTAACCCACTTGACAGTGTTGCTACCGCTAATGATATCTCAAAAAGAGCTGCTTCCCTGTTAGAAATCCCAAGCTTTTTGCCGACACAATACAAGTCCCTCAATAGAGCTATGGGCTATACCGACGATGGTGGCTTCTTTAGAGGAGCAGTGCATGCCATAATCGCTCCATCGGGCAAGGGTAAAAGCACATTTGCAAAGTGCCTAATTAATCATTGGGCAGACACAGGATACAAAGTCTTGTACGTTAACTTTGAGGAAGCTGTTCCGCACTGGGAGCGTGTACTCATGACCCAGATCATTGAGAAAAACGTCTACGCTGAAGCAGCTAATTGGAGCGACAAAGAGAAGGCACAAAACTTAGCTAAGTTTAAAGCAAAGCTAGATGAATGGGGAGATAGATTCATGGTAAAGCATGACCCAGACACCCCATACTTTGAGGACTTAGAAAAGTGGTTTAGAAGTATAATGGGTCATTCAGAACTTGTCCCGGACGTTATTGTTATTGACACAATACAATCGATGTTTACCAAAGGCGGAAAGGGTAAGCCACGTTGGGGTGAGTTCGAAGAAATGATGGTTAGATTAGAAAAACTTGCAAGAGACATGGATTGTGTTTTAATAATTACAGCTCAAGAAAACTCGAACAGAATGAAAGAAAGAAGAGAAGTAGTACAGCAGTCTGATACTGGAGGATCACTTTCGATCCAGCAGAAGTGTGCTGTAACTATCTTCATCACTGAAAAGAAATTAATCAGTGGAGATGATTCTGAAGATGAAAACATAATGCAGTTGCAAATTCCTAAGAACAGAATTACTGGCTCAACATACACATACAATTCTCCATTGGTCAAGTACGTAGATCAGCATAAGAAGTATGTGGAGTATGAACCAATAACAAGTGAGTCCTATTCAAAGATAGTCAACGCTGATGATATTAAAGAACTAATCGAGAGCATAAACATACTCTAAGGAAAATATGATACAAATAGAAACACAACAGTTAAAAGATTTCCAAACATGTGAAAGACTATATGATTTTAGGCACCTTGAGAAATTGCCAGAAACAATAGGTGAAAGAAAATTAAATTCACTTAAGTTTGAAACTACAATTAAAGCAATTGTTAATCATTTCTTTTATCAAAAACAAAATGGACGCACACCGTCCTATGCCTCACTGTTACACAAGTGGGAAAAGCTTTGGTTTCCTAAGGACACTACGCCCTACGACATTGTCCACGAACAGCATGAAAGCCTGTATGGCAACATGGCAAGCTTGACTAGCAAAGCTGCAGCAGTTCTGTTAGAGATGGTAGAAAACTTTAGTGATCCAGATATCATTCCTATGGGTATAGGTCTTGAATACACAGCTCCAGTAACGCCAAACATTGGTGTCAATGACATGTTTGATCTTGTATATAAGAAAAACGGTAAGGTCTATGTTGTTAAATGGGTATTCAATCACAAGCTAAAGTTTGAGAATAGTTACGTAATTGACTTTGCCCTCATGCATGTTGGTTATTTTAATAAGTTTGGCGATAGAATAAAAGACACCAAATTTGGCTACTTTGATTTAATGAATCAAAAGTCTGGGTTCAACGAAGTTGTTGTGCAGAAAGCTGATATAGAAGCTCTAAAGTACTGGTGTGATTCACTGCATGATGAAAAGATTTTCCCATCTAGAAGAGGGCTTACAGCATACTGCAAGGTGTGTCCTTATGATAAGCCTTGTTCAAAGTGGGTTCTATGGGCAAAAAAGGAGAAAGACAATGGCTAAGAAAGATATTCTAGATGAGATACTTGCAGAAAAACCTGTGCTCTCACAGATTAAAGAAGAAGATGTAATTCTAGAACCTTTACTTGAGGAGATAGGATTGATAGAGGACGAAAACATAAGCTCATTTGTTAGATCAATCTTAGTAAGATCGACTGATTTTTGGCTAATGCCGTCGAGCTTTTCTGGTAAGTACCATCCAAAAGACGAGCATGGAGAAGGGGGCAATGTGCTCCATACCAAGAGAGTGATGCGCGTTGCCCAAATACTTGCAGAGTCATATGGTTTAACTGACGAAGAAAAAGACATGGTGTTTGCTGCCGTGCTACTCCATGATATCAAAAAGGGGAATAGGTATGGAGATGACACAAAATTTACTTATGACCCAATGCATCCATATACCGTTGGACAGTTTGTTAAAAAGTGTCAAGACGAAGATAGGAAGTTTGCTTCAGAGTCTCAATCATCTACCTTGTATCTAGCTGAAGATATCGTACAATCTATACTTAGATTAGTTCGCTGTCACTTGGGACCATGGTCACCAGTTCCTGAGACTAGTCCGGTCACATACCTGGATATGATCGTTCATATCGCAGACAATGTTGCGTCTAAGGTAGACTATGTTGTTGATGGTAAAGATATAAAAGAAGATAGATGGAATGTTTAACGCCGACACAGATAATATTCTCTTAAAAAGATTTACAATTGCTAAAAAACTAGAGTATTATATTGAGGAATCTATATATTATAGAACTCACTCGGACTCAATCAATATTAATTCAAGAAAGGTTTTGTGGCGTATTCAAGACGCCGAGGGAAAAACTCAGATTAAATGAAAATTAATAAAGATAATAAATTCCTATCTAACTGGAGCCTATACGAGGTGGCTAGATATGTTCCATCTCTAGAAAGAGTTATACGAGATAAGGACAAAATTATTTCCCTTGAGGAAGTTCCAGACTATGCCGAAAAGAATAACAATATAGGCATATACACTTCAGTATTTGCCTACGACACCGCAGAGTTTACAAAAGCTAGTAGGTTGGGTCCACTCTATTTTGATATTGACAACAAAGATTTTGGTATCGCTCAGCAAGATTGTATTAAGTTATACGAACATTTATTGAAGTATGTTCCAGCTGAATCAATACTTGTTTACTTTACTGGTAAAAAAGGTTTTCATATAGAGTGTGAACCAATCGCCCTTGGCATAAGCCCAGGCAACAACCTGCCAAAGATATTTAGATATATAGCTACAGATATGGTCAAGAAGCTGTCATTGACAAGCTTAGACTTTAGCGTGTATGATCTTAGAAGAATGTGGAGATTACCTGGGTCTATTCATCAGGATACAAAGCTTTACAAGACACTTTTAAATCCGTTTAATGGTGAAAAGAATTACGCCTACGAAGAGTTTGACGTTATTAAAGAGTATGCATCACAAAAAAGATCACTAGATGTAGCTGAGCAGATTTTTAGTTACAAAGCAAATGAATGGTACAGAGAAAATATCTATAACCTAGAAGAAGATTCTAAGAAGAAAGATAACCCTTTAGACTACTTTAACAAGTATGGTTCAAAAGCTTTCAAAACATTAGCACCGTCAGCAAAGGTATTCGATAAAGAAGCATTGATACACAACTGCAGCGCCATTAAACGATTGCATGAGCAAGCAGAAGAAAGCCATTACCTTGAACATGAAGCTAGATTATTCCTCTGTTCTATCTTGACCTACACGGAAGATTCAATCAAATATCTCCATGAGATTTTAAGTTGTTGTCATGATTACAATTTTGAAAAGTCTTCTGCTCATATCAATGATTGGATTAAGAGAAGACAGATGGGCATTGGTGGAAGACCATACACATGCGAACGAGCTAACTCTGTGGGTGTAGGTTGTGGTGAATGTAATTTGGAAAAGAAAAACAAATGGGCTCAGATTGGGAACAAGTATGTTGAGACTACAGAAAAGTCTTCGCCATCACCAATAAGATACGCATATAAGACGACCAAAAAGGAAGATTAAGTATGAACATAAGAAATCCAGATGACGTAATCGGAGTGTGCTCCGAATGTAAATCAGATCAACCAATGAGATATATGGAGAACAGCCCATTTGCCCAAGAGGGCAAAGCAGTTACCTGTAAATACTGCGGAGGTGTAGTTATAATAACGTACAGAGAAACCAGAGACGACTCCCTTAACGGTTCAGACAGAGAAAGAGGAATCTAATTGAAGAATTGGACTAACCTCCACAATCATACAACCTACTCCATGCTAGACGGGCACGGGAAGGTAGAACAGTACTTTGCGAAAGCAAAGGACCTAGGAATGGTTGGACTAGCCACCACTGATCATGGCAATATACACTCATGGTTAGACTTCTACGACGCTGGAGTGGCAACAGGGGTTAAGCCAATACTTGGTTCTGAATTTTATCAGGCTAGAAAAACTAGATTTGATAGAGACGAAGAAGAAAGATCAGGCCCTGCAAAAAATGAATGGGAACAACGTGGCCCGTACCACATAACTATTCTGGCTAAGAACAACGAAGGTTATCATAATATTATCAAGATATCTTCTAAGTCATACCTAGAGGGATACTATGTCAAGCCAAGAATTGATCACGAATTAATTGCAGCACACTCTTCTGGCTTAATAGTTTTGTCCGGATGTCTCAATGGTGAAGTGGCTCAAGCCCTCTTGAGAGGTGACACCAAGTTTGCCCTAGAGTCAGCCGCAAAGATGCAAGACATTGTTGGGAAAGAAAATTACTTTATTGAAATTCAAAACCATGGTCTTCCTGAACAAATCAAAATAACTCAAGGCTTAATTGACATTGCACAAAAGATAGGTGCAAAGATAGTGCCAACAGGTGACTGCCACTATGTGCATAAGGAAGATGCTAGAGCACATGACATAATGTTGTGCGTGTCCACTAACTCTAATATAAACACAGAAAATAGATTCTCTTTTAGCGGAGATAATTTCTATCTAAAATCTTATGATGAGATGGCAACAGTATTCCCTGAAGATTGGTTGAAGAATACTTTAGAAATATCTTCAATGGTTGATGTCAATTTAAAGTTTGGCGATCTTCACTTCCCACATTTCCCATTGCCAGAGGGAACCAACACGGATGATCATCTAGATCTATTGGCTTGGGATGGACTTAAGAAAAAGTACGGAGACCCGTTGCCAGAAGAAGTACTCCATAGAGCTCAGCATGAACTCAGAGTAGTCAAGGAAATGGGATACCCAGAATACTTCTTGGTTGTTTCTGATCTAGTTCAATGGGCTAAGTCTAACAACATTAGAGTTGGGTGGGGTAGAGGCTCTGCTGCAGGCAGCATCTTGTCATATGCATTGGGCATTACTAATCTTGACCCACTTAAATTTGGGTTGATGTTTGAAAGATTTCTAGTAGAGGGTAGAAAGTCAATGCCTGACATCGATCTGGACTTCGACGACAGACATAGAGACAAGGTAATCAACTATGCTAGAGAGAAATATGGTGACGATAAAGTAGCCCATATTTGTACGTTTAACAAAACTGGAGCCAGACAGTCCATACGTGATGCAGCACGCGCTTTGGCCTACGATTTTATAGGTGGTGACAAGATAGCCAAACTGGTCCCTGCGCCTGTCCTGGGCGTTGCTAAGAGCCTCTCAGAGTGCATGGAGACACCTGAGTTCAGACAGATGTATGACTCAGATGATGACTCTAAACTAATTGTAGATACAGCCTTTGGGTTAGAAGGTCTCATAAGACAGACGGGTATGCACGCTGCAGGGGTTGTTATATCCAGAGAGCCGCTGACAGACTATCTCCCAATCATGAAGAAGGGTGTTGACAACCCTGTCATAACCCAGTGGGACATGGGCAGAGTAGAACAGTGCGGCCTATTAAAGATTGACTTCCTTGGCCTTAGAAACCTTGGCGTGATTGACGAGTGCATTAAGTTAGTCAATAAAAATAGAGGCATATTGATAGACGTAGACAAGATACCCCTGGACGATTATAAGACGTATCAGGAACTTTGCAAAGGTAATGCAATAGGTGTTTTCCAACTTGAGTCAACTGGGATGCGTGAACTAATGGTGCAGTTGCAACCACAAGATGTTCAAGACATCATGGCTCTAATTTCATTGTATCGTCCAGGCCCAATGGGATCTGGCATGGATAAGTTATATATTTCTAGAAAGCATTCAAAGTCATCAATTCAATATGATCATCCTAATTTAGAAAAAGTGTTAGGCCCATCACTAGGAATCATGCTTTACCAGGAAGATGTTTTGGGAGTCGCTAGAGAACTAGCAGGGTTCAGTACAGCAGAAGCTGATGACTTAAGAAAAGTAATTGGTAAAAAATTGATGGACAAGATCGCATTGTTCAGAGGAGAGTTTGTCAAAGGCTGCATGGAGAAGTCAGATATATCTGAGGACAAAGCAAATAAAATATATTCTGATATCGAATACTTCGGTGGGTACGGGTTTAACAGAGCACACGCAGCAAGCTATGCGATGATTTCATACATAACTGCGTACCTTAAGGCAAACTATACAGCGGAATACATGGCTGCACTCCTGTCTTCTGTTACTGGAAACAAGGATAAGCTGGCCTTGTATCTTTCTGACTGTAGAAAGCTTGGGATAAAAGTTTTAAGCCCTTCTATTAATAAGTCAGTAGAAGAGTTCACCGTAATCGATGAAGCAACAATCATCTTTGGACTCTCTGCAATCAACGGAATTGGCTATGCAGTATCGGAGGCAATACTTTCTTCAAGAGATCAAGACAACCCTTACACTTCGATGCATGACTTCTTAAGACGAACTGGTCCAGCGGTACTAAAGAAATCAACCATTGAACACCTAGCTAATGCTGGTGCTCTTGACGAATTAATTAGCGAAGTATATGACCAGGACTTCGGAAGACAAACCGAGCTTACTATTTTAGAAAAAGAAAAAGAAGAGCTAGGGATATATGTTTCCAAGAATCCAGTTGATGGTGTTTGGGATCTTCTTTCTAAGAATATAGATTATGAAATCATAGAAGTAGCAGATTTACAAGCCGGATCTAGAGTTAACTTGGGTGGAATCATTTCCTCGTCAAAGAAAATGATAACTAAAAAAGGCGCTAAGATGTATAAGTTTAATTTACAAGACATATCTTCTGACATTGAAGTTATAGTCTTTCCTAGAGAAGCAAAGAAGTTTGATGATGACTACTTCCAAAACGGTGACGTAGTTATGCTTACAGGAGCTGTGAACAAAGACGGAGATGAAGAGAACCTAATCAGTAAGATACTTTTAAACAGTTGTGAAAAATTAGATCTTTCAAACTTCTCTGGAGGAACACCTATATATCTAAAAGTAGATTCAGATATAAGTGCAGAGACTTTAAAAAAGATGTATGCTATAATTAATGCAACAGATGGAGGCTCATATGTGTTTTTATCTTACAAAGAAAACGGAAAAACTTTAAGCTTTAAATTTAAAAAGAAAACTTCTATATCAGTTAAAGATAAATTGAACTCATTATTATCGGAGAAAGTATGACAACTGGAAACTTCTATAAGAATCCTTCGACTAAAGACTGTTGGGTGTATTGCTCTTCTTGTAGCAGATGCCAGGACAAGGGAAGATATACCAAGTGCAACAAGTGCAGTGGAAGATATGACCCTAACGGATGCATAGATACGGACAACGGTGATTTTTGTGATTGCAAGAATGGAATTCTCCGCTGGAAGACAAAGAGTGGGAAGGTCTTGATGTCTAGGTTCAAGGCAAATCCATTTAAGGGAAACGTTAGATACGAAAAGAAGTCAGAAGATGAAAGAGACTGGGATTCGTACCTAAAGGATATGAGAAACAAGATGGGTGATCCAAACTGGAACCCAGTTAGCATTTACGAGGATTAATATGTTAGGAAAAGAAAACGGTAGAATGTTATTAAACAATGTCAAACTGATTGAATACGATCAGGGTGGAGATACTCAGAGCTTCTTTTTGCAGCTGGGAGTGGTTGGTTTTTATGCTACAGAAGAAGAGTTACATGATGTATATGGTTTATTGAATTACTATTTCAATATAGATTCGGTAAACAATACAGTTATTTCAGTAGATTAGGAGAGTTATGTCTTGGCCATATTTAGAAGATGATTTCATGGAGATAGGCGATAGTGGTTGGAGATCATTTGGTGAAAGTATGTACAAAAATATACATACTGGAGAAATTATAAACGAAGATGGTGTAGAGTGTGACGAACAAGGAAAGCCGATATCTGAAGATGTCGATGGAGAATGATGAAATTACAACTAATAGAAGATATAGATCCACTACAGAAACTAACTTTAACAGATTTTAGTTATTCAAGAATAGACACATATGAGATGTGCCCATCAAAGTATTTTTTTTCTTACATAAAGAAAGAACCAAGACAGTTCAACGCTCCGGCAATTCTTCGGAAATATAATCCACTCGGTATTAGAAGATAACGTTTCAGACGTTACTCCAATAGAACATAGTTCTTTAATTGAGAAATACGAAGAGCATAATAAGTCTTTCAACCCCAACAACCAGATCCCTCAAGTTCTGCTCGACGCTGGTGCAACTATATTAGATGACTTCTTTGACCTGTACGGTGGAACTACTTTTAATGTTCATAAAAAGGAGCTTGGATTTAGTTTTGTTTTAGGAAACTATTCTATAAATGGGTTCATAGACAGGGTAGATATCAATGGTGATACTGTAGAAATCGTCGACTACAAGACTGGTAAACGTGAGGTTGCAGCTAAAGACATACACAAGAACTTGCAACTTGGTATATATGCATTGGCAGCATCAATGTTATTTCCGGGCAGTAAGATCAAGGCTTCTCTTCACTATCTAAGAACTGGAAGAATCAAATCTCACGAATACACAGAAGAAGATTTGGAACTTGCTAAGAGTTCTCTTATCGATAGAATCAATACAATAATGAATGACGTTAATTTTTCTCCAACAAAGAACGAAAGAGTCTGTTCTTTCTGCGACCACGCTCAGAGTGGAGCATGTGCTACTGGTGCTGTCAGACTGAGAAAGTTTAATAGGGCATAGTAAAAAGCCCCCTGGTTTCCCAGGGGGCTGATATCAATTAATGTATCTATTAGAACTGGATAACTGGGTTTTCGTCAGCTGAAAGAACCAAGTCAAAGTCAGACTCAAGAACAAACTTGACTGCTTCGTCCTGGCTTACACCAAAAGCGGTGAGTTCATTTACTGCAGAATCATTGATATTCTGGCTCATGCTGTTGAAAATTGTAGTTGTAATGGTCATTTTCTTTACTTTCTCCTGTTTTGCTTGTTTTTTTGTTAAATATAAAGTATAATATTTATTAGCGTTACCTTACAGCCGTAAAGGATATCAGATGAAGAACGTCGGTGCAAGCCCAGAGGATTATTTTTTTTCAAGGTCTCCTAAAAAAACACTGCCTAAATTTGGCAAGAAGAAAAAAGTAATTCCTACTGCTGCTGGTGATAAGAACACGAAGGGTAATGCGTACAGGCATACGAAGTCAGGTTTCAGAGAAGATCTAAACCTAAATATGAGATCTAATTGGGAAGCAAACATTGCAAGGATCTTCAGGGCTTATTCAATTGAATTTGAATTTGAACCAAAGGTTTTTTCATTTCCAATAAAAAGGGGAACTAAGGGATATATACCAGATTTTTACTTAACGGAAACCGAAGAGTGGTTTGAAGTAAAAGGATATCTGGATGACAAAAGCAAGATTAAAATCAAAAGGTTTAAAAAATATTATCCAGAAGAATTTAATAAACTTACCTTTGTCATAAGTAAATACTCATCGGACGCAATAAAGTTTGCGGAAGAGTTGGGTATACCTCACGTAATTTTTTATGAAGACATACGAAGTGCTTACATGGACAAGCTTTCGATATGGGAAGGAAAGTAATGGCAAGTTTTAAAGAGCAATATTACAAGCTCGAAGAAGAAGAGATGCAGGCACTGATCGCAAAAGCTAAAGGTGGATCTGAAAAATCGCAAGAAGAATTACTCAAGGTGTTTAACAACTTCTTGAGCAAGTATGTTACCATGCTATACACACGGAAAGTATAGCTACAGTGACTACGATATAAGAAGGTTTATTTCCTTGTTTGTCAAAGACACATTCGTAAGATACGCGCTGATGAAGAACAAGCTTAATCAAGCAGGTTATAAGCATGTTAATGAATGCATTAGCCGGGATTCTTTACATGGTAAAAAGGTATTGTTCAGAAGAAGACATACAACAAACTGTAAGATTAACATTCTTTCAATGCATTAAAAGGTATGAGAAGAAGGATTCAGAAAAGGGTCCTATACCATTCAGCGCATTTTTGTATAGCTACTTTTTATATTTGTTGAAAAAGAATGTAGATACATTTTTAATTGATCAATTAGGAAGGAAATCATTTCCACTCCTGACCCAAGATGATATGTCTGGAGATGGAGATTCTGATGACAGTATCAAGGGTGGAGCTTATGTAGACACGATAGAGTATGCTACAATAGACCTGTTATTTGCATCTGATGTTGATGAGTTTTGGATTTCGGGGGAGGAAACAAACCCGCCATTTGATCAACTCACAGTGCAAGAAAGGCAACTGCTTAAGTGGAGATTTATAGATAACAAAAGATCTTCTGAGATAGCTATTAAGATAACTGAACATCCTAATACTGTAAGAGAACATCTATCTAAAATAAAAAGAAAAATACACGAAATCATATTGGAAGATGGCATGGACGATTACTTGTTCTTGACATCATTTAAGAAAGAAAAAGAAAAAGATGACTGAGTTAAATCATAAAAACCTTTTAATTAAATTATCAGATTTTTTAAATCCACAGTTGGAAGAACTTGTATTAACTTTTTCAGATCCTATAGCTCTAGAAAAGTACTATGTAGAGATACCAGATACAAACTACATTGATCTTACGCTGAATGATCTTGGGTCTTTGGTTGCTAGATCTTCAAATGTTTATGGGAGAGCTGCAAGATTTGCCGGCATTGCAAGAGCTCAATATAAGCTTCTTGAAGCCCAGTATAAGAGAGTTTATAAGGCGAATAGAATAGGGAAGAATGAAGCCGAACGAGAAGCGGCTGCAGCTGCAGCTGCGGATAACCAGTACACTGCGTTAGCAGCAGTTGAAGCAATCGTAGAATTGGCAGAGTCCATGGAGTTAGCGGCCAGAATATCTTCTGAGTCTTCTAGAAAACTTATGGATAAAGTACAAACAATGCAGGTAGCTTCTTCTAGAGAAGAAAAAGGATTTCTCTTAGAGAGAGATTTTTCTACATTTTAAGGACATCACATGTATATAGGTCATTATAAATCAGTTAATAAATCAAACGAATTATTTTCTTCCAAAAGAGATAAGTTAGATTTCCCAATGCAAATAGAGTACAAGGGAGATCTTTATCTCTTAACTACCACGCACATGGCTTCAAGTAAGAGTCAAGAAAATAATATAACAAGCATGGCAAAAAAACATAACATCCCTTTTAATATTAAGATTGATTAATGAATATAGAAGTATTTTGCGACGGAGCCTCAAGGGGGCAAGGGCAAAAAAAGATGGGGGAAGCTGCCTGTGCTACAGTCGTGTATAAGAATAAAAAGAAGTTAGTCCAATTTGCAAGAGGACTTGGCGGAAGAACAAACAATGAGGCAGAATACGAGGCAGTAATAACTGGTCTTTTAATATGTATTATGTCTGATTTTATAGATCCGATAATCTATACCGACTCTGCAGTTGTAGCAAACCAAGTTAATAAAAAATGGAAGTGTAAAAACCTATCGCTATTACCGCTCCTTATGACCATTGAAGAAATAAGAGCAGAGTATAGATTTAGATTAGTGCAAGTCCCAAGAAATTTAGTTTGGGAACCTGATCATTTGGCAAATGAATTTTTGGATCAACTTCAGATACGAAAAGAATCTGAACTGGATAAGTGATACAATATTATCTATGAGCAAATCGATAATCAAAAATGGTCAACCAATTATACTGGGCCTAGCTGGGAAAGCTGGTTCAGGAAAAACTACTGTAGCCGAGCAGATAGTCCCCAAGGGGTCTATTGAATCAACCCAAGGATCAATTAAGTGGGACCACATATTCTATGCGCTTCCGTTATATGAAATGGCTTCTGTTAAAAAGAATATAATAGGCGTCAACGAACAATCAAGAAAGTTATATGCTATACATGATATCTTGTTTGATGTATATGGTGGGTCGGCTATAGGCAACATTCCAAGCTATGAAGAATTTACCGAAAAGGTAAAACAAATACAAAGCTTGCCAATAGAACCAGAGGGGCTAAAGCCAAGAAAATTTCTTCAGAAAGCTGGAGACATTTGCAGAGAGTTTGACGCTGACTGTTTCGCAAAATGGGCAATCATAAAAGCAAATAGAATATATAGACAATACATAAAACAAAATGAAGAGTCTGATTTTGAATCAGACTTTGGTATTATCATCTCTGATGTCCGTTACCTAAACGAAGCAAAGAGTATATTGAAACAGCCAAATGGCTTTGTGATTGTATTTGATGCTGATGAAGATACTTTAGACAGTAGACTCATGAAAAGAGATGGTAAGCTAATGTCTGGTGATGAGTTATCGCACTCATCAGAAAGCCAGATTAATGACATTAAAGAAGTGGCATCAATCGTGATGAAAACAGATTCAATGTCTATCGAAGATCAAGTCAAAGAAACAATCAACTTTATTAAATCAATGAAAGAAGTAACCTATGCCTAAGATAACTAAAAATGCATTTGAAGAGACCAATGGATCACCAATAGATCAGGCTGTGTCAAATATGACAGGTCAGATTTCCCTGTCAAGTAGCCCCATATTCATATGTGGAGTAAACAGAAAGATTAATATTGGCAACTTTGAAAACGTAGACGTTTATGCGGGCATCACTATCCCCCTTGATGGGATTGATCCTCTGGATAGAGAGGCTTTTTCTGAGGCTGTTAAAGATGCTGCAGCCTATGGTTTTTCCTTAGTTTCTAAAGAAACTGGAGAAAGATATACACTTATTAAAGAAGCCCAACAGAGCAAGTAATTGCGTTGTTGACTTGCAAGTGTACTATTATAAAGGTATAATATAAATCCAAATATTAAAACAGAGGTAAAAATGTTTAAGAAACTAGCAATTAAAATAAAAGCAATGCTTTTCAAGGCACAAAATATCAAAGCAGACAGTGCTGTAGCTAAAGCTCAGGCTAAGTTAATCGACCAATTTGCTGATCAAGCAGATGCTGTTGCTGACATTGCAGTGGAAGCCGCAGAAAATATTGTCAAGGACGCAAAGAAGGAAGTAGCCAAGGCCGTTAAAGATGCCTCAAAGGCAACAAAGAAGCCTTCTACAAAAGCTCCTAAATCAGCAGGCGCAAAAAAGAGTAGCCCAAAAAAGACAACTAAGTAATTATTTTCGATTACTATGTCTTTAGCTAAGTTTAGAAAAATAACTAAAGGTGGGGTGTCACCCAAGAAGCAATTGGGTGCACCACCAGATTTCAAACCTAAACAAAGTATTGAAACGAAAGATAAAAAATGACTAAAGATAGATTTAGTTTAACACGTATACTTTGGCTACTGATATTTAAGCTGCACGATATTGCAGAAAGTATAGATAGAAGGAAAGACAATGGTAATAAAAAGTAAGATCTACATAGCTGGTCCTAGGATGGGGCAAAATAATTCTATGTACGGCATTGAATTAGGTAAAGCGCCAAAGTCAGCTAAGTCTTCTAAAGTTAAGAAAAATAAAACAAGGAAGAAAAAGTAATGGCTAAAACTGCAGCTTGGCAACGTAAGGCAGGGAAAAACCCTGAAGGTGGATTAAACGCCAAAGGACGTGCGTCCTACAAAAAGCAAACAGGTGGTACCCTTAAGCCACCAGTGTCAGCCAAACAAGCTGCCAAGTCACCAAAAGCTGCTGCCAGACGCAAATCATTCTGTGCCAGGATGGGTGGCATGAAGGGGCCAATGAAAGACTCCAAGGGCAGGCCAACACGCAAGGCCTTATCATTAAGAAAGTGGGACTGCTAATAATATGGCTACAAAGAAACAAGTTTGGGACAAACCAAGTCCAAAAGCAAAGCCAAAAAAACTTTCTCCAAAAGCTAAGTCAAAGGCAAAAGCTATGGCTAAGGCAGCAGGTCGACCATATCCTAATCTCATAGATAATATGAGAGCAGCAAGAAGTAAGAAGAAATAATTTATTATAACCAAATAGGAGAATATAATGGCAATGAAAAAATCAGCAAAGCCAGCAGCAAAGCCAGCAGCAAAGCCAGCAGCAAAGCCAGCAGCAAAGGCAGCAGCAAAGGCACCAATGAAGAAGTCTGGGAAAAAGGCAGGCACAGGCATGGATATGACTCCAAAGCAGAAGAAGCTTCCACCATTTATCCAAGCAGCAATCGATAAGAAGAAGAAGAAAAAGTAATTTTAAATTATGTCAAAATACTTGCAAACTTCGGCGCCCCTTCCTAAGGAGGAGCCAGCTAAAAAAAAGCCAGCTGCTAAAAAGGCAGCTGCTTCTAAGAAGGCTAGAAAAAAACCCGAAGAGAAGTAAATAACTAAACCCCCACTATCAAATATGGTGGGGGTTTTTTACTGACTAATAATAGCTTTTTAATAAATAAAAGTTACTAATATATGAGACCTTATAACAGATAGGAAATGACTATGAGCAAAGTTGCATGGGATTATATTGTTCCGGTTAAGTTGCCAGCAGACCTAAAGGGAATCGAACCAGGAAAGCTTCCAGCTCACTTGCTCCGTCCAATTGAAGCTGGCGGAAAGATGCACTGGCTTGCAGCAGCTGCCTATAATGCAATGGATGAAGCAGCAAAAGCTGATGGCATAGAACTCAAGCCAACTTCAGCAGGTGACACATACCGCACTTATGAAAGTCAGCTTGCCGGATTTAAACAAAGATATCAGCTTGAGCCAGTAGTTGGAACAAGTACAAAATCCTTTGAAGGAAAGACTTGGTATCTTAAGAAGGGAATGGCTATGTTGGCCACGCCAGGTAAGAGCCAGCATAACCTCGGTTTGGCAGTTGACATTGCTAATGCATCAGAAGCAAAGCGCCTTAATTGGATGATCGCCAATGTAAAGAAGTTTGGTTTTTCTTGGGAGGTTGTACCTTCTGAGCCATGGCATCTTCGATATGTTAATGGCGATACCCCTCCTCCAGCAGTTGCAGAATGGATGGAGAAGAATAACTGGGCAAAGCCAGCAGGAGCTCCCGTAACAGCAGCAGGAGCCCGCGGAGAGCATACAGCTCTCCAAGAAGCCTTGAAGGCTAAGGGTTTCTATAATGGCAATATAGATGGAACGATGTCTGCAGCACTACAGGAAGCCGTCAAGGCATTTAAGGTTGCCAATAAGCTAGCAGCAGATTCGGTTGTAGGACCAAAAGTTAAAGAATTGCTTGGCCTCTAATGGAGATTATTTGGGCAGCTGCTGTAACTGGGGCATTCAGCGTGCTCGTTTTGCTAATTGAAAAAGGCAGAAAAGAAAATATTAGAGACCATGGCTTTGTTAAGGATAGTTTGGATTCTCTTAAAGAAGATATTGCCGATATCGATTCAGACATATCTGTTCTTGAGCACAAAATAGATTCACACATTAATGATCATGCACAAGTTTCTATGATTGACTTTAGGCCAAACAGAAAGCAAAAGGAAATAGTAAATGGCCGCAAAAAAAGATAAAAAGTGGATCCAAGGTGCGATTAAAAGACCTGGTGCCTTTACCGCTAAGGCAAAGAAGGCAGGCAAATCTGTAGCAGGTATGGCAGCTGCCGTATCAAAAAACCCAGGCAAGTATAGTCCACTTACTCGCAAGCAAGCTTCTCTTGCAAAGACTCTTAGAAAAATTAGTAAAGGAAAATAATCATGCATTGCACAAACGAAAAACACCATCAAGGTAATGGCGAAGAATGCTCACCGAATAATGAACATCGAGAAGATAGAAGAGGACAAAATCTTAGAGTTGAAAGCCCACATAATATGCACTGGCATATTAACAAGACCTCCTTTAAGGGCTGGTCTTTAAACTTTATGTACCTTGCACTACATGCTATAGAGATATATCTTATTCTCAAGTTAGTGTGATAAATAACTAATTAGATAGTGGTATACTTGTAGTTATGACCGCTTTTGGAAAAATTTACGAAGGTAAGACCTATCAGGATATCTGGGATAATTCAGAAAGTTTATACCAAGAACTTTTAATGCATAAGGTATTAGTTTTTCGAGGTATCGAAACAGATTTTGACTCTCAATTAAAATTGATGGAACACTTTTATCCAAACTTTAACCATCTTAGATATTTAAGGGACGTAGATCATAAACCATTGTTTGATTTGTTTGAATCACAAGGGCTACCCGTTCCAAATTCAACTGAACAATTTGCTCGTTGGCATATAGATGATTCTTGGCTAGAAGAAGTGGCAGATATAGATTGTCTTCACATGTTTAAGCTTGACAAAAGTGTTACTGGTGGTCAAACTAGGTGGGTTGATTTAGAGAAAATTTATACCCTTTTAGATGAAACAACTATTAATTTTATTAAGAATATAAAAGTTGCTCTTCAATGGTGTGCCGATAATATAAATGATCCAATATATAGAAGAACTGCAACGGAAAATCATTCTCACCGTACATTAAGAACTCATCCAGAAACCGGGAACACTTCAGTATACTATCCAGGCTTAACTACGATTGGTAAAGACCAAGACAAATGGTCTGACTATACATATCTACTACTGAGATTATTTGAAGAGCAGAATAATATTTTTTCTTTAGATTGGAAAGAAAACGATTTAGTTATCTGGGACAATAGATGTACAGCTCATTGTCTCATGGGCGGGTTTGAGATTGGTAATAGGATGTTTAATAAAATTGAAATAGGAAAATCAAAACCTTATTATGATGGATGATAATTCATTTAGCGGATTTATGCCGATGGTTTCCAATATAACTATTGGTCAGATAGCAACAATGATCAACACAGAAGGGGAGCTTGTAGAAGCTCATTCAATTAACGTAAAAGTTGTTGATGGAACTGACTATGTTTTTTCAATAACCGCTGAAAATTTAATGAAACTATACTTCCTAATACCTAAGGCTTTATGATATAATTTTTGTCATGGGTATAATTCTTTTTAAAGACGTTGAGATTGGGCACGTGCCTAAAACGCCGGCTACTCCGTTTCCTTCTTCAACCGCAGAAAATTCCTTAAAAATAGCTGCAGAAACTCTGCTTAAGTATGCTTACGAATTTGGGCATCCGATTTCATATGCCCAAGAACAGCAAGGTCAATTGATACAAAATATAGTTCCAGTTCATAAGACTGAGAGCCAGCAAATTTCTACCTCGTCTAAGGTTGAGCTTGGGCTGCATACCGAAACAGCATTCCATCCTTACAAGCCAGACTACGTCATATTGCTGTGTCTGAGAGGTGACCCAAAGGCTATTACAACCTACGCTAGTTTGCCTGATATTTTGAAGCATGTGAGTACAGCAAGCAAACACATGCTTATGGAAAAAATGTTTACAACAGGAATAGATCTTAGCTTTAGAACAAATGGGGAAGAAGATAGGGAAATACCAATCTCCATAATAAGCAAGGGCGCTAATGGTAGACTTAGTTTTACCTATGATGTGACAGTTATCAAGGGCGAAAGCTGGATTGCCAAAGAACTCTTGGAAGAGGTTCAGTGGGCAATTGAACAATGTACGCAAGAGATTGTCTTGAAGACCGGTGATCTATTAGTTATAGACAATAGGAATACTATTCATGGCCGCAAACCATTCCAAGCTAGATATGATGGCACAGACAGATGGGTGCAAAGAGTCCTCGTAAGAAAAGAACTTCCACCGAGTGATCAAATTAATGGTCACATTATAACTACAGAGTTTTAAACATGTTACAAAGAAATTTATATTCTTTTTGGGTCGGCACTAATAATTTAGTGATGAATAAAAATAGAATCAACGGTATTGAAAGTTTAAAAAATAATTCTAAGGTTAATTATATTTTAGTAACCAATGAAAATCTACAAGACTTTATACTCGATGAACACCCCCTTCATCCCGGGTATCAATATCTTTCCGATGTACATAAGGCAGATTATCTTAGAACATACTTCATGCATCACCGTGGTGGTGGATATACTGACATTAAACCATGTTCATGGGATTGGAACCCATATTTTGAACAACTTGAATCCTCTGATGCGTTTGGCATTGGTGCACCAGAAGATGAATTTGAATTAAGCGTTACCCCAAAGCAAAGACCTTGGCTTGGTCAACACTGGGACAAATTGATGACCAATGACTTATATATATTCAAACCTAATACAGAATTTACTACAAAATGGTACAATACATTACTCGATATAATGGATGTAAAGTTTAACAACTTACAAAAGTTTCCAGCAAAAAGTAGTAGAGAAGCTGCTGATACAGTGGTTACAAGATACCCAATAGATTGGGGTGAAATACTTATTGAGATATTTCACCCACTATGTTATGAATATACAGATAGACTAATCAAAACAATGCCATACCCAATCACGCAGAATTATAGGTAGAAAATGAAACAAGAAAGAATACCTATTGGTGAAGGCGTTAAGATTGTAATAGGAACTAGAACTTATCTAGGTCCTGATTGGGTGCATGTAGATATAGATCCATTTTATCTACACGCTACTGATGGAAAGTGTTATGATGTGGATATTGTTTCAGACGCAAGAAATATACCGTTGCCAGATAATCATGCAGACATTATTTATAGCTCTGAATGTCTTGAGCACTTCCCTTGGAGAGAATACAAAGACGCACTAAAAGAATGGTGCAGAATACTTAAGCCTGGCGGCACTATAAGAATAGAGGTACCAGACTTCCTCAACGCATGTAAAAAATTATTGGCTTTAAATTCTCTTGAAGGAGACAGAGCTATGCAACAAATATTTTTTGCTGGGCAAACAAACCGATACGATTTTCATTATGTTGGCTTAACTAGTAGAATGTTAATCGATGATTTTCAAAATCTTGGACTTGAGATTATTGATGTTGTTGAAGCAGATGAGTTTGGCTTGCTAAAGGTCGATACGGCAAAAAGTGTAGTCGAACAAGATTATATATTAAAAGTAGATGCAAGAAAGTTGTGATATGGTAACAGATTGGTTTGGCAATACAGTTATATGCACTGCGGTAACTGGTGGGTATGATTATGCAACTAGACAAGTGATTATACCCGGTGTTGATTACATCTACTTTACTGATGGCAAATCTATATTTAATATATCTTCTCCATGGCAGGTCCATTATTTGCCAGAATCAGATGCTCATTTGGACAACAGAAGAAGATCAAAAAGACCAAAATTAGACCCTCATTCAATTGAAGTACTAAACAAATATAAATATTTTATTTGGATTGATGGAGAGATTGAAATATACAATCCTAATTTTGTCTCAGAAATTCTTTCTTATATGAAGAATGGTTTTGTAGCCTCTCCACATCCAGACGCCCTAGGTAATCCAGGAAGACACTGTGCTTACGGCGAAGCAACCATAAGACCACTCAAGTATGTAAACGAACCATTAGACGCACAGTGTGAATTTTATAGGTCAGAAGGTTTCCCAGAAGACTACGGCCTCTATGCTTGTGGCGTCTCTGCTAGAGACATGACTAATCCAAAAATAAAAGCACTCGGCGCCTTGTGGCATAAGCAAAATTTAGACTGGTCTTATCAGGATCAGGTAAGCTTTCCTTATTGTCTATGGAAGACTGAATTGCAGCCAGATGTTCTACCAAATAGCCTTTACCATATGAATTGGCTACAACTTAATATACATACGAGAGATGAGTAAATATGAAAGAAATTAAATTTAACCTTGGCGGTATCGGTAAGGGATCAGAATATAAGACAGTTAATCTAGCTGAAGTTTGTGATATAGAAGCCAACATAATGGACCTTGATTCATTTTGTGACGATGGAACTGTAGATGAGTTTTTCTTGTCACACACCCTTGAGCATATATCCGTACTGCAGTATAAATCTTTCTTACTTCAAATGCTTAGAAAACTTA